ATGTGGACTGATTGGAAGGTATCTAAATAATGAACCTTGATGAATATAAAAAATTCGTAAATGATAAGCGTGTATTCTCACGCATTGACGCTATGGCAATTCTTGCTAATGCTGCAAAACAAAATGAACTTATCCACTCTCAAAAAGAAAATGGTGAAAACAATGGATAAAGAAATGATAACCTTGTCATGTCAAATCTGCGAGGAGCCAGCCGTTGAGGTTGCTCTCGAAGATTCTAAATATCTAACTGCTACTTGCTCAGAATGTTGGGGTTAATATATAATGGATTCCTATGATGACTACTATGAAAACCCTGCGCCAGTATATGCTGGTTGCTACTGCAAATTAAATTACCTATGTTCAGAATGTAAAAGGAGTTATAACTAATGAGTATTGAACTTCAAGATGTACTAAAAGTATGCCGTCAAATTCGTGGAAACGATAGAGATTCAGGCACTCACTATTTGCTTGGTTATCTTTGGGCTAACACTCCAGAGAAAGAGCAAATTAGAATTGCAAAATTATTTAATAAAGATTTAGAAGAAATGGAAAATAATAAATGAATAACTTTTATCAAACATTTTTTGTAAGTGGTAATGCATTGTTTTGGTTTTCAATGATTACTTTTATTTATGGAAGTTATTTATTTATAAAAGAATAATCTTAAAAATAATTTAACTTTCAACTAAAATGCCCGGCGCACTCGGGCGTGTCGTGTGGTTAAGATCACATAAAATAATTTCCAGAATTACGGCGTGTCGTCTTGACTTTTTGAGATTTATCTGGTAGTATTCTCTTATACAATTAAATAAATAGCAAAAACGATGTGATGTAATTCACATTCAATTTGTCTGATATGTCCGATTTTCAATTTGATAATGTCAGCCAAAACTGCTAGACTTACTATGTAAGAAAATGAAAGTCTCTTGAAAGGAGAACTCAATGTCCGCAAATGTCTATTCAATAGAAAACCTACTTGTAGGAAAAAACTACTACTCACGCACCTTGCAAGGTGAAATCGTATCTGCAGAAATTCACCCTAAAGGTATTTGGTATGAAGGTTGCGAAACTTATCTTGTAGAGGTTGCACCTAATAGTGGCTACAATAATTTTGGTCGCAGAACTTACCGAACTGTAGCCGTAAAAACTGAAAATAACTAAGAAAGGAAAACTGAAATATGTATAATGTAAAACTAGAAACCTTTAATGGTTCAGTAAAAACTATCAGCCTGCCCTCAAAAGGTGCGGTTGCTCAATTCATATCAACATACCCAACACAATTACCCGTTGGCGTATCCGTAAAAATCGCTTGCGATACTCTTGGAATTACTGGCACACTTCGTGGAAAGGCTACACTATAATGAAAAAAATCTATCACTCACTACAATTCGTCACCGAACTAGACGAAACTCACCCAGTAGCACAACGCCTGCTAACACTTTCAGAAATTGAACAAGTGCAAATGCTTGAAGGTATGCTAAAAGAATTACTTGCACCTATGATTCAACCAACACTTGATGAACTCAACGAGGGCAATTCTTATGCAACGCTAAAGGTGGCAAAATAAATGATGACACGCAAAGACTATGTAGCCGTTGCAGAAATTCTTTCATCTTATAAAGATTTAATAGGTGATGAATTTTTATTTGAAGATTTGGTAGAAGATTTTTCTTCATTCTTTGCAGAGGATAATCCAAATTTTAAATTTGATAAATTCAGAGAGGCGTGCATGAAATGATTCTAGATACTGGAACACTAATCGGAATAACAATTGCACTTGCTGGATCTCTTTTTGTAATGGGTATGTTTTGGAAACAAAATATTGCACAACAAAAAGAAATTCGCAGATTGCAAATTGCGTTGAGAAGTGAACGACTAAAAAAATAAATAAAAAATCCTGAGCAAGATTTAAAACTGCTCAAAAATTTCCGGCGTGTCGTCCACAGGTTATCCACAGACCTTTACGTGTGATATTAAACACACCCCGAAATGACCTTATGAACTGGAAAATGTCAGTCCAGTCTGATAGGCTTGATTTATCAAGACGAAAGGAAAACTAATGGGAAACTTATTTGATAAAATAGGAACTTGCTACACTTGCTATGATGAGGGCGTTATCTTTACTGATATGGATAGCGATGGATTTATAAATGATTTCTGCGCTGATTGTGAAAAAGGGCAGGGATTTGCTAATGAGTATGCCGTATGGTATGCTGAAAATGAAATGAACGAATATGCTAAGGAGAACGCATAATGGAATATAACTACTCACTTACTACTTCATATGATGGAGAACTTGTAAATACCCTGCGTGTTAGCGATATGCTAGAGGCAGTAAACGCTTGGACTAAATGTGTAGACTTTGGCGACGCTAAAGAATACGCAACCTATAACTTGTCAGACCCTACTGGCAAAATGTATACTAAGACCTTCTACCGCAACGGAAATGTGAGTGTAAAATAATATGGGTTCAGTAACCGCACTAGGAATTCAAGATACAGTATTAGACTTGGAGACTCAGATTCTCTATCACTTGAAGGGTAATCACTATCCTCCAGTACCCGCAGAAATGGTACAACCTTGCATTGAGGCTATTGACGCTTACTATGATGAGGACTATGACCGAATGATTGATATGCCAAAAGTTGGTGACTTTCAGATTTTATATCGTGGCTCAACGCAAGCACCTGCAAGGGCTATCGTAGACCAGCACCACTTATCATTCTGGCTACCTGAAGAGGAATACTAAAATGACTGCTACAATAACAAATATGAAATTTGTGTATGCAGACTTACTTACACCTAGCCAGTTAATGGAAGGTGACTTGATCAATATTGATAATGATATTGTGGAAGTTATTTCAGTAGTTGATGACGCTACTGGAGATAACTATACAATTACTCATAAGAATGAATATGATGAAGTAGAAGAAACTCTTTGCACCTATGAAGATATGTTTAAGTTGTATGTCTTTATAGATGATGATGAATAAAAATTCATAACACTGCATAAAAACCCCGGCGTGTCCGTTTTGTCCAGAACCTCCTGATTATGGGGAGTTGATATTTTTCCCAATTTCTGCTAAGATTAAGTATGAAAAAAACACCAGAGGAATTACGCAGGCTTATGGAATTACGCCGTAGCAATGCTGCCTCATCGGTCCCTAATAAAAAGAAATACAACCGCAAGAAATGTCAGTCCCTAATGCTAGAATTAAAGAAAGAAAGTGAGTAATCCACCATGTCAAAATTACTTAGAAGCAAAGATAGGAAAGTAGCAAATGCCGTCACCCCAAATGGAAAACAAGCAAGTATCGCAAATACATTCGGATTACCTGCAGGAAAAAACTATTCATGTCCTGGCGCTACGAGTGTCTGCGAGAGTGTTTGCTATGCAGGCAAATTGGAAAAGGTATTCCCAACAGTAAAGAAAAACTTATTGCATAACTGGGAATTACTACGTAATGCTGATCGTGTTGAGATGTACACACTAATTTCAGAAATGATTGCAGAGTTTAAAACAGATTGTGTTAGACGCAATGCCCCTATGCTATTTCGCATTCACTGGGATGGCGATTTCTTTAACGATGAGTACGCACAAGCATGGCGTTCAGTAATCGAAGAGCAACCTGATATTCAATTCTGGGTATACACTAGAGTTAAGTCTGCAGCGCTTATCCTAAAAGACATTCCTAATCTATCTTTATATTATTCTACAGATAGCGAGAATAAGAGTGTAGGCGTTGACCTAAAGAGTAATCATGGTATTAGACTTGCATACCTTGCCAAAAATTTTGCTATCGGTCAAGGGGATATGAAAGAGTTATTCAATAAGCCTGGTGCTAAGTGCCCTGAGAATAATAAGTCTATTCCACTTATCTCACAGAAAGGCTCGGCTTGCGTTTCTTGCGGATTGTGTGTATACTCGAAGGCAGACATAGTTTTTTCCGCAACTAAAAAGTGAGATACCAACAATGGATAACAGTATAATCTTATATATTCTGCTATGGCTATTTCTAATGTTTCTTACCCAATAGTCCGTAATGTCCGATATGTCCAGATGTGATTTATATCACAATCAAAAATGTATCAAATAGTGAGATTTTTACCCTTCCGACTTGCATTTTGTCAGTAGGTAGTAGTAAAATAATAATATCAACCTAACGAAAGGAAATACAATGTCAGTAGCAACCGCAACTTACAAAGTAGGAGATACCTACACAACACAGAAGTCCAAAGTCACAGGAGTAATCAAGGAGATTATTCCACAGGCTAACGGAAATGTCCGTGTTGCGCTAGATGTAGAGGGAAAGACCCGATACACAACTTGGACAGCCAAGTAAAATAAAATAACGAAACAGGGGCAGTTTAGGAGAGTATCTAGCCCAATGTCGTAAGTAAGAACTCTCCCCCCTTCGGGGGAAATGTCAGACCCACCCCCTACAATAGAAACTAACCACCAAAGAAAAGGAAACCAATGTCAAGAGGAAAAGCAATCTCAGTAAAAATCGCAACACCAAAGGTAATCAAGGCACTAGAACAGGCACTAAATAAACTAGAACTTGATTGGACTTCACAAGAAGCCAATGAAGCAAAGTATGAGAAGGCAAGAGAGAAGTGGCGTAAAGAAGTTCAAGAATACGCTATTGCTAACATCAAGAAGGCAACCAACTTCCGCACTTCATATCGTTCATACAACAACACGCTAAACATTGACTACGATATTATCGTAGCAAAAGAAAGCGATATGCCAGTAGAACCAAATCGTGATTTCGTAGTGCTACACACTCACGAATATCAAAGTCAGAAAGAGGAAATTGCAAATGCAATTCGTATCCTAAAGATGACAGATGAGGAAGTTGTAAATACTTCTACATATAATGCGGTAGCACGCTACCTATAATTCCTACTAAGGAAAAGTCCTGAGTATGACTACTAAAACTGCTCACCAACTCTAAACACCACAACAGAAAGGCAAGACCCAAAATGACACTAGGCGGATACACTTACCAAATTGGTGATTTATTCACAACAAGCAAAACAGGAATTACAGGTCGTATTAGCAACTTTACACCTATCAATTCTAAACTTACTAGAGTTTCATTACAGTTAGCAAATGGCGCACACCGATTTGCTATGGTAAAAACATCTAAGTAAAAAGAATTCGCCAGGCTGATTAGGGCGATAATAGAAATACTATAGAGCCACCTTATTGGGCAGGTGCAAGAACCCATACATCCTGAGCATGATGGAAAAAGGCTCAAAAATTTTGCCGGGCTCGTGTGATCAACATCACATCTCATTATATGAGATAGTTACGATTCCCATTTGTACTTGTCAGTCCTCATATGTATACTTATATTAAACCACAAAGAAGGAGACCCCTATGATAGCAACAGCGATAGCAATCCAAGATGCAACTGCCTCAGCCGTTCACGATAATATGATTATGGATATGGCTGGACATTTATACCACGCAAGAAACGAAATGACAGACGAAGAGTTTGTTCAGTTCTTATTTAAATACTCAGCCAGTTTGTCAGCCCTAACTGCTACATTGGTTACATCAGTTTGTTTGACAGAAAGTCAGATGAACGATATGGTAGATACCATTAAAGAATTCGACCAACTAGAACAAGAAATGGAATAACCCCTATGTCAACTAATATACTTGAAGCGGTAACAGAAGATAAGTTAACCGTCGCATACAACCCGCACTTACTGGTTACTTATAAGGCAATTCCAGATACATATGCTGCACCTGAAGTGCCTACATTCTTAACAAGCAAGGTTACCGATATTGAATGGGACCTACACGTATCACGCAATAATACTAAGAGACTTGATAAGTTAGAGAATCTTATCAATGGACTAGATGAGCAAGTTATTGAATGGACTAATCCTAACTATGAAAAGGATGAGGTTCTTGCTGGAATCTGTGAATACTTTGGTATTAATCCTACCAAGGAAATTGAAGTACAAGGAACTGTAACATTTACAGGAACAGTGCGTGTACCAATTGCAGAAGCAGAAGACTTTGACTTAAGTAATGTTTCAGTCGATGTTGATTTAAATTCATATGACTATGATGCAGACTTTTGTGTTGACGAAGTATCTCTTGAGGAGCACTACTAAGTTTCATAGGGGGCTATGAAAAAGGGACCTGAGCAGTGTCCATGTAAACGGCTCACCAATATTCCCACTTATTAGAGTGGTAGTGTGTTGAGTAAGTGGGTGCTTATCTCGTAAGAATAAGAATACCTGGAGTTCATCAGAAGGATGATCTATAAGCAACAGGGCACACTACCACTTGTAAATTCCGGCACGCCCAGCCTGGTTTGTCAAGTTACGATTATGTGAGATTCCCCACATTCCCAAAATGTCCGATTTACCCCTATTTAACTATCCTGATTTGCATTTGTCGGTGGCTAGGTGTATGATTAGATTAACAACAAAAGAAAGAAGGAAATCGTGGCTCACGACTTAGAAACACAAAATGGTAAAACCTCATTCGCCTCATTCAGAGAACCTGCTTGGCACGGATTGGGTACTGTATTTACCGAAGAAAAAACAACCGCAGAAATGCTAGAGGCTGCAAATCTTAATGGGTGGAATGTTCGCCTTGAAGATATGCAAACACCCGCACACCTAACAAGCGACAAGGCTTACCAATATGTCTTGCGTACTAATCCTACTGATAACACCCAGACTGATATTCTTGGTGTTGTTGGTGAGCGTTATCACGTATTGCAGAATGAAGATTTATTCTCATTCGGTGATAATATCCTAGACGGCGGAGGTCGTTGGGAAACTGCTGGCTCAATCAAGGGTGGGCGTGTTGTATTCGGTGCATTAGCACTAGAGCGTGAAACAATCCTAGACCCTAGCGGTGTTGCAGATAAGGTAAAGACTTATTTACTTATCAACACATCACACGATGGCTCAATCGCTATTCAAGCAAGCATAACACCTGTTCGTGTTGTGTGCGCTAATACTCTTAACCTTGCTCTTGGTGGCGTAGGTCGCAAGAAGAACAAGGGTATCAAGCAATCTTTCAAGATTCGCCACACACAAACTGCAAATGGTAAAGTGCAGATTGCTCGTGAAACTCTTGGTCTTGCTAATGCTTATATGGACGAATTTGATGTTATGGCTAAGGCTATGATTGAAAAAGAAGTTTCTGCTAAGGATTTCAATGACATCATTCTTGCTGCATATGCTAAGCCAGAAAAAGATTCTAAGGGTTCAATGAAGAAGTGGGAAAATAAAGTTGATGTTATCAACGATATTTACACTGGTGAATTCAATGGAATGATTGCTGGTAATGCGTGGGGTGCGTTCAATGCACTTACTGAGCGTCTTGACTGGTATCGTTCTGCTCGTGGTGGTTCTAACGAATCTATCCTTGCAAGCGCAAGCGGATTTGACCCTGCTATCAACGCAGAAAAAAATCGTCTGCTAAAAGTTGTGCAAAATGTTATGCAATTAGCATAAGCAAACGAAAGAAAATTCCTGAGCAAGAATCAAAACTGCTCACACGCTCCGTTAGATTAGCGGTTAAATCATCACACTGTCACTGTGAAGATCACGAGTTCAAATCTCGTACGGGGCGCAATGCAAAAAGCGGTGCCGGATTTTTGTTTATTTTATTAGCATTGCATTACGGAGACTTGATTTATTTCCCATTTTCGGGTAAAATTAATATATACCTACTAACCAAAGGAAACACCATGAGTGAAAGATCAAAAGGATATATTGGTCAAATAGTTGACGGTAAGAAGTTAGCAACAATAGCAAATGATATCTATCGTCTACAGTATAGCAATGACTTTAGTGAATGTACAGTAGATAATTTGTTATTTGTTACCCTTGAAGAAAAGAATGTATTTGGCGACAATAAGTATGCCTTGGTTTGCTCAGAAGGAGTAGGCTGGGAGCAGGACACTTATGGATGTCTAGAAGTACCAACTAACATTGGTCAAATGGGTCTATGGAATGGTAGAGTGTTTATCTCTGTAGATACTGTTAAAGAATGTCTAACAGAACAAACAGAGGATATCGCAGACTACATCCGTGTCTTTGGTGATAGATTAGATAGAAACTGTTCCCTATGGCAATCTAAGATGTCAGTGCCTAGCGATATGATATTATCATGACCACAACATACAAACCATACACAATATCAGAACTCGTAAATGAGATTTATGAGGACAACCTATCGCACTTTGAATTTGAGGAAAACATGGGGGGAGACCCATGTGATTGCCACTTACATATTACCATGAACACCATTGTCAAGTATTGGGGAGAATAATGTTAGGCTATACTAAGGAAGATTTAGATAATATGACTGATGCCGTGGCTTCTGCCATAACTACCGTGAATCCTGACGATGACCCTTGGTTACACGGGAGCCTATCGAAGACTCAAGAATTCCTTGAAGGTTTGTGGGCAGAGGGGTACTTTGACTAATGTGGGGTAAGTATACTTTTACATGTGATCCCGAAGAGTGTGACGCTCTTGTTGAGTTTACTGCCAGGGATGGATTTGGCTTTCCCCTGGGAGTTGTCGAGATGATGTGCCCATGTGGTAGGAAGTTAAACTATATTAGTTACGAAGAGTTAGGGGAGTCTGAGACTTTCCTGTGCTCCCGTTGCAATGAGGTATTAGATAAAGAGTCAGAGCACTGTGATCATTATCTCACCGTGTGTAATTATTGTTGCGACTGTGGATGTAGCCAAACGTGATGAAGGTCACACCCCAAAACCCTATTACGACCTTGCAATTATAATCCCCAAACCCTATAATTGTTATTACGACCATAGAAAGGAAATCCCAAAATGCCAACATATGATGTAAAAGTAATCGTTGAATACAATTACGAAGTAGAAGCAGACAACGACCAAGAGGCAGAAGAACAAGGCTGGCACTACGAAGACTACGGATACACCGCTGAGGTTTATTCTATTGAGATAGATGAGCAACCTGAACCTGAAGAAGAGGATGAAGATGAATCAGTTGAATAGTTTCATTGAGTATATGAAGATTCATGAGATAAGTCTTTTACAAGACCTTGAGAAGATTGACTATGTTAATGAACATCATTTCTATAGGACTAAAGAGGCTGAGATTTATAATACCCGCCACCTTTTGTCAGTGGCAGAGGGTATGATTTAATCATGAAAGAAAACGCAGACCCAATCCAACCGCACCTACAACGTATGGTAGACCATGGGGTATCAGGTATTGATATCCTACATGGCGAACTAAAGAATCTAATGCTGCTGGCAGAGCGTGAACTAGAGCATGCACAAGCAGTAGAGGACGCAACTGAAGAAGCCATGGACTCTATGGAACGTACACGAGCAGAAGGCATGCTAGACGCTTATGTACACCTATATGGCTTGACATATGATATCTCATTTGCTATCGCAGATATGGAGGCTAAGAATGCCTAAGTGTTTAGACTGTGGTCAAACCAATAAGTTTTGGTATGACGAGACATCCCATAAGTTGGGTATCTACAATGCTGCAGGGGAACTTGAAGATGTAGAGACAGACTGGTATGATGATGTTACCAATGGTCACTGTGCAGACTGTGACTCCACTAACATAGAGGGTAGACTATGAGCAACTTTGTTGAGATGGACTTTGATGAGTGGTTTGATACCTACAAGCCAATCCCTAATAATATAGACACAAATGCTTCCTTTGATGGTCATATGTTTGAGACATATGGCGATGAGGTAGAGTTTGTCAAGAAGGCAGACCCTGCCTATATCTGGATGTATGGAGATGGAGACGACGGTGGGTCTTATGTATGGAATGGCTGGCACTTTGTAAATAGGATTGGTTATTTTATTACTGAGGTGCCGTGCCCTGACAATACTACTATTCAGGTTAAAGTTTCTATGCCGTGGTTTTTCTGTGAAAACTGCAATGCAGAACTAGAAGACCCAGATAATGCTATTAGTGATAAGTTTGGCGGGTATGACTTTACATCCTGCCCAGAATGTGCTACAGTTGAACAACTAAAAGAAATAGAGGAGTATGAAAATGAACACCACAATAACTGATTTAGTCTACGCAGGCTCTTTCGGAGTTGACTCAGGTCAAGCAATGGTAGGCGACCCGTGCTATCTAGATGAATGGGACACTAACAAGAACGATGAGTGGAACCTAGAAGGCAAGAAGGGTCAGTACTCATACCACGGCGTATCTGCTAGAACACTGGAGGATAACTTTGGTCAGGTAGGAGCAGCAAGCGCTGTTGTATTCTCTACTGGCTATGGCGATGGTCTTTATCCTGTCTATGTACAACTAAACGATGATGGACGAGTATCCAAGGTTGTTATTGATTTCGAGGGGGACCTTGATGAAGATGACTAAAGAGTTTATCAATCTAAAACTAAATGAGGCACAGCAATTGCTTTGGGGTGGATCTGAAACAGAGAACATAGCAGCCCATAACATCATTGCTGAATTAATCAAGGACCTGCAGGATGAGCAGTAACTGGACACAGCCTGCTCTATTTGATATCATTGAAGTAAACCCTACTATCGAAAGGACCCTACCATGGGAGCACGTACCAATTTCACTATCGTAACGACCGAGGACCCAAACCAGAATATTAATCTATACTCACACTGGGGTGGAGACTCTAGCGTTATGGACCTAGCCAATGCCCTTAATAAGGCAATGCCACGCATTCGTATGGGAGATACATCCTATGCTGCACGTATCATTATCAATGCCCTCCAAGAAGACCATGACAGTGAGACTGGCTACGGTATCTACGTAGGAGAGGTTAACCACGAGGAGCAGTATGAGTACAAAGAAGTCGACCTGACTAACAATACTGTTACTATTGGGGACCTAACCAAGCCAATTGATAAATTTATTTCTTATCACCTAGACATGATTCCCGCTGAGATAGAGACGGTGTAGGGTCACACTGTCCATATAATGAGACGGGGGCAGGTTTGTGGTGGGCTTGCCCCCTCTCCACTTTTTTGATATAATGAACTGAGAGGAGTTTGTATGTATCGCATTAGCAGAGCCGTTCTAACCAGCAAAGAGGAGAAAACTGCAATCGCTATTGGAAAACTACTTTCCGACTTTCATCTTGACTTAGAGAAGGTTGGTTATTACTTAGCCAAAGCCACGCCATATTTGGTTTATCGCAGGGCACTCGAAGTATTAGAAAGCGCACAGTTCCAAGAAGACCTAGTAGAACAGAAACGGATAGAATATAACCATGACAGACTTTTCTAGCATTTGCGACATCTTAGGAAGCCTTTATGCCAATCATAGAGAAGATAAAGACTTCAAAGATTTTATTGAGTTCAACGATTTAGGTTTGCCATTGGCATATCTAACTAAAGAGAACCTTTGCGAACCTTCAGATGACGGAGTTCGCTACATCACAGAAACCTGGCAACTATTTTTAGCAGGTCTTAATATGAAAGATGAAGGGTTTGACAGTTTGGAAGAATTATTTTCAATTGCTGAAGAGAGAAGCAAAGACAAGTAGTCTTTAGGTTGCGCTGCCGCTACATGCGGCGGTGCGCCCCGGCAAATCGGACATATGGTACAAACCTCCCAAACCTTATTTACGAAAAACTTATTACGATCCACCAAATAATTTTCCAGATTCATGGGCTTTTGCCAAACCTTAAAAACTTATTACGAAGGTTTGAAATATTTTCCAGATTCATAGCCAAACCTTATATCATACAAACCTTGTATTGTCAAACCCTGTATCCAGGTATAAAGGTTTTGTATTGTATCTTATACTACTGACATTATGAATGACCTTGTTTATCCCCCGCCCTAGCGATGACTGACAGGATTAGCAGACAGCCCCTGCAGCGGGGGATCAAAAGATACACAACAAACCACCCTATATAAAACATTACGATAACAAACCTTTTTTCCTGGTTTTAGATTATTTACCAAACCTTTTATAACTTTTTGTTATTGTTTTCCACAATTTTGGTGCAAATTTATAGGGGGTTTTTAGGCTATAAAGGTTTGACAAACCACCATATTTGTGGTATAAGCAGGGTATCGGGCATATGAGGTTTGGAGGTTTGACAATATGAAGGTTTTGTGGTAGGAGGTTTGACGGCTCCAGACATTACGAAGCCCCTCTATAAAAGCGCTCCATTCTCCACTTATCTCCACTTTCCTCCACTCTAACCCAATCTAAAAAATATCAGTAAGATTTATCTGTGGATAAACCTGTGGATAACTATAGTATCAAACCAGAAAAACCTCTCAAACCAGACATATTGACCTGTGGATAACTCCAGGGTATCAAACCATCAAACCCTATCTCTGGCTTATATAAGGCGTATCTCTGGCATATAGGCTATACTAGATACATGCTCAATGTCCTATGCTTCGACTGTGGGGGAATGTATGAGGTTTTATATGACACTCCCAAACCAACACAACAATGCCCTAAGTGTATTACTACTAGGGGTAATTCTGCTTCTTTGCCAATCCCGCCGAAATAGGGTATACTTGAGATTCAACTAAAGGGGAAACAATGTCAGACAAGATTGAAGATACAACCTGCTATACCTACAAGGTAGAGATGATTATTCAGATACTAGCAGAGGATGAGCCAAAGGCTGCAGACCAACTTGAAAAGAGTGGTGGATATGTTACTAGCCGTAAGGTTACTTTAATGGATTCGGTACCGCTTTTTAACGGCAGGCAATCAGAGTAAGTTATCTATAGGAACAAGTCGATCAAAGGGTTCCTGACACTTATTACAATATGACTTAGGGGCATCGCCATAGCGATTTTCTTCCCCAGCCAAGAGTATCAAACCATCCTTATGCATCTGCATATAGCGGTCATCGACTATCTTTGTATAGATTATAGGGGTGAGTTTGTTATTACATAATGGGCACATCTAATAAGTTTATCACATTCCCGCAGAAATTACAAGGTATAATATATCAATGACTACTTTAATAGACATCTTCTTTGCCCTCGTTATTTCTTGGATGGTTCTATATGCCATCAAAAAACTTAGTGATTGACAAACATTTATAATTTTGATATACTGAGTATATGTTCTGTAGTCGGTGTGGGAATAGACTCATCAATGGTGACTGTAACCTTTGCTTTGATAACTCCAATGCCCTAAAGGAATTTGAGGAAGAAGATTGAAAGAACCAAGCATTATGAAAATGGATTGGAAAGCGTTGGGTTATGAAAAAGAATACAGAGACGGAAGAGTTCGGTGGGTTCCACAGCAAGAAGGTAGAAAAGACCAGGATACTTCCGCTTAGGTGGTTTGGCAATGCCTGTAGTTATATTGCTACCAATAGCCTAGTTAAGGCATTTAATTTACAAGATGAGAATAATCTTGGACACCGCTTTAAATTTCATAGTAAGGTTTGGCATTATGTAAATAAACCCTATGAGTGGTGGGGTACCTACTATCTTGTTGATATGGGTTCAGTTAAGAAGTTTTGGGACCAAGACCCAGAGCATGAGGAATTGATGAGAAAACTTGGATCAGATTATGATGAGAATGGCGTAGCCTATTGGGAGAAATATGAGTAATTGGACTGATGAATTATCAGATGAACACAAAGAACAACTTTGGGATTTTATTGTTGAGACTGTAAAAGAGATTAGAGAACAGATTGCTCAGGATATTGAGGGTACTAGTGAGTTGTGGAAGGCTAAAGGGCTTAATAAGTCCCGTCGCACAACCAAGGCATTTCAGATATCAGCAGCCATTGCCAGAGGGCAGAACGAGATTTAGTTACCGTTAGTGACACGTAAGTGTCATAGGTAGGAATATAAGTCTCTATTTTGCGCCGAACCTTAAACTTGAATTTGTGATAGACTTATAGAAGATTGGTGGGAATTATGTGGTGGTCTTGGGTATTAGCAGTGATTGGCGTTGCAGGCATATTTTTTGTCGGACGTAAAACTATTTGGGGTTGGCTCGTTCTATTGTTTAACGAGTTGCTTTGGATTACCTACGCCCTTATTACCGATCAATACGGCTTTATATTTTCCGCTCTTGCCTATGCCGTGGTCTATGTCAGGTCTTACCTGCACTGGAAAGCAGATGAAAAGAAAATTCCAGCAAAGACTATTAACGACTTAAAGCGTGAGAATGAAGAGTTCTACGCTACACAAAGCAGTTTTGAGTAAGAGAGGAGTAGATAGATGATACATGTATTATTTTTAATCCCAGCCTTTATTATGGGATACGTTGCCTGTTATGTTGCAATGACATACGGAGTAAATCAGAATGGCGAGTAACAGAATAGTTATTTGTGAAGTTTGTAAAAAAGAAGTTGAGGTTAGATCGGACTTTGCTTATCTAACTCTTAATCGTCACATGAAGGAGCATAAGTAATGGCAGACCCAACTCAAACCCCTGCTCGTGGTGATTGGGCATGCCCATGTTCTGGTTGCTCTAAGGCTGTTGCTTGGGAAAGAAAACAGTTAATTGAACTATTTGAAAAACATAAGCATGAGTATTTAGTTTATCGTGGATCATCATTTAATGAAGATGGTAGTTTGTTTTGGGCTAAAGATGATGCATCAGCATACGCTGAAGGTATTGATGAAGTTGTTAAACTAATTAAAGAAAGAATGCCAAAGAAAAAGTAATGGCAAGCCTATCAATGAAAGAGTTGTCCAAGCGAAACAACTTTAATATTTTTACTAAGCGCATTAGCATTGGTCAAGGATTTTATGTTGTTGGCATGGATGAACTAATACTATTAGACACATCTATTCTAGATAATATTGATGACTTAGAGGGCTTAAGATATTACGAAGAGAAGAACTCTATCCTGCTTCCAACAAGGGGTGGGAACAAGATTAAACTAACAAGCCTATACAAGGACTCAGAGTTCTCCAATAGAACACAAAACACAACCATTAAACAAGACCTAGAAGTGTATAGTCTATCTCATAAACTAGAAGAGATTAAGAAGAAGACTGGAAAACCCTATGTAGATGTTCGTGTTAGTGAAACCATTTATAGAGTTGTAACTGTTATCTCTTCACCATTTGGATACAAGTCTGACTTTCACTTTATGGATATTGAAGGCAATGCTGTTCTACATATTTCACATAAGTATGGCAATAGCCCAAGAGACTTTCAGCAATGGTCTGGTACTTCAAAAAGATTTCAGGAAAGAATATTTAATCATCCAGAAACTGCAAGTTTTATTGCAGCACTACAAAACCTTGGATCTGAATTACCCAAAGCAAGTACTGTAGCCCGTAGAATTAAAGATGATACGCTAAAGCAATTGGCTATATATGGCACTGACTTTGGCTTAGGGTTTGGTCTTAACAATGTTGAGGCTGTATTACAAGGTAATCTATCATTAAAGAACATTGGTGACTGTTATATGCTTATTGCTTCTCACCATGGACTTAGGAATCCAATTGTTCCCTCGCAAAATTATGAGCCAGTATTTATTGCAGTACACAAGAAAGATAGAAGTGATCATGGAATCAAGAATGCTAGGATAACAATTAACCCTCTTGGTGGAAGAAACATTAAACAATTTATATAATCTGGAGCAGTAGCATAGTTGGTTAATGCCCCGAACTCATAATTCGGTAATCGTAGGTTCGAGTCCTACCTGCTCTACTAAACGCCTATAACTCAGCGGAAGAGTATCTGGTTTCTACCCAGACTGTCGGGGGTTCAAATCCCTCTAGGCGTACTCATATTTACTTGGATTGGGAAAAAGTTTTAATAGCACAACGTCAAGCATCATGCCAAATGCTTGGTCCTCTGTTGATAAAAATACTGAACTATCCTTAATATGGCTTGATCTTTCTAAATGTTTTTTGTTTACATAAACCTTAACATCATCCATCTGGCTTCCACCAACATTGTAGATATTGCCATACATAGATCGCCATAAACAACTAGGATACTTTTTAATCACATTATTTAGTTTATCCTTTTCCATTGGCATTGGTATATGTAGTTCATAGTCATATGGATTTTGTATACCCTGGTCTACTAGCCTTGTTCGTGTAAGTATTAGTTTTTTGATATACATTGATGACCCTGTAATCTTAACATACTTATCTATCTTATCAGACAGAAAACCACTATAGAATTGATCAATTTTTTCTATTGGTTTAATAATAAAAAAGTCATCGTTCATAAGTACAAAGTTATTAGATATTTCTTCAGAATTGCATAATGCTTGTAGATTATTTATTGCATTGGCATACTTGTGGTGCTTTTGCTCTACTTCTATAAAGTCACCAGAGTACCAGTCTGGCTTACCGCCAACCAGCCAAACCCTAGCATCTGGAAAACTATTTACAACAGAACGTATTGAGTATCTAAGTTCTTCATTGTCTCCAGATTTGCATATATAAACAAAGTCCACTATGTCCCTACCTTTATAACAAGTATATCAGAATCTGGTATACTGGTATAAATATAGAATAGGTGGGATCCTTGGCTAATATAGTGTTTTTAGGTAACTTTGAAGTGCCTTATAGTAGTGAAAATCATCATGTAAATAGTCTTGAGTCGCTTGGACATACCGTCACAAAGTTGCAAGAAAAGAAAGCCACAAGTGAGCAGGTACTAGACCATTCATTAAAGTCGGATGTATTTGTCTGGGTTCATACACATAGGTGGCAAACTCCAGGATCAAAGTCTATGACAGACGTACTAAAAGAATTAAAGGCTGCTGGTATACCAACCATGACATATCATCTAGATTTGTGGTTTGGCATTGAACGTGAAAAAGATTTAAAGAATGACGACTTTTACACAAACATAGGTCATTTCTTTGCTACAGATAAACTAATGTGTGATTGGTTTAATGAAAATACAGAGGTAAAAGGTCACTTCTTACCTGCAGGTGTATACGATAAAGAATGTTATATGCATAAAGATTACAACCCTTACGATTTTAAATACGATATTATATTTGTTGGCAGCAAGGGATATCACCCTGAGCATAAGTATCGTCCACAGTTAATAGATTTTTTAAGAAAAACATATGGAAAAAAGTTTCTTCATGTTGGTGGAGATGGTGATACTGGAACAGTTCGTGGAGACGCATTGAACCAGATATATGCACAAAGCAGAATAGCCGTAGGAGATAGTCTTAACATTAATTTTAACTACCCTTACTATACTAGCGATAGACTATTTGAAAGTACTGGTCGTGGCGGCTTTACTATCTACCCTCGCATTAAGGGGCTTGAGGAATATTTTGAAGATGGAAATGAAATTGTATTTTATGAACATGGCAACCTTGAAGATTTAAAAACTAAGATAGACAAGTATCTTCTGGATGGTCTTTCAAGAGAAAACATAAGGATTGCTGGGCATGAAAGAACAAAGAAAGAACATACATATGTCCATCGCTGGGCAACTATCATGAAGGAGTTAGGGCTATGAATTTTATTGAAAGATCAGACATTATATGGAAAACAGTTCCATACTTGCGTCAAGGGCAAACAAAGAACTATGACTACAGATTAAAACTTAATGAGCCATTAGCAAATTGGGATGTATGGGATTATTGGGAGAGCGAAAGAATCTACAGCATGAAGTCTCATCTAAAAAAGGGTGATGTATTTTTTGATATTGGAACAGAGGCTGGATGGTGTAATTTAGTTTATGCTGACATTGTTGGACCAGAAAACATGGTACTAATTGAGCCAACGCCAGAGTTCTGGGCAAACATACATGCACTATGGTATAAAAACTATTCTGTAGACCCTATGGCATGTTACTCTGGATTAATGGGTGATAAAACAACAGATACCCGAAAAGGCAGTGACTTAAATGCTTGGGGAGAAAAGTATCTTGGACCAATTATTGATAGAAATAAGTATGTATATATTCATGACAATACAGAAAGCATACCAATGATTAAGGTAGATGATTATGTTTCTGAGGTTGGTATTGTTCCAGATGTTCTAAACATCGACGTAGAAGGTGCAGAACTTCTTGTATTTAAGGGTGCGGAAAAAACATTACAAGATAATAATTTAAAAATATTTGTATCTATTCATGATGATCTGGGTATCCGTGATTATAATACAACGCCTGAAGATACCATATCTTACTTAGAATCTTTTGGCTATGTTGGAGAGTTCTTAGCAAAGAACCACGAAGCACATTGGTATTTTGAGAAAAGATAATAAATGGTAAAGGCATATCTATACTCCTTTGATGAAAAGGATTGTGCTTCTGATAAATGGGATTACGGTTTATTAAAAGAAATATTTGATAAATATAATATTGAACAAATAAAGGTAAACTCATTACCAGATGTTGATCGTGCTTTTGTTGTTGTTCCTGGACCTCAAAACCTTGGTCACGAAGAAGATGTTAATAAAGAGTTACAAAAAATAGGTAGAGTAGTTTTATTTTTTACAGGAGATGAAGAAGTTAGATTTAATTTAACTAAGATTAATCATCCTAACATAGAAATATGGATTCAAACACCACATAAACAACACAAAAAATATAACAAATTACCTTTAGGTGTACCACAACATTTAAAAAAATATGTGCCTGAATATCCAAATAAAAAGTATGATGTATATTTTGGTGGACAAATCACACATTCAAGACGAAAGCAGTTGTCTGATGCCATGCAAACCATCTCTAATGCCCTTTTTAAGCCTACAGCAGGCTTTGCACAAGGTGATCACCCAAAGGACTACTATATGAACCTTGCTAGTGCAAAGATTGCTCCATCACCCTCTGGAGCCGTTGTAATAGAATCTTTTAGATTTTATGAGGCTTTAGAAATGTTATGCTTGCCAGTGGTAGATGCTGTTGATCCATTTGGTAATCCTATTAATTATTATGATTTTATTTTTGAAGGAAAGACACCAATAAAGTCTGTAAAAAACTGGCATCTGTTAAAAAGTATAGTTCCTGAGTTATTAAATAATTATCCTGAAAATATGCATGAGGCTGTTTGTTGGTGGATTAAATATAAAAGAGATTTAGGTATTAAGATTATGAGGCAAGTAAATGCATAAAAGAGATATAACCATTGTAGTTGTAACTTCTGTTTTACCAAGTCATCCTAATACATTTATTCTTGATGAAACAATTTCTTCAATAAGATCACACTTTCCAGACAATGAAATTATTTTACAAATAGATGGGTTACGTGAAGAAAGAATGTCACGTAAATTAGATTATGATGAGTACAAGAATAGAGTTTTATGGAAATGTTTGCATGAGTGGAAAAATGTTTTACCAATAATATTCAAAGAGCATAGCCATCAAACCACGATGATGAAACAAACTATTAATCTTATAGATACCTCAGTAATGCTTTATATTGAAGGTGATGCACCGATTACTCCAGACTGTGAAATTGATTGGCAAAAATGTTTAGATATGTTAGAGTATAAAAAGGCTAATACCATTCGTTTTCATTTTGAAGCATCAATTCCTGAGCCACATAAACACCTAATGTTTGGTTTAGAAGATGGATTTATGAAGACTGCACAATGGAGCCAACGACCTCACTTAAGCACTGTAAGATATTATAAAGATGTTATCTTACCTTTTTCTGACGAAAAAACTTTTATTGAAGATAGGTTTCATGGCAGAGTTCAGGATGATTGTTTACCTTACGGAACTTTTAGTCAAGAAGGATGGGAACACCATAAACTTTGGATATACCATCCAGAAGGTCACATAAAACGATCTTATCATTTAGATGGTCGTGAAGGTACTAGAAAATTTACAACAGACGATGATATTTGGGGATATACACAATGAAATTAGGAATTATTGCACGATCTGATAACACTGGTCTTGGTAATCAAACCATGGAACTTGTTAAAATGCTTAGTCCTGATAAAATACTTTTAATTAACTCTCAATTTTTTAATAACAATAAACAACATCCTGAATGGTACAAGGGGTATAACGTTATTGAAACTGTTAAGGGTATGCCCAAAACAAATGAGATAATTCAATTTCTTGAAGGACTGGATGTAGTAATAAGTTGTGAAACTTTTTATCATTTAGAGTTAGTTGATCGTGCTAAAAAACAGGGAATTAAAACTATTCTTCAATATAACTATGAGTTATTTGGCAACTTAGTAAACCCAGACTGGACATTGCCAGATGTGTTACTTTCACCAAGCATATGGAACTTAGATATAGTTATGGAAAAATTTGGCAGTAAAACAAAAGTAGTGCATTTGCCTCCACCAACAGATCACAGTTTATTTAATGATGCAAAAGAAACAAACCTTTTAAAAGACCATAGAAGAATACTTCATATTGCTGGAAAAAAGGCTGCAAAAGATAGAAACGGTACTGACAGTATTTTTGAAATGATTAAGTATTCTAAAGAAGATTACGAATTAGTAATTAAATCTCAAACCCCAATGAACCATACTTGCAAAGATCCAAGAGTGAAGGTTGAAATAGGAAACCCTGATAACAGACAAGACATGTATAGTGGGTTTGATGCTATGGTGCTTCCTAGACGTTATGCTGGTCTTTGTTTACCTATGAATGAGGCTCTTATGAGTGCCCTGCCAGTTTTTATGACTGACATATCACCAAACAATGCAATCCTTCCATCAAAATGGTTAGCAGATTCAAAGAAAATAGATACATTCAGAACTAAATCTATGGTTGATGTTTATAATGTTAATCCAGAAAGACTTGCCAAGATTATTGATAAGTATATTGGCAATGACAGTAAAAAAGAAATAAAAGAAACTGCGGTTCAAATAGGTTTAGATAACTTTTCTGTTGATAAATTAAAACAAAAATATCTTGATATTATAAATGAGTAAACAGAAAAGCCAGCCTATCTCTAGACTGGCTTCCTGATAGAAGATTGATTACTTCTTTGCGGCAGCCTTCTTTGCTGGTGCCTTTGCAGCCTTAAGAGCCTTCTCAACTTCCTTAACATCTGGTAGTACACCAAAAGCCTTGTCGTTTGGATTAATTGCTCTAATTGCTACTGGCGCAATGGCTGCAACAAGTGCTGTCCATAGATCCTTTGGATCTGTTACGCCTGCCATGTACAGTGCAAGACCTGATGCAAGTACTGAGCGACCATATGATGCCAGCATTGCTTTAGTCTTATCATTGATTATCTTATTCATTATTCCTCCTAGGATATAATTCGTGTTAGTGTTGTGAAGCCAATCCATAAACCAATAATTCCTGCGACTCCCGCAAAAACTGGTGGTGCTGGTACTGGCAATTTGAATGCTGCGAACACGACACCGCATCCAAAACCTGTTAATACTGATAAAGTAATTTCTTTCATTCTTTATTCCCCACTTCATTGTTTGGACCATTTGGATGATCTACTGGCGTTGGCGCAGTACATAGAGCACCACAATCATGGCATTGAATATCTAAGTGATACATTCCGACTGTATATGTTTTTGGATCAAAAGAAACTAATGCACGAAACAACTCTCCACCACACTGTGGACAAATGCATGTAGGTATTCCCCTGACATCAAGCATCTTTTGCTACAGGCTCCGATGGCATAAGTTTAATTAGTTCTTGATATGCTGCAAGAATTTTTTTCATTGAATCATAATGTGGGTATGCAGAACCAACTATACCAAATTCAGAAAAATATTTCATTTCTGGTTCTATTTCTTTGATAAACTTATCGAGACCAGTCTGAACTTCTTCTATATAATCAAAAGCCCAATCACGAGAATCTGATAAAAACTTTATAAAATTTTCTTTGTGTATATCGCTATCATTTTTAAACTCAACATTGTTCTTTGCAATAAAGTCTTGAAGAGATTCATGTGATATAAAAAGTTTTGCAAACGCCTGATTTATTTTAGTAATTCTATAAAGAGTAACGGAATAGGCAATGGCAAAAGAAGCCGTAAGCGTTCCTAAAACTATAACAATAATGTTACTCATTTGTTGCCTTTCTATATATTATTGTACTCTTTTGTCCTGGTTTTGTCAAACTGAGCGGGTAGCATGAGTTACCCAGTAGTATAAACATTTATCACAACAAGGCTTATTATTCTCATTCTTAGTATCCTGATAGAACTCAGCATAATATTCTGGATCCTTACGATATAGGTTTGCTCTGTGGGTAATGTTAATACGCTTTAGGTGTGGACCATTTGAGTTAGCCCAGAAAGGCTTCTCAGTACCCCATATATCGCCACACAAGGCTTCTAGAGCGTCTATATTGGCTTCGTTCTTATCTGTCCTTATGCCACGGCTCTTAGCCTCTGTAATCATGGTTTTAGCATATGTTCTTAGTGAGTACTCTGCATTTTTCCACATAAGAACTGCTGGATGATTACGCCAAGCCCCTGAAGGTGATTGACCAGACAATACCTTTAGAATTTGATAAGACTCAAGTATCTGTTTATTTAAACGTTTATTATCAAGAGATTCTGCACACTCGTCATAGTTTTGATATGGTAAAAATGTTTGCATTATTTTATTGCCTCTCTAGTGACCAAGACCACTGCCCCATTCATTTCTAATGCCTTTTTAACTTGAACAACATATTGTAACGCTTGGATCTTTTCATCATGAACCATAGTTACAAAATGCTTTTCATCTAATTTTATCGTAAGAAAGGCATCGTTGTCAATAATCTGTACTTTAAATCCTTTTGGGGGAATAATAGAATGAAAGGCTCTACGCATAGAATCTGTATACATTATTTATCCATTGTTAAAGATTGCCAAGTTTCTGCCCAATCTTTTTTAGTCCTATGATTGTTGAATTCTCTAGATATTTCTCCACCTTCAAGATATATACCACCCCAAACTCCCCATTCTTTTCCAGAAACACCATTAGCAAAACATGTCTTTCTAACTGGACATGTATTGCATATAGAGTCTACCGCTAATCTAAGCGTTGGCTCTTCTTCATATTTATCAAAAAATATATCAGTATCAAGACCTAAACACTCAGCATCGTCTTTCCAGATGTGCTGTTTCATGTTTTACATCCTGTATTTGTTTGGAATATCCCAGCCATTTCGATCAAGTTTAAATACTCGTTGTGTGTACCACTGATCATTGACTCTTACACCGTTTACAGCAGTCCTGCCCATATCGGTTTTCTTACGCTCTGCAACATCCCAACCAATCCATGCTAATGATTTGTTTGATGCAACAATCTTTTCCATCTTTTCTAATTTATTGATTATCATTTTGTTCTCTCTGTTAGTAACGGAAAATTCCAACTTCAATATTCTTTAATTCAGCAGAAGCAACTAACCTTGAATTTGGTTGCTTAGGTTTGCTAAGAAACGCAAAATAGTTTACTTGTTCTAGATTTTCTTCAAGCCAGGCTGAAGCAACTTTATAAAATTTGATCTTACGACCTCTTGCTTTCATCCCACGCTCTGAAAGATTTGAAAACTCTGAAACAAAAGAATTAATACGAGCAGGTCCAGCAGAATAGATTACGAACTCTCTATCTTCTTCTGGCATTGTGGAAAGTGCAACCCCCATGGCACGAATGAAGATGTTGTAATCATCAAAGTCATTCGTTCCCTGCACTGCTACTATCATTTTTTTTTCCATTCTTTAGGCTATCCAATATGAACAGCATCTTGTCTAAGTCTCTTCTTGACATACTATTGGTATCAACTGGTTCTGCTGTTTCAGGAATTACTTCTCCGTCAACTGCTTCTGCAACATAAAATATGTTTTCTGATACCCAGTATGCTAGGTTTCCCATAAAGATAACTTTAATCATATCCTTTTCTTTGCGCTTTGTCAACTGAGAAGGATGTTTTTCGTTATTGTTTATTTCCAATGAGAAAAAATATTTCAATAGATTATGTATGTCGCTTTGACTATACAGAGTCTTTGAAAAACCTTTTCTAGCATTTTTCCTTATTACTCTAATTATAAACCAACTGGCTATGGATGTCAAGCCCACAATAAGGATATATTCCATATCTTCCCCTATTAATCAGGCTTTGATTTTTTGTCTATAACAGTCTTCACTGCTGGTCTAGGTTCTTCAAGATTTTGAAAAGAAATAGCCTTATTTAACTTTAATTGAGTGTGTAATAGGCTAAACTCTAAATCCGAAGATTTCTGCTTATAAAAAGTAACTAACTGTTTTAATTCTTCAACGCTAAGATCGTCCATGTTTCTACCCCTTTCTGAAACTAAATGCGCTTCCTACCCATGCCTTTTCTGCTTTACTTTTTTCTCTATTTACTATTGCACGACTCCATGCAAAACCTGCATCTCCACCCCATGCATCCCACATAATACGACCATTAGAAGGAAACTCTGGACCATCATAAAAGCCTTTGCCCTTTTTGTCTACCTCATGACGAGAAAAAAAAGAAAACATTCGCTTGACAGTACTCAAAGACATTGGTGATCCATTTACAATATCAGTTGCACGACCCCAACCTACGGGAGTTCCTGCACCAGTTGCCTTGCCATCTTCTTTCCACTTTAATGCACGTCTAGCAGCAGCCTTCATTCCAGCATTAGGTGTATATGTATCAGCCATGATTAACCTTCTTTTGTGATTTATTTAAATATGGACCAAGATCTGCCTTAACTGTTCCATCTTTTCTAAGACGAACAATTCTTCCATTCTTAATCTGTGTTGGATTAAATGCTGTTGCTTTTCTTTTTGACATTACTTAATTAATCCTTTTGGATCAAAAGAACCATCCCAAATACTTTTTGTTGTAGACTGTGAATCTGACTTATAGGTTCCACCACGACGCTTGTACTCTTGTACAACCCAAGAATTTGCTACTGCAGAAGGATAAACATCAAACTTATCTTTTGCTGCTTGTACCACTCTTGCATATAACTTTGGATTTGCTGGTGTGGAACCACCACTACGTGGCTGAATCATTTCACCATAGTTAGGCTTCTTTGCTTTATCCATATAATTCTCTTCAGATTCCATATCTGATTCTTCTTCATCATCTTCTTCATTTTCCATTGAATGATTGTCAATATCAATTACCTCTGCATCTTTATACATCATTCCAATGCTATATGCAGTTGGCTCCCAACCATCTTCTTCTTCTTTATAAATTCTTACAGACATTGCTGGATTTTCTGGAGGCATTGACTCAAGGGCATACTCAGTTCCAGGTGTTCCCAATGTTCCACCTTCTATCATAATATGTTCTACCATGCCATGAATCATTCCTTCTTTAGTCATACCCATGACAAAATCGCCTTCTCTTACAACATGCATTGATTTGTCTATGTTACCTTCTGAACGATTGATTGCATAAATCTGTGCAGCGGCTTCTGCTCGTGTGTTATGGCATCCCATTACTTCATTTGTACCCTCTTTTACAGCAGGGTATCCTGAACATCCGTATGAACCCTTTGCCCCAATATGATACGGCATAGTAAACCTCCTAAGTTTCTATCTAAATTATATCAGACTTTACGCTGGAGCAGCCTAATGATTTCAAACAAAGACCATCTTTCTTGCTTAGATAAGCCTTCAATCTCTTCTCTATTCAAAGCCTTTGGGGTAATTGTGATTACTGGATCCTTTTGAAATAGATCTAGGTTTAAAAAGCCTTTTTCCCATAGATTCATAACTTCAGAATTGACTGTGCGGATATGCTCATTATAAAGATCAGGCATTAATTGTTGTATTTTTGGGGTAAATGAGTAAAGCATCTCGCCAGTATCTTCATCAATGGCAGCAGCCTCAAGACCACCTTTAAGGATGAGGTCGTCTATAATTTTATCTTCTTCGCTATCCATTAATAAATTCCTCAATTTGCTCTCTTGTTTTGGCACCATTCATACGTCTAAGTTCTTTACCATCTTCTATTAAAATAAAGGTTGGTATTGCTTTAATTTCAAACTTTCTGCAAAGTTCTCCATTATCGTCAGCATCAATAAATTGAATTTTAATAACATTATCTCTATTCAACTCTTCTGCAATTGGCTTTGTACGCTTACATGGATTGCACCATTCAGCAGTAAAGTATAGTATATGACGCATCACTTGCCAGACTTTGCTCTAGCCTTTTTTAATGCCTCAAAATCTTTGATCTTAGTTTCACCAAGATATCCCCATGCGTATCCATCATTAATCATCTTATTATTAAGAGATTCTGATTCTCCATTTACATATACCCAGCCAAGTATGCGACCATATTTTTCTGATGAGTCCATTTTTTCTGTACGAATTACTACAGACTTAGCATCCTTTAGATGCTTCTTGAGGTATTCTTTTGCTTCAATTCCAAGAGCCTTTTCAGCCTTGTCTGTTGTGCGTGACTCTGGAGTATCAATACCAGCAAGACGAACACGGGATGAAAATAAAATATCAAACCCTAAATCAATAATAACATCAATGGTATCTCCATCGACAACATTCTTTACTTCTTTAACAAAATACTCATACATTAGTAGTCTTTACCTTTCGCTTTGTTTTCAACCAATTTTTCACGCTCATCAACAATTGTAAGCATAAAAGACATCATCTTTGCATAACCCTCTTTATTGTCCATAATCCTGTTATAGTGATGACCACAAAACATTAGGTCTCCAGTTAAACCAGTAACCTTGACAAGGGCTTCTGCTGCACATGAATCACAGCGATCTGTCGCTTTTAATACCCATTCTTTTGCAACAATCTCTTCTGTAATCATTGTTCTCATAGTATACCGCTACTTTCTGTTGTCTGTTGAATAGAATCCACTACCATTAAAAATTGTTGCTGTTGCAGTCCAAACTCTTTGCATAGATTGACTACAGCATACTGGTTCCCTATCTTCACCAAATCCTCTTTCAAATTCAACTTGAGACGAGCACACAGTACACTTGTAGTCATATCTTGGCATATTACTTACCTCTTAGTGCCTTTAGTGTTGCTTGATCGACTACACCTGTTACTGGCAAAGAAGATTTCTTTTGAAAAGCCTTAACTGCTTTTTCAGTTCCTGGACCAAAATCACCATCGGCATTGACTCCAAGAAGTTCTTGAACCTTTTTTACTGTTTCTCCTTTTGAGCCCACCTTAAATGGTTTAAACTCTTTCTTTTCTGCAGGAGCAGAAGGCTTTACAGCAACTGAACCTGATGGAATTATTGATTCACCCTTTGAAAGTAATGCAAGGTTTTCTTCTCCAGCGTATACTGGACGACCCCAACCAACAACTGCGTTAAGGATACCTTTCTTATTCTTTACATAAGCACGAGTCTTTTCTACACACATTCCGCCATTGCGTTGGTCACCCTTTGCAGTTCCAGATGTGTTTCCTTCAATAACTTGAATTGTTCCATCACCATTGTTCTTAATGCAAAGACCAACATGTGAAATACGATTTACACCATCATCTGGGAAATCAAAATAAATCCAGTCTCCTGGTGTTGGATCATCATTACGAGCATCTGCCCAACGATTATTCTTCTTAAACCAATCTGCTGCTGCAACAGTTGATGCAGTCTTTGGATACTTCTTTGGATCTAGACCAGATGTAAATGCACACCAAGAGACAAATGACTGGCACCATGGAGCAAAGTTTGCACCAGACCATTTACCATACTTTGTCTCGTTATCTTTTGGACCTTCAATAGTTCCAATTTCTGCTTTAGCAACCTCAATAATTGCTGCCAAACTACCTTTTGCTGCCATGTTTCCTCCTAATTAAAGTGGACAGTTTATTACAGGACATGTCCAGGTCCTCTAGTCTATTATATCCTATTGGTTACTTTTTTGCAACTTTGATGTCAATTGTTTTAGGCTTCTTGTCTTCTGGAACAATACGATCTACATTAATGTGTAGCATACCATCCTTCATTTCAGCCCCAGTTACTTCCATGTATTCTCCAAGAGCAAATGATCGTACAAATTTACGAGCAGCAATTCCCTTGTGAACTACTTCAGCATCTGTTACTTCAACAATCTCACCCTTGATAATTAATGTTCCATTATCTACAGATACATTAATATCTTCCTTTGAGAATCCAGCAATGGCTAGTGAGACTCTATATGTATCTTCATCTAGTTTTAGGATGTCATAAGGTGGATATGTTTGTGAGTTTGTTTTATATGCGCTGTTTAGGCGATTCAACTCTCTGTTGAAGCCAATAAAAAAAGGATCATTGAATAGATCCATAGCGAGTTTTGTTACCATTTTTATTCCCCTTTCAAGCGAATAAGTTAGTGTACCCCCGTAGGCAGTACACTACTATTATACCAAATCTTTAGAGCGACTAGCGAGAATCGAACTCGCACATTAACCTTGGCAAGGTTACGCACTACCACTATGCAATAGTCGCTTGGCTGGTCTGGTAGGACTCGAACCTACGACCCAGGCATTAACAGTGCCTTGTTCTGCCAACTGAACTACAGACCAAAACCTTTTACTTTAAAACATCAACAACTGTATTGTTTTTGTTTGTGTCTGATGTTGTAGCAATAGACTTTAGATAATCATAAGTCATTTGATAGTTTCCAGCATAAGATTTTGCCCAATATGCTGCAAAGGCTGCGGTTGCAGCAGAAGTTCCTGATACATTTTCTGTAGCAAATTCATGTCTGCCAAGAGCATAAAAATCAGTTTCTGCAGAATCATTATTGTATGCTTCTGTATTTCCTCTAGGACCAATAGATGCAACTGCCACTGCTTCTGTTAAGCATGCTGGATAGTTAATACGAGTTTTATCTCTTTCATTACCAGTTGCAAAAACTGATGCAACACCTAAAGCCTTTAAAGACTCAATAGAAGATTTTAGTCCAGAGTCGAATCTATTCATAGAGCAATAATTTGTTCCAGTCTTTGTTGGTTTTTGACCAAGCGAAACAGAAACTGCAACTACATTAAACTTTGTCTTGTTTTTAATTACCCAATCAAGAGCCTGCTTTACTGTGCTGTTTGCATTTGCAGCAGATGTAGCAACATTTCCATTTTTATCCATAGGAAAAATTCGAATAAATACAATGTCAATGTTTGGATTGGTTTTTGTAGCAACCAAAGACATTTGTGTTCCATGTGCAAATCCCCCAGAATAAATCTGATTTGCTGGAAGCGTTGCAGATCCTGGACCTTCCATAAAAGACTTCTTGTTTGGACAACGAAGTTCTTCCATTAAGCAAACTTCATGGATAATCTTACCTTGCAATGCTGGTAGAGATGTGTCTACTGCTGTGTCAATAATAACGATTGACTTTTTATCTTGAGCATATGTTGGTTGTAAAACCACTAAACTTACTACTGCAATTAACCCCACTGCTATTTTTTTCATTTTTCTCCTTAGATCATTAGACGGACTACATGACAACATGGGTCGCCACCGTCTTCCCATTCTTGCATTTCATCTTCACCCATGTACTGATATCCACCATCATGGGTATTGCAATACGGTTCTGTTACCCATCCCCGTTCAATTCCATTTGTTAACCAAATGCCAAACTCTGCGTCTTCTACGCTATCTTCTTCATGCATATTATAAGTATACCCTTAAATGCTTACTACGTCAACTGGACCCATGCAAGATGGACTAAACTTAATTGCTGCTGATACAGCAGAGACTACACGATTTCTTGCATTTTTTTGTTTATCAGTTGCATATAGAACGCCATAAGCATATTCAGCACCTGAACCCATTGCAAGATATGGAAGTGTATATTTAGATAAAGACATATCCGCAGAACTGTGTTCATATATTTCACCACGAACTGCAATAATCAAACCAAGATCTCCATCTTTTGATGTATCTACCCAAAACTCATTATAAAATTCTTTTAATTCTTTAACAAATCTTGTTTGCATAAACTTATCTGTATCTTTAATGTTTGGTGCAGTTGGCTTAAAGTTATAACGAATTCTTTCTCCATCCATTGCCCCCGCATATCCAATTAAATATGGACCAATTTTCCAAACTTTTGGTGCATCTAGAGCAAGAATAGTTCCATCATCTGACGCACCACGGTCACCAGCCATGTAAATTTTATCGTCATGTTTTACTACAGCAATGCAAGTCATGCAAAAACCCCTCTAGATACGTATATTTAAGTATACCATCTACCCTTAAATAGTGTCAAGCAAGGTGTTATTTATTCAATAAAGTCGTCAAGATCATCAATATCATCTGCTACCTGGCTAACTGTAGGCTCAGATGTTTGAATAGCCTGTGACTCATATGGCTGAGAAGTTTGTGAACTATCTGAACCCCCACCATTTTTACCAATCAAGATACCAGCAAGCGTGCCAGTAATAAATGTTGCTACAGATGATAGAACATTGAAAAACATTTTATCATTTTCTGATTGTTCACCTATTGGTTGTGTAACAAAAACCAGGGCATACAAAATACCCATAGTTGTAAACAATAGAATTGTTCCTAATGTCATGCCAAGGAAAAACTTTAATCTTGCATCTAGTTCATCTGATGTATATCTTTTTTTACTCATTTACGCTACCCTCCGTAGGATCAAAACCAAGTATGTCTTTAGTGCACAACCCATCTGCTTGGCAGATTGGTGGATTACACTCTTTATTATACCAGTTAGCAGGGTCATGGCACTCATAACGATATCTATTTTCTAACATTCCGCAAGAAGTTAAAGACATAGATAAGGCTATGATTGATAGCAGTGCTAACATTTTCTTCATAGTCTGTATTATACTACTCTTCTTTATTTCTAGCAGGACTAGTTAATATCCAAAGTGCGGTAGTTGCTATAATTCCATAGCCAACTATGGTTTTTGCACTACCATCTAACACAACCCAGGCAATAAACATTCCAAGAAGAGTCCATGCCTGATCAATTAGATCTTTGATTATATTTTTTAGTATTCTTACCATTTTCTTCCTCCTCTTGAACCTGGTGAATTGGCACCTGAAGCACCGCCCCCACCAGAACTTCCTCCACCACCTGTACCTCCTCCAGTTGCCCCACCTGTTGCAACGGCTGCGGCATTAATTGCTGCACCTGCTGCTACAACTGTAGCCACAACCATTTCTGTTGCTTCTTCTCTTTCTGCTTCTGTCATATCAGCGCCGATGCTTCCAAGTGCTGCTAATGCTGCTCCAGGATCTGTTAGAGCGGCTGTAAGCAACGCTCCTGGATCTTGAACTAATTCAATATTTGCTGCTACTGCAGCGGTAATTACAAGAGCATTTCCATTTTCATCAGTGCGAAGTTCAACTGGTGTTGATGGTGGAAGGTCTGCATATGAAACTCCAGATGCTTTAATTTCTGCTGCTGAAACTGATTCTCCAGGCTTAAGGTCTTCAAGCAAAGCCTCTACAAGAACTTCTTTTTGTTCTTCAGTTAATTCTTTACCGTCTTTAGCATCTTCAAGAATCTCATTTAATTCTTCTTCTTTTGCTTGAGCCTCTTCTTCTTCAGCCTTTGCTTCTTCTAATTCCTTTTCTTTTGCTTCTGCCTCTGCTTTAGCATCTTCCTCTGCTTGTCTGGCAGCCTCTGCCTCCGCTTCCTTGGCTGCAGCCTCAGCCTTAGCATCTTCTTCAGCCTGTCTTGCTGCTTCTGCTTCAGCCTCTAATCTTTCAGCCTCTGCTTTTGCTTCTGCTTCTGCCTGAGCCTGTGCTTCTTGTTCTGCCTTTTGTGCTGCTTCTTCTGCAGCAATCCTATCTGCTTCTGCCTTTTCAGCATCTGCTTGAGCCTTTGCTGCAGCCTCTTCTGCTGCTATACGATCTGCCTCAGCCTTTGCTGCTGCTGCTTGTGCTGCTGCTGCTTCTGCTTGTGCACGGGCTGCTGCTGCTTCTGCTGCTCTTGCATTTGCTTCTGCTATTGCTGCTTGTCTAGCAGCCTCCGCTGCTGCTGCAGCCTGCCGTGCTGCCTCTTCTTCTGCAAGAGTATTATTAACTATTGTTTGTGCAATAACAACTGCTGCTTTCATTGCTTCAACTACTGGCTCAATTGAAGATACTGCAGCATTTAATTCTGCTTCTGCATTGTCTAATTCATTTTCCCAGTAAGCAACTTCTTGTGTTGCTTCTGCAAGATCTGCTTGGGCTGCTGATAGATTAGCCTGTGCTGCATCTATTTCAGACTGTAAAGCATCTTCATTTGCAAGCAAACTATTCAGAACTGATTGTGATGCAGACAAAACTGATTGTGCTGCAGAAAGATCTGCCTGTGCTGATGCAAGTGCCTCTGCTAAATTTGTATCTGCTGGAAGTGGTGTATATGGAGTATATCCAGTAATATCAATATGTGCTGATAAATTTGTTGGAGTGCTCCCTTCATTTTGCTGTATAACAGATCCAGTTAATTGATTATTAATTATTTGATTAACTTGAACTTGACCGCTTCCTGCTTGACCCACTGAAGATACATCTGCTTTCCATGTTCCATCAATTGGATTTACATCAGCATCAAAAATAATATTAGTTAGTTGCCCAGAACGAGTTCCATACCCTCTAACCATCCATTCAATTAAAAGTGTGTTAATAGTTGTTGAATATCTAACATAAGTGTCTGAATCAACATTCCACCAGTCACGGAAGTTAATATAAACTGCTGGAGCATTTCCACCCCAACCTTGTGGGGTACCAAAAGATATCAAACCATTTGTAGCAACATAAACATCTGTATATTCTTGATCACCAAGTCTGAGGGCATAGGGCAGAGTCATTTGGAATGACCAGTCATCGTCTTTAGGAAGATCTGTTGTTTGTGGATTGCCTGAATTTTGTAAGGCTATCTGATCTTCAACTAAAGTTAAGGCAGCCTGCTCTGATGTTACTGTTGCACTATCAGATAAAACTATTGCTGTTTGACTATCTATTTGTCCATTAAGAACTGTCATACTATCTGTCAGAGATAAGACTGTTGCTGATTCTGAGGCTACTATTTGAGCCATAGCAGTCTGAGTTTCTACCGCTTGAGCCAGGGAATTCTGAGTAGAAATAACATTGTTAACAGCCACAGTAGCACTATCTACTACTGTCTGAGCCTGGGTAATAGAAGTATTTGCCTGTGTAATAGTGGCTGTAATGGTCTCTGTAGGGCTTGTAATGGCTGTTGCTTGGGTCTCTATGACTGCCGTGGTAGTTTCAGCCTGAGTAATTGTAGCCTGTGCTACCTCAATTATGGCTGTAGCACTTTCTACAGATGTATGCACTATAACTGTTGAAGAAGAATCTATTGTTGCCGTTGATGTATCAGACGAAGATACTTGGTTTGTTACTGTTTCATCTGCATGTGCTTGGCTAATTGGAGATAAGATAAACCACAAACCCACCAAAAAAGCAACTACCCCACTTTTTAGTAGGATCTTTTCGATAGAGGGCACATCCTTTCCGATGTTTGATAGTCTTATTATATCATTTTGTTGAAATAAAAAAGAGGGTTAGCACTTGGCTAACCCCCTAATTTATAAAGTTTTACTTCTTAAGAAGTGCAACCTTAGACTTTGGATTCTTCTTGTTCCATTTAGTTGCAAGAGAATTATACTGCTTTACAAAAGCAGCACGATCAGCAATTGCCTTAGCATCTGCTGCTGCCTTATCAGCCTTAAGTGTTGTAATTTCTGCCTTAAGGCTATCAAAAATTCCCTGCATTGCGGTAATCTGTGCAACTAATGCTGCAAGAGTAGCGTTTGTGCTAGAAGAAGAGTTTGATACCTTCGCTGTTGCAGATACTGCTACCTGTCCAGCCAAAGGAAGTGAAGTTCCACCAGTTGCTGAAATTGTTACAGTGTTTTCTGTCAATGGCATAAATACCTTGTATGACTTAACTGTATCAGTATCAGTTGTAACTGATGTTGCTGTAAGAATATCTGAACCTGAACCAAATGCATAGGTTGAAGTAATTCCACCTGTTGCAAATAGAGCAGAGTGTGTCTTTCCAGATAATGGAAGACCTGCTGCATCAAGAACTGTTACTCTAATAGTTGCTGCTTCTCCTGGAAGATATGTGTCCTTGTCAAAAGCCAACTTTACAGTTGCTGCTGGTGACTCTACACGTACTGCAACTGAGTTAGAAGAGATTGTTCCAGACTTAATTGTAACTGCAACATCTCCAGCCTTAACACCAGTAAGAGTAAATACTGCCTCACCATTAACAATTGTTGCTGCTGTACCTGAATCAGATACTGTTGCAATATTGCTTGAGAAAGCATTAAGTGTTCCTGCTCCAACTGTTACGCCAGAAGCATCCTTTGCTACTGCCTTAACTGTAGTTGTGTTTGCACCAAGTGCAATAACAGACTTGACTGGAGTTGCTTCGATTGTAGCAATGTCTCCATAGAATGTTACCTTCTCTGTTGCAAGTACTGTACCTGTAAGTGTTGTAATTGTAATTGTTCCAACTCCTGCAGTACCGTCAGCAAATACGCCAATGTAATTTCCTGAAGGGATAACAACTGAACGACCAAGAAGTGACATTGTTGTGGCATTTGTGCCATATCCAATTGCTCCTGATCCAGTTACTGTAGCAAGAAGCGACTCTGAAGTTGCTCTGCCTGCTGCATTCTTTTGTGCAATAACAATAACTGCTGCTGCATCTGTTGCTGCTGCCTTTGGCGCAAATACTGAATCATCTGCTGTAGCAGTAATTACTTCACCTCTATTAAGAATTGAAGTTGTTGTTGAAGCAGATGGAACTGTATCTCCAGCCCCTACTGTTACTGTCCATGCAACTGATGGACCAGTTGATGGGCGAGTTGTAATAATTCTTGCCTCGTATGTACCTGCAACTGATGGAGCAACCAAAGATACTGTAAACTTTGCAGTTACATATCCTGGAGTATTAACAGTTGAGTTAACATCTGCTGAAAGATTAGTGTTAGCAATTGCTACAGTTGCTGTTGATGTTTCTAGCAATGTAATTGTTGCTGACTTGTTAGCCGTTGATGGCTGTGCAAACATAGCAGAAAGCACGGTTGCTGTATCTGCTGTTGTTTCTGAAATAAATGACAGTGTAACTACTGCTGTTGCAGTTTCACCAACTAGAATTGAGTCTGTAGCAGAATCAATCGTTAGTGTAGGTGCAATCACAGCAGCACTTGTCGGAAGTGCCGATAGTACGCCAAAGGACATTGCTGCAGCGAGTCCTAGAGCGATTTTCTTAAATGAATTCATCTTTCTCCTTGTTTGTTTGTTTATATTAAGTTGAATTTATCGAGGAAATCCTTAACATCGTTAGGCATTTCTCGATTATCCAATTCTACCATATCCCTTTGTTTTTGTGCAAGTCGTGTTGCAGAACTCCAGGTATGGACATCTATTTCTGTATTATTAGTCTTTGCTGTGTGAGAGATAGCCCCAAATACGGCTCCACATACAGCATCTGCCAAGTCTTTAGATTTTTTACGGGGGTGATCAACACGGTTGCCCTTCATAATCTTTAACTCTGACATTTCTTCAAGCAAGATTGGAATCATGGGAATTGAAACACGCTCCTCATAAATCATCATAGCCAAATCCTCATAGTGTTTCTTTGCAACAGAAACAGTTTCAGTCCTAATTCCTACTGCTTGCAACTCATTTTGAATATCAAATGACTGCCATCGGTCAAAAGAAACCATGCCAAGATTAAATCCTTGTCTACGTAAGTTCATAATCCACTGCTTGACTTCTGATAGGTTAACTGGACCTTCTGCTCTTGGTTCCCACCAGGCTACTGCATCCACTACAACAATTGGCGCTACCTGTTCATAATCTTTAATGACCTGAATGTTTACCCACTTATCTACGTGAGCAATAGCAACTGCACACTTGTCATGCTTTTGTGCAAGGTCAGCATGTATATAATAAACCTTATTCTCATCTGGCTTAAAGGTTTCATCAAACCTTCTGAACTGATCTAGTGGATTTCTTGTGTTCATACATTTTTCTAGTTTATCTTTTTGCTTAAAGAAAGCATCTGATGCATATGTTGGCATACAAGCAAAGCGCATCATTGCATCTCCTAGGTCTGTGTAAAAGGCTAATTTAAAATCTTCTATTTTACGAGTAGGATTAACTTCCCAAGTTGGTCTTTTAAATGCATAGACTCTTGGTATTTTATATGAAAGTATTGTATCTTCATCCCACGAAATTTCAAACTGGTTTCCTGGATCATCGTGTGGCAAGTCTTCGTTCATGATAAACGTATGTCTACGCTCAATAGTTTCTTTATCAGCAATAACTGCTTCATATCGTTGGGAAATAAAGTCACCTTGATATCTGGGGAATGAAAGCAAAACAACTTTACCAAGATCAGGGAAACGAGAATCTACGGTACCACGGAAGGCTTTATAGATGTTATCAGCAGTTTTTCCTTGTTCGTTACCAGTACCTACTTCTGTAGCAAAACCAGAAATCTCATCAAGTACTGCCATAAGAAGGTTTAAACCCTCATGAGATTCTCTTTCTGAATGACCAGAATAAACTGTAATTGCCTTATCGAATTCAATTGAGTCAGCCTTAGCGTTATACTTACCCGCAAACCACGGAGATTTTTCAATCTTTGTTTTAAAGCCTTTAAAGAAAACGTTCTTAGCCTGTTGTGCGTTAACAGCAACGTTAATAATATCAATTGCGTCTCCTGCAGGCTTGCCAAAGTATGTTGCTGGATCCTTTAGGCAAAGTAGTTTATATACTACATATGCACATGCCACGGTTGAAATAAAATCTTTGCCACTACCCTTGCCAAGTTGGAGAATCAATTCATTTTTTGTATATTTATTAAAATGATTTAAGCCTTCGGCTTGACCCATAAGTTCTATCAGGTCTTCTTTGCGATAAATTTGACTCATTGCCTCTACTATTTCATATTGAATATCAGAAAGCAGTGGTTGACCAAGATATTCAGGAGACTGAACAAAGGTTTTTACATCTACTGGAGTTTCAATAAAATGGTTTTCTTTTAAAACATCAAGAAACTCATTGAACATCGTGGACAATTGTAATCACTTCGCCTTCTTTTGCAATAGAAGAAAGTCTATGCATAATTAAGTCACGTATTTCTGGATGCTCTGAAGCAACATCTCTAAGAATTCCAATAAGGACTTCTTGTTTTCTTTCAATCTCAACCATTTCTTCTGCAAGTTCTTTGTTCTCAAGTAGACCAGCCTTTTGAAGCATTTCAATTCTAGACTTTTCAATATCCATAACAAGTTTAATAGCCTGAGTTTTTGCACTAAGATTATTAGTCAAACTTGATTCATCAATAACCTCATAAGCCTTTGTTATAAGTTTGCTGTAATGTGTGTCTGCTCCAGCAAGAGCCTCTTTAGCACGAGCACGAATAGCATCATTGGCAGAAGCCATAACTTTCCACTCATTAATTAATGCAACAACACGAGTTCTTGGCATATCTAGGTCTTTGGAAATCTTAGTTGGATCTTGACCCTTTAAATATTCAGTTACAACCTTGTTAACTTCATCAAGATGCTCTATTAGTTCTACTTCACTTGACAATGTATTTACCCTCTAACCTATTTATTTCATCTTTAATATAAAAGATTGCCTTTTCAAGATCTTGAATTGTTTTTTCTTCATCTTTAAGACCTGCTCTCCAAAGATATTTAAAAGCATTTCCAATATTAAAATTACGATGTCTAGTTATTTGAATACATTCAACACCAGAAGGATCTGTTGTATAGTGTAATGGATGATTAACTTGGTCAACTGTAATGCTTAACTCTGTATGATTACTCATCTGATTCATCCTCTTCCCAATCAAATGCTTCTGGCATACCTTTAAGCGCTGTGATAACATAGGTTAAACCTACTGCGCCAGCAATTCCAATTCCAATTAAAACCTTTTGTGCTTTATTCATCGTCGTGACTTCCTTAGTCCAAATTTAGCAAGGTAAACATAGATTGTTTCTACGCTTGCCCCGCACTCTTTTGCAATCTCTTCTGGAGACTTTTTATCCATAAGAAACCTCTTACGGAGCCAAACCTCTGATGTATATAGTTTACCAGCCATAGCGTTATTTGTCAACCCCCAAAGCCTTATTCCAATTATTTACAGCCCAATGACCAATGCCACAGGCATCAGCCACATCGTTATCAGTAATAGTCTTTTTATACTGAAACTCTATAAAGTCCATAGTTCTTTGTTTTCTAAGATTACGCTCAAAGGTTTTATACCAAGACAAAGACTTTCCAGGATTTCTAACAGCAATCATTGCTCTTTCATCTTTAGATATCTTTTTGTTACCAATATAATTTTGCCAGGTAATAGGTGAAACTTTTCCCACTGTAGTAATTCCACACATAGCGGCAGCACCAAGAAGAGCACCCTGAACCAATGCAAGATCGGCAGCAGTCTTAGGGCTATTCATAAATACCGTATGTTCAATTACTATAGCATCTGCCTTCATAATTGTTTCAAAATATGCCTTAGTTTTTCTAGCAGCATCCCCCACTTTAGCGTATATGTCTTCACCTTCAAAGTTTATCTTACCAATTTCTTTTAAATCTTTTTTATCAAATACAGCAAAAGCAAGGCTATTTGTACTAGCGTCTATAGCACAAACACGATCTGGCTGAACCTCTATGCCCCACTTATTCTTGCTCATAATCAATAAACCCCTTTAATTCTTTTAACATTTTTGCTACTTGTTTTTCACTTACATTGCAGTTAGCACAAAATCCAGAATCGTTATATATTGATAACTGGGTTTGGCAACCACCTAAACAAAATCTTTTCTTGCCTTTTCTCTTTTGACGACGAGTTATCTGATACCTCTCGGTAATCTTTTCTTTAGTTGCAGCGTCTCTACAATCAACACTACAGTAAATTTGATAAGTTACTTTAGGTTCAAAATATGTATCACATCTGTCACAGAGTTTCAATCAGCCCCTCCATAGATTTGATTTTAACAACTCCAGCGCCAGCCTCATCACATGCTGCTTTGATTGGGCATGTCTTACATATTTTTGAATTAGCACGATAATTTTTAGTTGGTAGTGTTCGATCAACCCAAGCCTTACGAACATCACGCATCCATTGGAAAGTTGCATCAATCCACTGTCGATAATAATCGTCTACTTCAACTGGAAGAACTAAGAGTTCATGATTATTTTTATTCTCATAAATCAATACACCCTTTTTCTTACCAAGAATCTTCATATAGATAAGCAACTGAATTAGGTGACCAGTTTTAGGCTTCATTGAGTTCTTACGATACTCAAACCCTTCGTTAAGCATTGTCTTGATTTCTCCGACAATCTCTTCGCCTTCCCAGTCAAGCATTGCATCACCATATCCAAAGATAGGTGGATCATCATATCTAATCTTAAATTCTGTTGTTGGCTGGTTATCGTCATCACGGTATACCTTGGCAACTCCAGCATTCATCATGGCATCTTGAATTCTTGCGTGTGACAATGTTCCAGCAGTCATATTTGCTGCACCATAGGCATCTGCGTTGTCTTCAAATGTAGCACCATCAAATGCAAGATACCAATAGCGTGGACACTCTCCATGGCTATAGGCAATTGTTGATGGGGCAAATGTTTTTTTGGTTTGAAACTTTGGACCACGATTTACAACGTATCCAGATTTAATCTTTTCAATCAGCGCATCTGCATCCAGTATGGTGCTTTTCTTAGAAACACTTTTGAGCATAACCTGCTGTAATAAACTTTTTGTCATTATATCCCCTTGTTTTATATAAGTATAGCATGTTATCGCATTATGTATTTAAGTGCTGATACTAAGTTATTTACTGCTTCTGCTGCTGTATAGTAAATGTTTTTCTTTGCTCTGTTGTTTTTATCTACATTTGCCATCCAAGTAGCCTTTAGTGCTAACTTTCCTGCAATAGCCTGAAGTCTAACGATTTCAATACTGGCTACTGGAGCAGGGATATCTGGTTTAATGATTAACTTAGCAATCATTGTTAGAGCCGTATTGAGTTCTTCATCTTCCATAAACTCAGCAATCTCTGCCAAACCATTAATCATTTCTAGTGTTGTTTGCCCTGTACCCTCTGTCATTTTATTCTCCTTCTATCAACTGTTCTAGTAGTTCTAATTCTATAATAGCCAGACGTACCTTCTTTGTACCCTCGCCTAAAACAATCACTAGCGCTGGATCCATATTTTTCTTTAGAGCATCAGTAACTGCTTTTGCCCATACATCTTGGTTAAGTGTAAAAGATTTAGAGCACTCTTTGAAGTCTAAAACAAAGTTATGCCAAGAAGCATCTCCCTTTGTATTATTTCTTCCAGAGTTTTTATGCTGCTTAGCACCTATTCTTTTAGATTCTCCACGCTCACTCATTTTTAAAATCACTTTTCTTTTTCTTTGGAGGAATGAGATTTACTTTTGATATATGTTTTTCTGGACACATCCATGTTGCATCCCCACTTTCAGCCCAATATCTTAAAGATGTAACTTCAACTCCACACTTCTTACATGGAAATTTTCCAGGATATACAGTAAAATCTTTAGCCATTATTCAACTTATCTTTAAGACTTTGCTGTAAGTCAAGGTCTTCCTTAACACGAGCAATAAAACCATCTCTACCTTGAACTTTAGTTCCATCATCTAGTTGGTACCATGCACCAGTTCTATTTACAAGACCTGCTGCTTCTGCTGTATCAACTAAATCTCCTATGGAGTCGATTCCTACTTCATCTCCTCTAAAATAAAAATCATACTCACCTGATTGAAATCCTGGAGAAGTTTTTGAGAACTGCAGTTCCCAACGAATCTTTCTACCAATCTTTTCTTCAATTAACTTATCACCAATCTTTATTTTGCCTTTAATTGCTTGGTTATCCGATTCGGACGAAAACAATTTAATAACAGTAGAAGAATAGAACTTAGTAGCCTGACCACCAGTAGGCTGCTGGCTAGTATACATAGCATTAATATTGTTACGGCTTTGACTAATAAGAACAAAAAGCGTTGGCTTAACTTTATTATTTGCATAGTTAATCATCTTCCAAGCATTGGAAAAGTCACGAGACTCTGCACCAATTTGTTTTGTGTTTTCAAGTTGCTTGAGTTCATCGGAATCCTTTTCAAAATAGATTGCTGGAAGTAATGATGTAATTGAGTCAACAACCACAATATCAACACCAGCATTGATTAGGTTTGTACCTACGTCAACCATTTCATTAATTGTACGAGCCTGAGAATAAATAAGTTTAGATGAATCTACTCCAAGACGTTCTGCCCATGCTTTATCGTATGACATTTCTGCATCAATCCATGCACAGATCTTTCCTTCTTTCTGTGCTAGACCAATCATCTGAAGGCATAGAGAAGACTTTGCAGAGGATTTAGAACCCCAAACAAGTACTTGACGACCATATGGTAATCCACCTGCTAATGCACGGTTTAAACCAAAACTGGGAGTTGCTGCATATTCTGTTGGAGGTACTGAGTCTCCAACCATAATAGTCTTACGCAACTTAGGGTTAAGTTGTGCCAATACTTCTTCCATTGTTACTGACATTAGAATCGTACCCCGTGTTTTTCTGGTCTAGTTTTATTAAAATCTATTTTTTCTCTTAACATTTGATCAAGAGATAGTTTTGTATATCCAGCCTCTACCATGCCAGCATATAAATCTAATGTACGGATAATGATGTCTGCAAATTCTTTAGTTATTTCTTCTTCACCCTTATCTTTACGTACTGCTTCCATTACTTCAGTAACCTCTGAAACAATCATCATACACTGCTTAGCAACAAAAATATCGTCTATTGCATCGCTATCTTCTGGGCTTCCCCAAAAACCTTTTTCAACTGCTACCTTATGTAATTCAATTGCTAGATTATCAAACACGTTATCGTACATTTACTTCCTCCAATGTAATTGTTCCATCTTTTGTTTTACCAAACTTAAATTTATAAGCATTGCCTTCTTCAATATGCATGTATGCCTGTGCAAACGAAGTTGGAAATACTGTAACTGGGTGCAAATCTCTACTAGTATCTGCTAAGGTTAAAGAAGCCATTTTTTTACCAGCCTTTGTAATTCTTGGCTTAAAGGAAACAACAAACATTTCCTCTTCTGTAAAAGGCAATTGCTTATAATTTAAAAACTTTACAAGTGCATTTGATGAACCTTTAATCTCTTCTACTGGAATAGCAGAGACAATTCTGTTATCAGTAGCCAGAAGAAGGTAAGTCTTCCCTGGCTCAATCATTGTTTGTTCTTCATCAAAAATGCCAACGGATCCAGTCTTGTCAAGAATTTCTACTCTAGACCAACCTTTGCCACGCTTAATACTTTTAACCATACCCATTAATACAAAAGAACCCTTTTCCTCAAAATCACAAACCTCTTGAATAAATGCATGGTAATGGGATGGGACTGTAATGTTAAACTCAGGAAGATTTAAATAATCATAAAGATTTTCTTTAATCTCTTGCTCATTACGTGGATTATCTGGGAAGTTAGCAGCACCAATAACTCTTAATGCTTGTAGTGCCCTGCTGTTTACTCCATTTCCTTTTGTAAAGGTAAATTCTTCAAGTTCTTTGTATGAACTAAATGGTCGTGCCGTAATGTATCTCTCTGCAATTTTGTCAGATATGTACTTGATAGCAGTGAGTCCAAACCGAATACCCTTACCCTCAATTTTAAAATCAATATCCGAATCGTTAATGTGAGGTAACTTAATACTAATGCCCATTCTTTTCGCTTCAATAAGATACTCAGTTCTTCCATCTTTATCCTTTTCGTTTTTAAGAAGTGCAAACATAAACTCAAGAGGGTAGTAATATTTTAACCACGCCGTCCAATACGAGACTGTAGAGTAAGCAACCGCATGAGACTTGTTGAACGAGTAGCCTGCATGCGCCTCAAAGTCATGCCATAAATCAAGAGCCTGATTGGGACTAATATAGGCAGAAGCACCTTTAACGAATTTGTCTTTGAATACGTCAAACTCTTTAGCATCTTTCTTCTTGCCAATGATCTTTCTAACTTTATCTGCTTCCGACATGGACATACCGCCAAGGTGTACGCATGCTTGCATAACTTGTTCCTGGTATAAAACACAGCCATAGGTATCCTCCGTAAATGGTTTCATTACCTGATGACTATATGATACCGACTGTTTTCCATGCTTACGAGCAATATAGTCTTTACCAATAGTGTTCATTGCGCCAGGTCGAACTAAAGCGTTTGATGCAGCAAGTTCATTTAGGTTCTTTACACCCATCTTAATAAGAAGGTTTGTATATGGTGTTGCTTCACACTGAAATACACCCTTAGTGTATCCACTGGATAACATTTCATATACATTTGCATCGTCCATATCAATATTTAATAAGTCTATATCTTTAAAATGATTTTGTTTGACCATTTGTAAAGTATCTTGGATTACACTTAAAGTCTTTAACCCAAGAGCATCTATCTTAATTAAACCAATTCTTTCAGCCTCTTCCATATCCACAGCAACCACTGGAATGCGATCATCGCTACCAGTACTAGAGCGTGTTTCCATAGGTGCATGTCTAAAGATTGGTTCTTTTGATGTTACAACACCAGCAGCATGAATTCCAGTACCACGGATTCTGCCACGAAGTTTATCTCCATAGATTTCTACTTCAGGGTATTTTTCACGGAACCATGCAGTTGTTTTAGAACTACAATACTCATCCCATGTATCTACTAACTTTAGAACTTTGTTAACATCTGTTAATGGAATATCTAAAACTCGTGCAACATCTCGCACTACACCCTTATCTTTGAACTGAAGGAATGTTGCAATTGATGCTACGTGTCTATACTGTCTAACTAAATAATCTTTAACTTCTTCACGTCTATTATCTTGAATGTCTGTATCAATATCAGGAAAGTCATTACGCTCTGGGTTAATAAAACGGAAGAATAGAAGTCCATGTTCAATTGGATCAATTTCAGTAATGCCAAGTGCATAACATACCAAAGAGCCTGCAGCAGATCCACGACCAGGACCTACCATAATCCCTTCCTTCTTTGCCCAACTAATCATACTTTGCACAACAAGAAAGTATGGACCAAAGTTCTTTGTTTTAATAATCTCTAACTCTTCATCAAGACGAGCAAGATATTCTGGATTACTATCAAACCCACGAACCTTTAAACCTTCTAGTGCAAGAGATTTTAGTTCTTTATCAGGATTCTTGTATTGTACTGGTAGGAGGTTTAGACCATCTTTAATGTCATAGTCCTCTATCTTATCTGCAATGGTTATAGAGTTGATATACATGTCTTCTCTTACAATACCCTGCGATTCCATGGCTACCTTCATCTCATCATAAGATAAAAGATGGATGTCAAACTTATTAAATGACATTTGGCGATCTTCACCATACAAATAATCAAGACGCTTCATCATTCCATTTTGCTTTTTAGACTTATCATAGGTTACATCTTTTTGAACTTTAGCATGTGAGTTCATTAATAGTTTAAATTCTTGAATCTCTTTTTGTGATTCATCAACATGGTGACAGTCTGGTGTTACGACAGTTTGTACCTTGAACTCATCTGCAAGTTCTGCTAGTTGCTTATTAACTTCTGCACCATTGTGTGGCATGAGTTCCATATAAAAATCATCTTTAAATACACGCTTGAACCACTCAATGTGCTTCTTAGCCTGAGCATACTCCCCATGCTCCAAGGCTTTTGCAATGATACCGCTTAGACATCCAGATAAAACAATAATGCCTTCGCTGTACTTTTCTAGAACTTCAAAGTCAAAGCGTGGCTTACTAAAATATCCTTCAGTCCAAGCGATTTCATTAATCTTGTTTAGATTTTCTAAACCAAGTTGGTTCTTAGCGAGAAGGATAATGTGATTATAGACCATATCAGTTGGCTCAGTGCGTTCTGCCTTTGCCCTTTTATCAAATCTATCAGTACAAAAATATCCTTCTACGCCAAGAATAGGCTTTACACCTTTTGCTTTTGCAATTCGGTACAGTTCCCGATGCCCAGATAAGGTTCCGTGATCTGTGATAGCCAATGCTGGCATACCAAGTTCAACTGCTCGGTCTATATATTCTTCTGGAGTAGCAACACCATCAAATAATGAATAGTGTGTATGTACGTGTAAGCCTACGTAATTCATCTACTACCAGTCGATGTTGGTAGCAGAAGAAGTTGATGGACCGTCAAAGCCCAAATAGAATGCCTCTTGCTCAGCATATGGAATTTTCTTCAATGCTAGTTCTAGAGGATATGGTTTTACTTCTGCCCAGTCAAAAGGTTCCTTGTCTGGAGCACCTGGAATAATTGTGTAAGATGTTTCAGTTCCCTGACCATTACGCTTTACTTTCCAGAGTACGTTTGAGATGCTTCCTGTTTCAAGAGCATACTCACGAATTGTGTTAAATGCTGACTGCTTGCTAACACCCATTGACCAGATTGCAACATAAGGTGCTTCAATGCCGTCATCTACCAAAACGTTGCAATAGAAACGAAGACGTGCTCTCCAGCCAGCCTTTGGATCCTTGCGGTGCATCTCTTCTGCCCAGTCACGACCTTCTGATTCCATTGTGTCTACAGCCTTACGCTTATAGTCCTTTGGATTTGTGTGTTCTTTAACAACTAGTGCAAGACCACGTTCTGCATTATAGTTTGCAGAGTCTTCATCTAGTTCTTCAATGAAACGAATTTTTACTGATTGACCGTCGGCAAGTTTAAGCCACTTTACCTTTGGTGAGTTTTCATCATACTTTGGCTTGTCGAGCAGGGCATTAATATTTTTGAGTCCCTTTACTACGCTCATGTGTTTCTCCTTTGTTTGTTATATTTATTTTAGCATAGCCGATATAGAATTGTCAAACTGAAACTCAAGTTTTCTGATTGAATCATCATCCATATCACCTATGTCTTTATATTTTTTATCTAGATTAACAATAGTTACCATTGATCCAAGTTTTTCAATTAACTTTTCTGTCATGATAATTCCTGCTTCATCATTATCTGCTATTAGTACAACGTTGTTGAAGTACTTCTCTAATAGTCTGATTTGTGATACAGACACATTAGCACCCAGAGTTGCAACTGCTGGGAAACCTACTTGATCTAATCGTATTGCATCAAATGATGATTCTACGACATATACAATGCTTGATGTTTTAATTCTATTAAGATTGAATAGTATCTTACTTTTTGGAAGACCTGGAGTATTCTTAAACTCTTTACCCTCGATTGTTCTAGCAACAAAGCCCAGGCACATTCCTTCGTGATTATGCATTGGTACTGTAACTGAATCTTGTTTTTCTGAATATCCAAGGCTAAATTTGATCATAGAATCTTTTGTAATCTTACGACCTTCAAAATATCTAATTGCCCTAGGAGATTCCATAGCCTGATTATTTAATCTTTTAATAAGTAGTTCGTCATACTGAACAAAGTCAGGTGGACTATAAAGTGTTTTATTTATTACACTAGTAAGATCTGTTTCTTGACCCTTGCTACGAATATATCGAACTGCCTCAAAGTATGTCCTATTGGATATAGTCATAACAAACTCTTCTAAACTTTTGGTTACTTGACATCCAAAACAAAAGAACCTACCATGCTCTTTAGATATTTCTCCTGCAGGAGTTCTACTATTATTATGATAAGGACAATACACAATTAGTTCATTACCAAACTCAGCCTCAACATCTACGCCAATTCCGTTTAATACTCTTCTAATTTGCTCTTCTGTATATATGTCTGTCATTTTATTTTCCGTCTTCGTAATCTTTGTATCTGTAATAACCTTTATCAAAATCTACTTGTACTAAGAAATCACCCATAAAACCATTACGATTCTTTCTAAATACACACTCAATAATATCACTATTGGTAGCACGACCAAGAGCCATTACCCAGTCAGCATCATAAGCAATCTGTCTAGACCATGCTGTTTGACCCAGAGTAGGTGCACTACTAAGATCTTTTACATCATCTGGAGTAGCAGAGGAAATAGCAATAATAGGAACTTCTTCACTAATAGCCATAAGTTTAAGTTCTCGTGAAAGGTTCTTCATTCGTACCGTTTCATTATCTGACTTTTGATTTGGACTCATAAGTTGTAGGTAGTCTACAATAACAAAGTCTGGCTTATACTGATCAATCTTTCCACGAATAACGGAGGGTGTAACTTCACCACCATTGTCATTTGAAATAATGTGAAACTCTGGTCTGCCTGCAACCTTATTAGCATGCCAATTTTTAAGCATATCAAGTTCTACTTCACCATTGCTTAATTTTCTATGTGACCAAACACCTTCACCCATGATTGCAAAAACACGATTACGAACTTCTGTTTCAGACATTTCAAGAGAAATAATTAATGGAGACTTTCCTTGCTTCCATGCTTGCACTGCAAAGTATAAAGCCATCCAAGACTTACCAATTCCAGGGTAAGCAAGAAATACTCCAAGTTGACCTGGCATAATTCCAGAAGGTAGATAGTTATCAAATCCTGGAAGATTAGTTTTAATTCCAATTTGACCAGTCTCTTTTTGTTTTTGAACATTTTCGTAATATGCAATAGCAGACTCTAAATCTGTAGCATCAATATCACGTATAGCAGAGGTATTCTTTTTTAATTCTGAGGTCTTAGTGATAAGTTCTTCTAATGCTTTTGAACCTTCTCCACCCTGCACTTCTCCTGCTGCAGACCTCAATATATCTTTTAGACTATCATTTAAATACTCAGTCTGCAATTCTTCAAGATGATGTTTAGTTGCTCCGACACCAGATACTGGTTCAAAATCTCTAAATTTTTCTACAACTAAAGAAGCAGGGGGAACGCTACCATTATTTTCAAAGTACAGCCTAATAAAATTCCAGATATCGTTATGTGTTCTAAGAAGATTTTCTACATTTGCCTGTAGCAAAACATGCATTTGCTTATCTTCGAGTAGTGCAGATATAACCCTTGCTTCTGTATTATTCACTAAGCCACTTCCTCGCCATCGCTCTGCGCTCTTTGCGCTCTTGCAAATCTAATTGATAATCTTTTTTACCGTTGATAATCTTTTCTGCGTTGTATGCAAAATAATTCCAACTTGGTTCTTGTGCAACACTAAAATAATAATCAAGTAATTCATAGCAATTACTAATGCCATAAGATTCTATCAAGGCATCAGAAGCCCACTGCTCTACATTTAAATTCAGAGATGGCTTTTGCTCATACTTTGCTGTATGTAACTTGCTGTACCTACTAAGCAAAGCCATGCGGTCTTTGCGTTCAGCCATTATGCCTCTGCAGCCTCTTCCTGTGCTTCTTTAATCTTGTCAGTGAGTTTTTCTTCTACAAACTTGTAGACACGCTCAAATGCCTGCTCAGTAGTCTCGCCATCACGCTTGCTATCAATAACGCCAAGATCAAGTCTTAGAGATTGAAAGTTTCCAAGGTTTAGCGTATATCCCAGAGTTACATTTACTTTTGTTGAATCGTTTTCCATTACCCCACCCATTTCATAGTTTTAAATACTTTCAGACCAAACAGGAATAAACCTTCCATCTTCAGTCTTCGTATATGTAAGTATACCGTCTCCCATTCGCCTTGTCAACTCCTGGCTTGTAGGCGTACTATTATTTGTTATTAGTCCATCTTTTCTTGGTTGTCCTATATGTATACTTGCAAGTATAGCACGAATCTCTCTAACGTGGTCTTCTGAATAATAAGATCTGATTTGAAATCCAGTCTTACCACCAATACTTGAACCCACTGGTCTTGGAATGACTCCTCGTTTAATTAAACTTGGCATATACTTTCTATGACGATTAATTAATTTAGCAGTCTCAGCAACGGTATATGCTCGTTGTCTATTTTTTCTAAAGTCAGAACGCAAACATGTTTCTATTCTATCTTTATTAATATTATAAACAGTTACCATTCCAGTAGAACGTGAACTATGATATAGCCTTACAAGATCACCATTTAAAAACCAAACCTTTTGATTTCCTTTTATTACAGGCTCGTTATTGTACGCTTGGCTCTGGATTTTTCCTTTTGCAGTATCCATCTACCTTGCTCACTTTCTGAAGGAGGGTGAAAAAAAATTCTTGATCCACATAACACACAAAAGATCTCTATATGTTCGGTTGTATTGTATTGTCTATCGACAAGCATACGACCTTTGCATTTTTTGCAAAAAATCATTTCCCACCCTTAACTTTAGTTTGGTATACCAAGAATAATTAAATTAACTGCTAATGATAAATCTCCAGAAGCACCAAACCTAACTATTCCTTCTACTCTAGAAGTTGTAACTGTTTTTAAAATAACACTAACATTTTGTCCAGCAGGTGTGTTTCCAATGTTTACTGGTGTAGCAGTGGCTATTGGTTGGTACTTAAAGTCGCTTGGAAAGTCATATGAGAATGTTTTTTCGTTTCCTGCTGATACTGTTGAGTTGTTTGCTACCTCAACATACCCGCCAATCATACGAGCCTCAGATGTTTTTACGCTTTGTTTTCCTGCGCTTACGGTATCTACCGTTGTGTAGTTGTAGGTTGCTGAAGAAACCTGTGTAGACAGATCATTAATAGTATCAGCCAACTGATAGATGTATGTAACATCTAAGGGTTGTCCTCGTTCTGGTAGCGGTACTTTAGCCATTATCTCTCCATTATATCATTAGATCGTATGCATTGCAGGGTTATAAACCAAAAGGTTTACAGAATCTCTTGTTATTGGTTCACCCTTTAAGTAAACTTCTATTGTTACTCTATTTGGTGCTTGTGTTTGATCTACACCATTAATATAAAACGTAGTTGGATGAACAAGATTAATGGAATTACCAGAGATTCTTTGAACATAATTCCAGTCTCCATTTCCTGCAGCCCTACTCCACTTTACCCAAACATCATAATCTTTAGCCTGACGAATTACCTGAGTGCCTATTTTAATAGTAACTGTATCCCATGCAACAGTAGTTATTCCTGAAGAAACAATGGTTATGTTTCCAGGAACATAAATATATTCTGGATCAAGCGTTACTATTGGTGACCAGTGTGAGGTTCTGTTTTTATCTTCAGAAATAATTCTATATCTTATATCATATTTTTCTGTAGTACTATTTATTGTTGGAAGATTATCTTGTTCAACTTTAACCTTTTTAATAGTTTCATTTTCCATTATGTTACCCCAATTGAAAATCTAAATTCAATATAATTACTTGTATTTGGTGACTTAATAATTGTTTCTGCACCGTCAGTCTTAATTACTGAGTATCCTGTTAAGCCATATAATGGGTTAACTGTTGCTACGTTTTCTAATCTAATGGCATCCAAAGCAATGTAGTAATCTTCAGATGGAACTCCACCATCAATAACACATGCATAAATTTTAACAACTGTTACGGCGTTCCAAGTAAAGTTTGCGCTTGTATATAATTCCTGTAGTTGCTTAGTAACAACAAAATATCTATTTGTTGAAAAGTCTTGAACATCTTCTGGATTCCCTGATGTTCCATGATTTATTTCTGCTTCAAACCTTGCAAACCCAGTAGGTGTTGATGCATCTGTATCTGCAAAATCTACTAATATTCTAATTGTTTCTGGTATTGCTAAAGAGTCTCCATCTTTATTTACTAAAGAAAATGCTAGTTTTAGTTCATCAGTTGGAGAGTTTCTTGTAAAGTCTACATTTGCTCCAGTTAAATGGATATGATTTGATCCAGGCTCTATAACAAAGTGATCTGCTGCTGGACCACTTTCTTCATTAATTGTAAGATCTGAGTCATCGCCTTGAATAAAAATTGTATTATTTAAAAATCTACATCTTTCATATCTTGCTGAACGAGCAGGCTTGTAAAAAATAGAGTTATCTGCATTTGTTTGAAATACTGATTCTGCAATAGCAATAACATTGTCATCATTTGGATCGTCAAGTGGTGAAGAATAAGAAGGGATTGCAGTTGCAGCCGATGCTGTATGATGTTGCCAGTTTTCTGCAGTTGTAAAAGCAAAAACTGTTTTACTGTCATATGCTCCAGCGGAAGGGTTAGATCCTGCTGAGTATAAACCAACCTCTGTAATCTCATATCTTTCTTCTGTTGGTAGTTCTGCAGTTAAAACAATTTTATTAACACCATTTTCATTAACAAACCCTCTGGATGAAACTGGTATTCTAAACATTTCAAAATCAAGGGCTTCCTTTGTGGCAAAATTACCAGGGGTGTCTTCAAGGTCAAGTGGGGTAGGACCACAGCCAACCGCTATAAAAGAAGCATAGGCAGGAGCCTGTCCAAGCATATATTTTCCTATAATGCTTTTACCAGTGTTAGTTATCATGACGTGATTTCTCCAAATTCCGCTTCATATATTGTACCACTTACCGTAATTTCTATCTCAATCTGCTCATCTTGTTCAACATTTACAGCCTCAATTACTAGGTTTCCATTTGTAGAATCAATATATATGTGATTTCCATTAGGACCAGTGCCAACTTTTGGTATCTTATTTTCAAGTTTAATAGGAAAATTAGCAAAATACTTATCAGATGTAGCCTGAACACTAAGTATATTATTAGGGTTATATTGCTGCTGAATAGATGAAAGGTTCTTGATTGGCTGATAAGAAACTTGCTGACCATTAATAATATCATTACGAGCAATATTGATTAACTCTTGCCCACCAATATTTTCAAATATAAGATCAGTCATTACCTCAATTGGTAATTCATCATCATTAAATAAAACTGTATCAATTGGTGCTGTTTTTACTGGAGGAGGTGGCGGAAGCGCAGCAGCAACTGAAGCAGTTGTTATGTCTGCTGGAGTTATTGGTGTAGCACTTGTATATCCGCCAGAATATGTACTTCCTCCGCCACTATCTGTAGTAGTTGTAGTAGTTGTTGTAGTACCAGTTTCAGTGGTACTTGCTGTTGTTGTGGATGTTGTTGTTTCATCTACTTTTGTTGTTTCTTGTGTTTGAGGAACTAGTGGTGGTGGCACGTCAACTTTTGGCGTAGGTGCTTTTGGTGGTGTTGAAACTTTGGGTGGAATCTTTACAGTTGTTCCAGCCCATATCATGTTACCGCCTTGATATTTAGCCTGTTCTGTAAATTTAGGATTTGCTGCTAAAATTGCTTTAACTGTTGTATTGTTTTCTTTTGCAATAGATGAAAGGGTATCTCCTCTTTCAACAGTTACTTTAATTGGTGCTGCTGGCGCAGGTACAACTGCAGCCTTTTGTACGCTTTGTGGAACGTAATCTTCACCACCACCATCAATCATATTTCCATAAAATCTCATATTATACCTCACTCAAATATGCTGTCATATTTGGTCCGTCAGTTCCTCTAGAGTATTCAATATTATATACTACAAATCTACTTGTATCAGAAGAAACAAGATCAAGACCAGTAGAGTCTTTATAGTTAAGTGTAACTATATCTCCAAGTTGAAGAGTTGGGATAGAAAACATATTAACACCAACAGATTTTTTAGGATGCATAATCTTATTAATAATCCACCCCATTAAGGCATTAGCATCATCATCTGTTTGAACATATATACTGTCGATTGTAAAATCATTCTTTCCATAAATCATTCTGCTTTGTCTAATTTCATCATATTTAGCCTTTTCAACTAAAGGAGAAAATGCTAAAGTGCTACCTACAAACTCTGGATCTGACAAGTTTCCACGCTTTTTAAAGTACTCATCTACAGTTAATTCATGAGTGGTGTCTTGTGTAAATGTTATACCCTGAATTCTTAAAAAGTTACCAGTAGTTTCGTCAAGACTTAAGGCTTTATCTGTAGCATTAAATATTAAAAACTCTGCTCCATATGAGTCTGCTTTAAATCCAGAGGTAGTGTAGCCTTTAATTCTGTTAAAGGTTGGAGATAGTTGTGCATATAGTGCTGGGTATGCACGATCATATTTAACATCAAAGTATGCACACTCACGCATAATTGATCCAAATTCTTCAAAATACATATTGTACTTAGGTGGCTCCTGTGCACTAATACCAGATAGGTATGTTGATTGAATAATACCACTCATTGCATATTTTCTAAATGATTCGTTTGCATTAATTTTGCCATCTGAAAGAGCAGAAGATAATGTTTCTCCAACTGTAAATACGCTATTTTGAGAATAGTTTTCTGAAAGTGCATAAATGTTTTCAAACATAACTCTTGATGATCCACGAGTAAACAAAGCCATATTGTTATAAATTGGAAGTGGATCTGTATCGTCTACAACCTTAATAAGTTTATTATTAATGTATAAATAGAACCTTCTAGTTTTTCCAATATCTTGATACTCTACTGATAAGTCATATACGGTTGGATTGTCTTCTCCAGACATTCTATATTGTCCAGTAAATCTTCCATCGTCTACAAGTATCTTTGAAAGACCACCCCAAAGTTTAATTGGTATTGCATTATTATTTGAAGAATCTTTTTTAACCTTATAAAATACAATATTATTAATAGACTTTTCAGCCTCACCTTTTGTATTTAACTTTAGATAAGAGTTAATATTATCTTCAGTTAGTGCAATAATTTCAAAATAATATCCATTGTTTGTTTCTGGATTAAGCAATACTGCTAAGCCACCTGAACCTCCACCAATATTAACATTTTGATCTGGCTGTGTTCCAGAAGCCTGATAGTAGGTTGTACTACCTATTGGAGTTTGTGTTCTACTTGTATTGTTTTCTATTTTACCAATAATTCTAACCCTTGTGCCAAAGTGTTTGTAAGCATTATTTAATGACTTATATACATAAGAAACAAAGTTGAGTGGCGTATCTGTAGTTTTAAATGATGGACCATTCATAACTAATGCTGATGACTGAATAGTTCCAGTTTCAGTGCTCTTTAAATTATTTACCTGTGTTTCTGTTAAATAATTATTTGACATAAAGTTTTTTATAATACCATTACGAGTTGTTTGTCTGGCAAGAACATTGTCAACACCTGCTGCGCCAAGCGTAGTTGATGGATAGGTAACATCTTCATCTAACTGTGTTGTAAACATGTATCCCGCTTGCATATTACATCCACGAACATAGTCATTATTAGACCAGTAATCGCTAATACCTGCTGTATGTTCAACTATCGTTGTTCCAAATTGACCACGACCATGGTCTACTACAGCACCATTTTGTAGCCTTGTTATGCCATCGACTGTTTCATAGTATGGTGTTGTATATATTCTTATTAGTCCCGTTGGATAAATTTTTCCATTAAATGGTATTGATGCAAAATATCTTTGGTACTCTTGGTTACTGCTAATCCAGACATTGCCTACCCCAGTTATACTAAACTCTGCGGCATCATACTTTATTACTTCACCATTTGAATATAGATACCCATTGTATCTTGTTATCCAATATATATTTTCTCCAAGATCAATCACATTATTTGTTATAGCATGATTGACTACTGTTGGTGCTACCGCAGGAATAATAGAGTTTAGTGGCATTGCTCCTAAAACATATGCTCCTTGCTTAGATGCAATTTCATTTATTGTTTTAGTATTTTCAGTTCCAGATACTTCCCAAAGCAAAGATGGTTTATATATCCAAGTTTTATTTTGATCAACCATGCTGGACTGTCTAATGCTTCCGTATGATCTTTGAATATATCTAGTTGTATAGTTTATCTTTCCATCGTTATAAATCTTTTTATCTTTTGATGCAATAGATATAATATTAGGAAGATTTCCAGATGTAGAATTTTCAATAACGCCAGTATCTGTTTGATTATTTGATCCAGACAAAACGAAGTCTGTTGATCTCTGATCTACTGTTGGCATTAAATAGTCTTTACTCATAACTACAAAGTTATTGTATTCATCAAAAAACATTGCTGTCTGAGTGGCAAGTGCCAATTGATTTAAAACTTGTGCAACATTTTGATCTGGAGCAACAAAAAAATATGGAATGATTGGGTCTGACTCTCCAGTAACACGTCTAAAGGTATAGTTTGTAAAACCAATATAATCAAGAAGTGTTGTTATTGCATAACTTAAAGATGTTTGGGTAGTTAATAGTCTTGGTGCTGACATAGATTCTAAGAAAAAGAAAAAATCTCTTAACTGGATAGATATTGTTCCTGCAGTTACATCTGCTTGTGGAAAACCCTCTGAGTATAAAGTTTTGATAGGAACATAATAATCAAACCCATTTACACCTAAGATTACTTCATAAAAATTAAATTTGATGTTTTTTCTTACATATTCTGAAACAATGCTTGAAGAATTTTGATCATTAAATGCTTGGTCATCATCAAACAAAGATATCTCTCCGTTAGATGCAAGCAACTGTCCAACTGGCAAAGATGTAATCCCAATATCAGAAAGTGTTTTAGTAATTCTAAAGTCAGTAACTTTATCAGAAATATCAACAATTAATCTTGGAGACATCTCAATTAAATCAAAAGTAGAATCAAACTTATTCATAACATCAACGACTATACGCATTCCACGTATATATTGGAATTCTCTATAAGTTACGTCTCCGTCTATATCATTGTCAAATGAGTCTGGGGATGTTAAATCAGTTACAAAATTAGTGTTATTTGCTACCTCTTCTGAACCTAACTGCCATCCATACTGTGGTGTAAATGTTGCATAGTCTCCATTAGTCCAGATATAGAATGTTCCACGATCCCCTTCGTTTTCAATAACAAGGTAGGCATAACCTTCTACGCTTGTTTCTGGAAGCAATGTGTCTGAAGATAGTGTTTCTGCAAATACAAAAGAAGACTGATACTCTTCTGGAATAATTAAACCATATTCAAGTTCAACGTATCCATCTGTATCTATGATTGGTTCTCCCGATGCTCTTGTGTCATTTTCTCTAAATGAATATGCATCTACCCAACTATTACCCTTAAGGTACTGAACCTTCCATCTTGTGGGAGTTGTTTTATTTGCAGTTCCAAATAATGGATCTGCTATTGAAGAAGTTCCATTAATAAATGGACCTAAATTAACATCACCAATGTTTGTCTGCATTTTAATAATAATTCTATTGGTTGGAACGTTTTCTTTATATACAACAAATGGAACAGCATCATCAATATAGTACAAGCCATTAGAAATATTTTTAGCAATGCCTCTTTCAATATTATTTTCTGTTCTATATGATGTCCAATACTTAAACTCATCATACCTAGAAGGCATATAATATCTTGGTCTTTGTGCCATTGATGCACCAGAGTTTGCTAAAAATTTATTATTAAAATATAGTGGTTTATTAATACCTGATCTAGGTCTAAATGGCTTTAAGCAATCTTCTAAAGAATATATCATCTTCATCTTATCTTTAGTTGATGTAAATAACTGAGGCACATTTGAATTTGTAAAACCACCATCAATTACTACATCGGCATCTGTTGCTCCAGTAAAATAATTTCCAGCATCTAGTTGGTCAAAATCATTTGGTAGTGTAAAATATTGTGAAGAACTGTCTAATGGTCTATACCTATAGTTGCCAAGTTTATAAATATTGTCTGGCATATTCATATTCCACTCAGCCAAAACTAATGACTGAAGTCTAACTGTTGCAGATGTTTCTAGGTGTGTCTTTAGCGCTTCATTTACAAACACTTTAGACCTCTTCCAGCGTTACCGAAATATTCCAAAGATCATGGTTACCACCACCACGTTTTACGACAGTATAGTTGAAGTCAGCAAAGTATACCTGCATAATTTGATTATATTGTGCTAGATGACCATAAGCAGCACTATCTTTACCAAAGTTATTATATTTATCATATGCCAAATACATCCAGAATGGACCCTTATGGTTTTCATACCAATCCAATAACTCTACTCCACCTGCTCCACCATCTGCTGTGTACTCTTGACCAGCAACATTTTTATATGGTGAAGCACCAGTTGTTGGATTAAAATCTGCTGGTAAATGAAAACCTCTAGATGGCAATAGATTCCAAGATAATGACATAGTTAACTTGTCGGCAATATGATAAGACCTCATCCTACCATTGATGGTTCTTTGACGTTGTTCTATTCTTACTGGTTTAAATTGAAGTTCCCCTCGATTATGGTCAGAAAGTATTAAGAACTGGTCTAGAAGGGCTTCATCAGCCCCCTCTGGGGCATCTACGCCTATTTCATAGCCTGTTGGTACATAAACTCCATCTACCAAGGTTCCTGCGTTCTCAGACCAAAGTAAAGCCTGTGGGCGTTGATATCTACGACGACCTGTTAAATATGCTGCGGTAGCCATTATCTTTGTCCTCTAATTCTCTGTGAATCAATATACTTAATCTGACCCATTACTGCTCTAGCAATATCGTTAGAACTTGCATTTGATTGTGGAACTGTAATTCCAATATTATAATTATACATGGTCGTAGAACTGTCTGAAACTGTTGTTGCTACAGATGTTATTGTTGGCATCACTACAGATGAATTATTAGATGAATAAACTGCTGGAGTCATATCTTCAATCATTGAAGGGAACTTAGAATTATTCATCTGATTAAGCATTGGACCAAATCTCTTGGTTGCAGCCTTATTCATTACAAACTCTCCAGGGGTAAGCATTGCTGGAACTGAATCAGATCCAACTCTACCACCTGCAGCAAAATACTTAGGAACCATTCCGCCATAGTTCATTGGCATAATCTTTCCACCATACATTTTCTTTTGTGTACTACTACCGCCACCTCCACTGCTTGTATAAACAGTATTAACAATATTTGTTGTTGTAATAATTCTATTTACATTTTCTGTAAGGGTAATAGTCTTACTCTTTAGTGCCTGCCAAGAAGCAAGAATTGCTGCTGTGTTTTTAGCAGACTTACTTGTTTCTGCTTCAACAGCCTTCATTTTAGACTCTACAGCAGTTAATTCTGTATTAATAATTACCCACTGATCTTTTGTCTGACCTTGGTAAGTAATGCTCTTAATAAGTGCATCAGTTTGTTTCTCATATTGCTCTTTAGCAAGAGTTGCTTTTTCAAGAGCCTGTTGTGCTGGTACTAAAGATTCACGTTGCTTCTTATCTATATCAAATTGATAATCTCTAATCTTTTTATTAATTGGCTCACGAAGAAGTTCTTTAGCATAAATCTGATCTTGTATAGCAAGGATCTGTGCTTCAATAACTTGACGTTGTTGTTCTAGTGCAAATGTTTGTTGACCAATTTGGAACTGACGCTCTTCAATTTGAACCCTTGTCATTCCGCTAACTGATACTGCACCAATCTCTGCTTCTCGTGCAGCAGCAAGAACTCCAGATGATCTACGTGATGCAGCCTCTGCAGCCGTTGCCCTCATTTCTTGAGCAGCAGCAGCGGCGGCGGCAATATCTCCTTGACTTAATGCATCAGCAAGTGTAAGTCTTTGTTTTTCTTGTGCTGCAATTTCAGAGTTAAGTTGTGAAATTTTTGACAAGGCTTCTTCTTGGGCATCATATTTTTTATTAATGCTTTCTTCTGCTCTATCAATAAGTCCTAAAGTATTTGAAAGAATGTTAGATTCATCACTTAAGTTTGCAAGCGGTCTATCAAAATTAATATCAGCAGTTCTATTTAAGGTATCAATCTGTGCATTAAGATTATCTATTATTCTTGCTCCATAGACAGTGTTATATTCTAGGTCATACTGAAGGTTGCCAATTTTATCTTGATAATCACTAATAACTTTTTCTGCTGCATCTATTGCTGCTGTTTGAGCATCTATCTCTTTTGTTAGTTCTTTATATGCTGGAGCAGCGTTTCTTTCTTGTTCAACAAGTGCTGATTGTGCATCAAAATAATCCATTGCCGCACCAAATGAATCTTGGAATATTTGGAACTGACCCTCTCTGGTTTGCATGTTAAGGTCTTGCTGTAAGTCTTTAACTGCCTGTGCTGCAGCCTTAGCATCAGTAGCCATTTTCTTTAACTCTTCAGAACTAATGTCTTTTCCATTTATTGCTACGGCAAGTTCGGCATCTGCAACCATTTCAATTGCTTGTGCAGCATCTATTCCAGCAGCCTTTAGTTTCATAAATGCATTCCACTGAGCCTTTGTAGAATCTACAGTTTGTGATTGTGTAAGTTGGTATTCTCCAATTACTGCTTCATCAAATGCTTCTTTAAGAGCCTTGCCTTGTGCAGTTAATACTGGCTGACCATTTTTAATGGTCATATATGTTTTACGAGTCTTATCGTCCATTTGATTAATAAAATCAAGGAACTCTCTATTCATTGCTCCAGGTGCTTGGTTCATAAGGTTTTGCATTACTCCACCAAATTGAGTTAATCCTTTGCCTTTTGTAACCTTGAGCAGTTCATTAATTCCTCCAGTAGCATTAATTGATGCCTTACGAACCATTTTCAGTCTATTTAAAATATCATCAAGTGTTGTATCTCTTGAGCCTGTGTCTCCACCTGTTCCACCTGTACCGCCAGGAATAGCGTTTGGATCTACCTTCCCTTGTCTTCCAACAAGGTCAGCCTTTGCTGCATCCATGTACTTCTTCTTTTGTGCAGCGGCACCCCTACCTCTAAGTTGAGTAATTCCTTGTGCAGCAAGATATGCAGACAGTACATTTCTATCTCCAGCAGCAACAAAGTCAACAATCACACTCTTATTAATTGTTTTAGAAGTACCAACCAAAGTTGTCCATAACTTATCAAATTCTGCAGATGTCATATCTCCAGTAATGCCTAAATTAAGAAATGCCTCTTTGGTTAATTCTTCTCCAGTTATTCCTGCTAATTTTTCAGTTATTGCAACAACTTCTTTTATTTGTGTTGCTCCATCATCATTAACATCAATAGTAATTCCATACTTTTGCTGCATATTAGCAAGAGTTGCAATAGCATTCATATTTTTATCAAAATTCTTTGGATCTTTATTTAAGATATCCATAAAGATTGGAAGATTTGTATCTGTTACTCCAGCCTTCATAAGTAATTGCATTACTAGATTTGCATTTTCACTACCTTGTGTTTCAACAAGAACTGTAAACTGGCTTTCAAGATTTTCGTTATTTGCAAGTTTCATTATAGTTACTGGGTCAAGTGAACCACTAGCAAACTGAACTTGTAGCATTGCCTTAAAGTCTGCGTCTTTTATTCCATCCATGGCTTTCTTTGCTTCATCAGCAAAAACCTTCATAGGTCCTTCTTTATAGAGCGCATCTATTGCTGCATTAATTCCTTTTGTAAATATTTCTGGACCAAAAGCATCTTTTTGTGCAATAAGAAGATTTAGGGCTTCAGCATTTTTAGCATTTAGAGTATCAAGTGCTGCTTTTCTTTCTGCTTCAATTGTTTTAATTTCAGCATCTGTTTTAGCCATTTTAACTTTAATGTCATATTGTTTATTAAGTGAGTCGACAAGACCATTATTCATTGTTACTTGCTCTAAACCAAGTTGAAGTGCTGCAGCACCTAGTTCAGCATTTACTTCTCTACGTTTATTTTGATCTGATAGTCCAGCGGCAACGCTTGCTGATCCTGCTGCAGTAAGAGCAGTTCCACCAGCAAGTAATCCTGCACCTGGAAGACCTCCTGCAGCAAGCGCTGGAACACCTGCTGCTGCCATAAGCCCACCAACTGCTGCAGTAATTCCTCCACCAATAACTTGACCAACATTGGTAAATGTTACAGTGCTAACTGATTGTTCAAGGGCAGTCTTAAAGAAATCAGCCTGTCTATTCATTGATTCCTGCTGAATTGCAAGAGTGATCTTAAGTGGATCTGTTGCAAGGTTTTCGCCATTAGGTCCAAGAAGAGTTGTTAATTTTCCACTAATAATTGCTGGAATTTCATAACTCTTTAATTCTTCACCAAGCGCTGAGGCAATACTTCTTGCTTGATCAGTTGTTATAACTCCTTGAACAATTGCATAAGCAAGGCTATTAGAAATATTTGTACCAATTTGTTGAATTCCTTGACCAGACTTTGCTTGCTTTTCGATATCTGCTAAAAGATTTTTACCAAACTCACTACCAAGAATGTTTTGACCAAATTTTCTTTGTACTGCATCTTCTCCAGTTAAAACATTTTGTCGTTTTCTGTTTGCCTCTTCTGTAGCGCTTACAGTTCCAGTAGTTTCTGCAAGACTTTGAAGTTTATCAGATGTCATATTCATAGACTTAGCAAGATCAACTCCAGCCTTTCTAGCCTTTTCAACATCTTTAGCCATCTTTATAAATACTCCGCCAACAACAGCAATGGCTGCAATGGCTGCTACCCAAGGATTTGCAAGCATAGGAAGAAGCATTGTTATACCCTGCAAACCAAATACAAATGGCATAATCTTTTGTGCCATCTCTCCAACTTGACCACCAGCAAATGAGGCAGCAATTGTTAAACCACTCATTGCTCCAATTCCAACGCCTGCCTTTGAACTGAACTGAGTTAGTTTTTCTTTTGTTGTCATCTGAGCCTTTGTAGACTCTTCCATAGATGTAGTAAGTTTTCTTTCTGCTGCTATCCTACGCTTGGCTTCCTTTAAACTTATTTTTTCTGTTGCTGCTATTAATTGTGCACGAGATAGTTGTGCTGATTGTGATACCGCTCCAACTGTAGTGCTTCCAGTTTTTTGTCCTGTTGGAATACCCTGCTCGGCTCCAGCAATTCTAATCTTGCCAAGACCTGGAATAAATGCTGGCTTTCCACTACGAATTGCATTTGTTGTTTTTTTATTAAGAACTGTTTCGCCCTTACCGATAGCAACTTGTCTTCTATCCCCAATTCCTCCACCAACTACACCTACAGATGTTGGCTTTGCTCTACCAGTTTGACCATCAACAACTCCAGTCTTAGTTCTTGATTTCTTTGTAGGGGTTATGTCTGCCAAAGTCTTCATTGGTTGTGAATAGAAATTACTCTTTGAGCGATACTCTAGTCCTGCAAGCACAGCCTTTGCTTGATATGAATTAGGATTGATTGAGGCATCATATCTAGCAACAGCACGTAGTGTTTCTGCTGCTCTAGCATTTGTTGGATGTGTTCCAGACTGCAACTTCTTAAGTTCATTTCTATCAATTCCCATTGACTTAAGTTGTTCGTCAGACATTCCAAGTAGATTTTGACCAAGTTTGCCCTTTACAGTATTTAAGTAATTATTTACATATCCTAAATCTGCTACTAGGTTATTAGCCTTCCACTCTTTAACTCCAGCACTTCTTACTTCTTGAATGTGAGATGCTTGAACATTAAATAAATTCTTTTCTTGTTGTGGTGTTAAAACAATGCCTTGTCTTCTTAAGACTTCCTTAATGGCACGAGTCTCTGACATAAATCCTGATTGAGACTGCTTGGCAAGATTTCTAATTGATGATGGTGCAGATGTTCCAGTTGATGAGCCTCTACCAATAGAAAGTCTTCTATCAAGTTGTGAAGCAGTCATTGGGCGACCACGTTCAACATTTCTATCTAAAGCATTTACAATTTTTTCTGTTTGATATCCATCTGCAAGAAGTTGTTCAATTTTTTTCTTAAGAGCAAGTGCAGTTTTTTGACTTGTTGTAGGATATGTTTTACCACCAAATGACAACATTCCGTCTGCAGTAACTGTTGCTTTATTTCCTTGCATTCTTGCAAGCAATTTTGCACTTCTTGCTGCAAACGCTTCATTGCTTTCTTGTGTTACTCCAGATAAACCTAGGACAAGTCTATTTACTTGGCTTGGGTTAGTATTAAGAACCTGTGCTGAAGGTCCGCTTAGATCCATCTTTGGTTGGAACTGTGGAGAATTAGCAAATGGTTGTGCATCTCCAGTTCCAGTTCCAAATGCTTGTAGTTTTCCACTAAGCATTGCATCAATAATTGGTTGGAACTGTGGATCTTGTGCTATATCTGTTGGTATTACTGCTTCTCCAGGCATCAATACTGCAGGAACATTATCTTTTCTTCCACTGCCTGGAACAGATGCTGTTCCTCTAGCAAATTTCTTTGGAGCGCCACCCTTACCTGGCATCATCATGCCTGGGTTTGCTCTAGCAAAGTTTGCGGCTGCTACTGTGGCATCAATATATGCTTGACGAAGTAATCTAACTGCAGATGTTTCTGCTGTAAATGATTGGGTTAATCTTGTGTGTGCCTGGTTAAGAGATGCAGCAACTGTTGCAGCCTCAAGTTGCTCTGCATTCATATATCCAGTTTGCTCTGCAAGAATCTTTGTATTACCACCAAGTTTTAAGAATCCACCACGAAGAGCAAGGAATAGTTTAATAATATTTGCTACACCGTTGGCAAGCAAACCAAATGTCATCAACAATGTTGGACCAATAATTCCAACAAGGGTAGAGGCAATTACAATAAACTTCTTTGTTCCATCTCCAAGGTTGTTAAACTTATCAAGAAGGTTTCCAATAGTTTTAACAATTGGTGTAACTGCTTCAAGGAATGTCTTTCCAATTGGAGCAATTGCTAATTTAAGTTCTTCTACTGCTGATTTAAACTGTGTACCAACAGCATCTTCTACTGTTTTTAATTCTCTTTCTGACAATATTGCAAGTTGTTCAACAGATGCTCCAGCAAGTTGTAGTACCTTGCTTGCTTGTGTACCGTCTTTAGTTACGTTCTGAAATAGTGTAGACAAACGTGAAAATTGAAACTTACCAAATAACTGTTCAATTGCACGAGCACGATTAAGAGGATCAAGTGTATCAAGCGCTCTTGCAAAGTCAATAACTGTTTGTCTTACATTTCCTTGATTTCCTTCAACGATTGCCTTAATATTAATTCCATATCCCGCAAGCATTTCAGATGCTTTTTTAGTTGGATTAATTAATGATGCTAAACCAGACTTAAGTGCGTTAGCACCTTCTGATGCATTAATTCCACCTTCCTTCATTGCTGTTAGGAAGAATGCTAAATCTTCTACATCTCCGCCAAGTTGCTGTACAACTGGTCCAGCCTTTGGAATTGCAATTGTTAAATCTTCAATAGATACAACAGTTTGGTTTTCAACTGCGTTAAGGAAGTTAATCTTTTTTGCTAAATCTTCTGCTGCTATACCAAATGCATTTGTAATTGATATAGTTGTTTCTAGGGCTTGTGTTTGTTCTACCCCGCCAAGAACAGCAAGTCTATTTGCTTCTGCTACTTGTGCAGTAAGGTCCGCACCCTGTTTACCCATTGCTGCAGCCTGTGAAGCAAGTTCCATAGTCTTAACTGCAGAAACTCCATATTTTGTAAACTCTTTAGCAAGAGCCTCAATATCTGCAAGAGCCTTAGTTGTTTGATCTGTTGTTGTAAACATGTCACCATAAACACGCTTAAACTTAATAGCCTGTGCTTCAAGATCCATAAATGTTTTTGCTGCTGCTGTACCAAAATATGCAAGTGGTACTGTAAATCCAACCATCAACTGGCGACCAGCCCACTGGGTATTCTTACCAAAGTTTAGAAGATTGGTAGAACCCTGCTTAACTAACTGATTAAATAATGCTTGTTTCTGTGCTGCTAAGGCTGTTTTTGTGGCGTAATCATTCATATCCAATGTTCTTGGTGTGATTGCCATTGCCTTCATTGCACCAGATGCATCACGACCCATCTTAATATATTGAGTCTGCATCTTCTTGACACGCTCTTCGGCTACCTTGCCAATTGTGTCAAACTCTTGTCTAAATAACTTTCCGAATGTCTTAGTAGATCCGCCTGCATAACGGAAATACTCACGCATAGAGAGTTTATTTTTCTCCAGTGCGTGAGTAAACGACTCCGTTGAAGTTCTTACCAACCCCATCTGGGCAGAGAATTTGCCAGTGGCATTAATAGCGTTTAAAAGATTAGTCTGTAGATTCTTTTGTGCTGCTGCTGAGGCTGCACTATTCTTTGCTACAGAAGAATGGAAGTTGGCTAATTGACGCTGTAAGTTTTTAAGTTCTGCCAGTGCCGCTGACGTATCAATATGTACGCCAATATTAGCATTTACATCAGCCATTCATTTACACCTCTTTTAAGTATTAGTTGTTTGCAAGTACTGTATTTAAAAGAGTATTTGCGTCTGTTAGTTTAACTCCAGAAGCGGCTTCAATAACTTTGTAAACTGTTGGGAGATCTAGGATCTCTTCTAGTTTGTTGATATCTTTAGACAGGTCTGGACTGTACTGCTCCATTGCAATTTGTACACATTCAATAAGAAGAGTCATTGACTTCTCGTTATCTTCTGCCACCCCTGCTACTTGTTCGAACTTCTTCATAAATGGACGGAGCAAAGAGATCTTAAGTGGACGTACCTTAATCTTTGAGCCATCCATAAGGGTAAGTTCTGTGCCCTCATGTACGGTTGTTGCCATGTATTTCCTCCTATATAGGTTAACTCAATTATAGCATAAACAGGCTATTTTGTTAAGTTTTCGTAATCTAATCCCATTCCAATACCAAACCCTAACTTCTGGGCTTTAGGTCCTTGTAAGGATAGAATATCATTTGAATCGTTGGTCTGACCTTTACTAAATACTCTTGCTTTCATGTCTTCCCATTCCTGCTGCCCCTTGCCTTTTCCAGACTCTGCATCTAGGTCAACTCCTTGAATAGCAGCCATAAATTTCTTTTCTGCATAATCTAATTCTCTACTTACCTCTAGTGTTGCCATGAGTTCTGGCATAGATAGTGATAATTCTAATTCATGATAGTCTTTCCAAATACCCAACAAAAATACCTCTGACTCTAATTTAGCAAGGTCTAGGTCATCCCAACTAGAACCGCTTTCTACAGCCTGATCTTTTACTGGCTCTTCAGATTTTTTGTTAATTCTAATTCCAGCAGATACATCTAAAACCTTATAAATTGTTGGCATGTCTATGCTATCTTCAACATCTTCTACGCTTCCAGATATTGGTGGATAGTATTGCTTCATACATACACGAACACACTCTACTAGGGCTGCTATGGCTTCATCATCATTTTTAGTTACCTTGACATTTTCAAATGCCTGCATAAATTCACGTAAATACTTAATCTTTAATGGCATTATTTCTAATTCTGTACCATCAAATAAATGTATTATTTCACTTTTATATACTGTAGTTGCCATAGAAATTCTATTCTACCATAAAACAACAAAGCCCACATCCGAAGACATGGGCTCTGATGTATAGTTAAACTATTAAGACAATAGGTCTCCGAAGGTACGATCAACGATCTTACCATATGAGCCTGAAGTATCTTCTGGTAGCAAACGGAATGATACTTCAAACATTGAAGCCTCATCACGCTTTGCTGAAACTGTTACGTTTTCGATTGACAAAGCACGGTATGCTGTGTAGACACGCTCCACGAATGGAGAATCTACGCAATCACCTGTACCAGGACCGACTGCAACAATTCCACGCTCTACTGGACATTCGCCAATATCACCTGCAGATAGGTTCAAGACCTGACCTGAGTGAGTTGACTTTGAACCAGTTAGTTCGTCTGAACTGAATGCCAACGCCAAGAGAAGATTCTCTAGTGTTGCCTCAGCAAAAGCAGTTGCAAGATTAACCTGCATGCCTTGCTTATAAAGTTTTGCAACGTCAAGAATTTGGTCTACCTGGACTTCACCGAAGTCTGGTTGGAACTGCATTTCTAGACCGTTCATGGTGTAACCTACGTTTGTGTAATCCGCATCGTTTGAGAGTGTTTCTCTAAAAGATACTTCTGTGCTAAACGGCTCCAGGGTTGCTGGAGTTAGGGTTGTGTCTGCAACGAAAAGTGCTGCTGCACCAACAATAATGTTGGACGACGTTCCACGACTGTATGCCATATATTCACCTCTTCCTTAAGAATAGATATTAAGTTGTACGGCGTTTGTGTTTCCTCACCATAATTATAACAGCATTTTTATGTGTATCTTTGGGACGTTCCAAGGGTATCTGTAGTATGGTAGTCATACTCTATGACCAATTTATTCAAAAATAGTGTTCGTGCTGAGGCTAACTCGGCTATATCTCTTGCCTCATCTGCCTGATAAACCTTAATATTATGAAACATTACATTTTTAGTAATAGCATTGCCATTTTCATCTTCTATGTCATTAACGGATAGCCAGGCGTTTAGATCTTGGGCTGCTGAATCTTCTCTATCTAGACACTCAATAATTACCCTGGTCGCATCAAAAAGTTTGGTCAAGTCTGGGGCATAAATAAAGTATACAAGTTGCTCTCTTTTATTTCTATAAAATGCATTTGGTCTAAATCTAATAAGCCTATCAAACATAACTACTATAGCATTTGGGTTATTTTTAATATAAACGCTATCATTATAAATGTCTTCTATATTAATTGGGCTTTGTGCTGGGAAAAATGGTTGAAATGGGTTAGGTCCATCTGGAATCAAACCAAACTCTTTTAACTCGCTGTTTATATAAGCATTAAGAAATGTTGGGGGGAAGCCAGTCTGAGCATAAGTATTTAAAGTCATAGGTCTATTCTACACCAATCTTTGCATTTGCTATCCACCTAAATCCAGTATCGACTCCTTTAGATTTACCCAGTTTTGATCCAGCCTTAAAGTTCTTCTTATATAGAACTGGCTTCTTTATATAATCGTAAATTCCACTAGCACGTAAAAATGATTGCTTAAAATATTTAAGAATAAACTCATCTATTGTTCTTTCAAATGATCCAGCAACATACTCTCCGCCTGGGTTTCTCACTGTTACTGGATTCTTGGTAAAGATAGTCTCTCCGCCTTGTTCAAAAACCAATACTGAAGATTTCTTGGGTGTTATAGTTACTGGTATGCCGTTTTCCATAATGCTTGCTTTATTATAAAATGGAACATTTGAATCTTCTTTTAATGTTCTAGATTGTCTAAACTTTGAGTTAAATGTTAAACCAAGATTACTAACTGTATAGTCTATGTCAAATAGTCTTGCGCTAGGGCTTCCTGTTTGGTACCACTCGTACACATGGTGTAGGGCATTAGGATTACCTTTAGCAGAAACATCTACATATGCAGCCATTGCTTGTATTGTTCCTGCACCAAGATTTTTTAAAAATACTGACTTACCTTTTTGCACACCATCTAAAAATCCCATAGAGTATTTAATAATATTACCAACCTGAGATTCAAATTGTTTTGAGTTTGTTGTTATTCTCATTAGTCACTCACTGTTTGATTCTCTGTCCTACGCCAGAGCATCTTAAAATATTCGACACTTCCAAAAGGTCCTAGGAAAGGCTCTACTGTAGCCATTTCGTAAATGGTTCCTCTTCCTGCTCTAGCCCCTGCAGTCTCTTTATAAATAATATCATCATTAGCACTTCTTATGTTTGTAACTAGAATATTTGTAATAGCGTTTTCAGAATTTGTAGATGATATTCTTGGATCATTTTTTGTTCTGGCAATTAGTTTATTTTCATACTGTAAAAATGTTTCAGGCTTAATATCTTCTGTTCCTGCACCACCAACATTTGTTGCGTTGCATATAATTGTTCTGTCAAATACCCAATCTTTTGTAGCCTGACCATATTGGGTTTGTTTAATTATTGGGTAGTAGATATCAGCCTTCATCGGGTACATGAAATCTGTTTCTGGACAGCATTCCATTATAAGACTCCTGGACGGATAATCGTTTCTACGTATTTATCTAATATCTTGTCAACCAGAATATTGCCAGTGCCGTCTATCATTCTCTTATCGTATTCAATCTTAAACTGGTCTGTGCTATAGTTTTTAATATATCTCTTATAGTAGTCAAGTTTTCCACATTTGATATCTTCAATTAACATTTTTACTGCATCTGTAATATCTGATGGGACTACCTTATATCCAGTTTCTAACAAAAAGATATAGTCAGTTCCTTCTGGAAACGCTACGGCTGGGACTATAGTCTGAACATTGCCACTATCCTCTGTATCAAAAAGACTAATTGAGTCTGAAGGCGCTACAGGAATACTTGGGTATTTTCTTTCTGCACGGTTCATAGCATCTGTTGTTTCAATTGGGTCTTTTGTAATAGCAGACTTATCTTTAGTAATTATATAGTTATAAGATTTTAAGGCTGGACCATTAACTGTATCGCTAAGGTCATAAACTAACTCTGCATTTTCGTATGCCTTTAAAATCTTATGTGTTCTTTTCCAAAGTGGTACATAGTCTGTACCTTGACCGACAACCTCTAGATATGTTCTATCATAATAGAAACCACCAGTTATTGCGTCAATGATTGCTCTTGCAAGGCTTTCATATTCTGTGTATGCAGCAATATCTGTTGCTGTTCCAGAAGTGGCTAATGTAGTTGGGTTTACATATGGTCTAGCAACATCTAAGTTATCTTCAACTACAATATCTCCACGCTCTCCATCAACATCCTCATAGATGCTAAGGGCATAGGATTTATCATACTTCACAAAGTCTCCAGTTAAAGAATATGTAAGTTGAGAATTTGCATTAGAGGTTATGAACTCCTCTACTTCTGTTTGTTCTGCAACATCCTCAATAACCAAAATATAGTCAGCGTTATTATCTGGAACTGTATAAGTAACTGAAAGTGGGTATGGTGGAATTCTTAAAATATTCATGCTTGTTTACCGTAGTATGAGGCTACTTCTTCAGGAGATGCTATTCGCACTAACCTGTGAGTGAGCCACTTTTCCGATGCCTCCTTTGAGACGATGTTATAGCCTACAGTTATAGGCTTAAGGTTATCCATATGTAGGTTTTTATCTGAGTAAATTGCAACCTTCTCTTTTGGATCTTCTGGCTTAACTTCAACGCCATCTATTGTTGGTGGGAAGAATGATGCAATAACTTCTAGAATTTCTAATTTAGTATTTGACCCATATAGATCAATGCCGTTCTTTTTGGCATAGGACTTTAGTTCCATAACGGTTTGCTTTGATAATTGTTCCATTGTTGGTTTCATAAAATCTCCTATGCTTATTTGTAATTATACCAGAAAAGAATAAGGAGGGTAGTTTTTACGCTACCCTCCCTATAAGTGATTGGTTAAATCTTAGGAATCAGCACTATCTGAGTCGACATAAGCGACTGCATCTAGTTCTTCCCATTGGATACCAAAACGTACGAATACTGTGTATTCGATTGTGTCCTTCTTTGCAACGTACTCACGATTTACTGTGATATCACGTTGGAAGCCCCATACACGGTTCTGAGGGAATGTCAAGTCGACATAACCTGCAGGGTAGTAAGGAACCTCAAGAACATCTACACCAAGTACACGAGTTGTACGTGAATTACCAAGTGTTTGTGCAGTTCCATCAAGGAATTCTTGACGGTTTGCCTGTGTGCTACCAATGCGATCTGAGAACGCTGATGAAATAGCATCTGCTAGTGTACCGTTGTTACGAACAATACCAGCAAAAGCGTCAGTACCTGCATAGAACTTAAGGTTTGACTTAAGTGCACGGTACTTGCGTGGCATTGCTAGAAGCAAGCCCTGCATTACTGATGTTGTGTAGTTGTTGTCTGAAACGGTTGCTGCGTACTCGTGTGCGTCGTTTCCGACTGTTCCACGGGTCTGCTTGATAAAGCCAGGCATGATGGAAAGGAAGGCATCTGCGCCTGTTCCTGTACCATTAATTGCAAGGTCTTCGATATCGTTAGCAAATGCATTAGTCATCAAGCGAACTAGATGATCTTCAAGTGCACCGCCTTCAATATTGTCTTCTAGTGCTTCAGTAGAGACTTCCCAATCAAGACGAATCTTCTTGGTTGTCAATTCTACCTTAGTAAAAGTAGCGCCTGCGTTTGTGTAGTCTGGTGCTCCTTGAGCAGCAGCACGGATTACACGTTCTCCAACGTTGACCTTTTCGATCTCCATTGTGTTAGCACGCATTGTAACTCTACGACCATCTTTGGCGAGAACTGTTGCATCCCACACGTAGTCGATGAAGCGACGAGCCTGCTCTGGTGCTAGAATACCACCTGCAGCGCCAGTTGGGTTTACTGCGTTTGGTCCAGATGTTGATCCGAATGCTGCTGTTGCAGTGTTACCGAGTTGTGATCCTACAGATGATCCTGCAGAGTCTAAACCAGTTGCACTACCAACACCACCAGATACGAAACCGCCCTGAGAGTTAATCTCATTGCCTGCTCCGCCTGATCCAGGGTAGTTCTTTTCTAGATTGTTATTTTGTTCCGACATATTGTTCACCTCCTAGTGATTTTTACCTTAGTTAAATAGGTCGGTTGATGTGAGGAAACGACCGCCCCATAGGGATTTTTGAACCTTGGTAGGCTCAAACTGCACGACCTCGCCTAGATCGCCAGACTTGCGGAAAGCGGTATCTTGCTCTACGGCATCTACTCGCTTGCCAAACTCATTAAAAACTCCCTTGACATTTTTTACCTCATCAGATACGGTCTTAACCTCACCTGATACGGTGTCAAGAGATTTGTGTAGTGCAACAATTTGCTCGTTAAGAGACTTAATAGTTGTTGCAAGATCGCCAAAGGCATTTGTAAGAGAATTCTTGATTTCTGCAACTGCCTCAACAATTGCTTCATCAGACTTTGCTACAACAGTTTCTGTTGCAACAACTTCTCCCTCTTCTGTTTTTTCGACAGAAGAATCTGCACTACCATCATCTGACTTGGCAACTGCAAGTTCTTCAACTGCTGGTGCTTCGTCAACGACTGCAGGAGTTTCTACAACTTCTGCTGGCTGTGCCTCTGGAGCGACCTGAACTTCTTCAACTGCAGCATCAACTGCTGTTTCTGTTGTTTCATTCATAGGACTAACCTCCTTTGTAATCTTAATTGTACTAATGCCTTTAGCACTATCAACTAAGAACTTTATCATTTCTGCTTTTTCATTATCATTCTTTTCAACAAAACCAATGTTTTTCATTTGCTTTTCAGTAACTGGGTGTGAAACTGTTTCTGCATCTGATAGGATAACCATTCCTGATTCTTGATCATAAAAAATATTTTCTGTATCTACCTTTGAAATCAAACCACCAAGAACATTGTGACCATCTTGTTTTTCAATTGATACAATATTTGCAAACTGATTTGCAGGGGAGTCAACTAATGAGAGTTCAAAAAGATCATATTCCTTGATAACACGAATTGTCTTATCCATCTCTTCATTAAATGCATCATCCCAGGTCTTGATGTTTCCACCAATAGAGAATCCTGTGTAAGTTCCATCTAGAACTTTCTCCCAGGCATCCTGTGCACCCTTTGAAACATACGCTGAAACGTATACTCCACTATAAAACTTTTTTGTACTTGGATCGAAGTAACGATCTTCTTTAAAAGAAACAATCTTACCAACTGCTGAAGGCTGGTGCATCTCACGTAGATTTCCACGGAAGTTCTTAAATGCATTTATACTAGACTCTGTGGTTACAATGTCGCCCTGCTTGTCAATATTATCAAGAGTGGCAAAACCTGACACCATACGGCGCTCAACATCAACTTTTCCAATAGGCATTGATAGACGAACATTGTCGCCATCAGTCACCCAATGAGCCTTATTTATTAACATATCGATACCATTATACCAAACATTTTCAACGTTATCTCAATTATTGAGATGCTCTACCTTCTCCTTGTGGATTGCGTCCAGCCACCGTTGTAGTAGAGTCTGAATTGTTATTAGTTCTCTCAGCATCTCTTTCACGGTTCCCTGCCAGATTTGCTCTGGAGTCAGTTGCTTGACGTGGTGACATTACAAATGGTTCATCGCCATCTGCCCTTTGTGGCAAGTCCAACTTCTCACGAGCCTCGTTTGGAGTCATAACCTGTGTCTTTACATATCTTTCAATAATCTGTGATTGTGCAATTTCATCAGTCAAGGTAAGTTCATTAAACTTAAGTTCAAGTATATCTGTTTTTTCTTTAATAATCTTATTGACAACCTTTTCCAAGTGCTTTTGGGCTGGGCGTGAAACCTGCTCCTTAAAAGTTCTATCCTGTGAAAGTGCTGCAGCAATGCCTGAATCTGCTCCACCTAACTTAGAGATTGGAACTTGATGGGCAATGAGAATGTCATCACGGTTCTGTTTACGATACTCTTTAAATGAGCCATCTTGAATGCCGTTTTCAACAGCCTCCATTTTAAACTCAACCTTGTTTTGATCAGTATCTCCAGGAAGCGGGATATAAAGAGTTCTGTGTGACTGAGACTTAAGTCCAGTCTGCAAGAATCTAAACATCTTGTCTTCTCCCTCAGCAGATAATTTTGCACCCTTTAAGGTAACAACATATCTAGGAACAGCCTTATTCTCAAAGTAGTCAATATTGTATTGTGATGCAAGTTGATCTCCAATAAGAGATGGCAATGCAGCAACAATATCTGGAATACCATAGTATGTGTTTAGAGGAGAGTATTCCTTATAATGAATAATCTCATTTGGTCTTGTGTCAGCAGTCATTGGGTTTTGATTGTTAGCCCCAAAATTACGGAAGTAAACTACGGAATTTCCAATAATTTGAACATATCCATCACGAAGACGGCGGACACGAACAGTTGTTGCTGGAATATGACCAACATATCCAATCTCTCCAGTTACGGTACGACCAATTTCTAGGAAGCCGTTACCTGTAGCCTGAACATCTGTATAAAACTTTTCCATTGTCTTTGTAAAAGAATCATCATCATTAAGGTTTTCTAGCCAATCCTTTAATTCTAACTTCATTCTTTCAATACGGCGACGAGCACGGTCAACTGCTCCTTGATCATCATTCATTTCAAACCTTAACATTGTTCTATCTGCTACCTCAAAGTAGTATCCAAGACCAACAACGTTTTCTACCTTTGCATCAATAGCAGCGTGATTAGCAAATGAAGTATCATAAAAGTTAGCCAACTCATACATGTTATATGGTGGAGTAATTACATCAAATAGACCATAACCATTACGATATACAGTTCCAGGATTGATTGCCTTTGATGATGCATCTACACCAGATGGTGTTGCATTTGCTGCATCTAGATATGCTGCTGTTGGAGTAATAACTGCCTTTGCAACATTCCGTGAAGTTTTTCTACGAAAGTTTTGATTTAAACCATTATAGTCTTTAAGGTTTTCCCAAGACTTATTAAAAGGATCTTGTTCCTTAAATGGGCTATCTTCTTTTGGCTGGGTGTTTAACCCAACTCTTATATAATCATCAGTCATCGCTACCATACTTATCATAGGTTTGTCGTGCTGCTACCCAAGCACCGTGGTCATTCATAGAAGGAATCAAACCGTTCTTCATTCTATCCATTTGCTCAGAATACTCTTCTTCGCTAATTCTTGTTAGCCCAGGAACAAAAACGGGCTTTCCTTCACCATCATCGCCATAGTGCATAGCGGCTTTTCTTAATTCTGCAATCTTTGAGATATCTCCACGCTCTGAAGGTATGTTTAAAACACTACCGCTTCCGTCAGTAAACCAATTGCCATCTGACTTTTTGTACACGTATAGACCCCAATTGTAGTCTTTTTCTATTACTTTGCGTCGGACATTGCCAACTTTTTCAAGAATTTTGTCATCCATAACCACAAGTATAGCATACTATACTGGAATCTTGACCGTGGTCTGCCAATCTGTATCGGAATACAGTCTCAACTTTTCAGCATCAAATATCATGCCTTCAGAGTCATCAATGATAATCTTATTAGTTCCAAGGTAGGTTTTATAAACATCTGCAGGGTTAACTCCGTATAGGTCTGAAGCCTCAACTACCAATACACCTTCCCAAGTAAAGTTATTTAGCCAGTACTGCCACTGGTAGTTTGTAACTCCATCAGTCTTAACCCTAAGCCAAGGTCTAGTAATAGTACTCTGTACCTGCTGTAGATTATTAGCCTGGTAGTAGGCTATATTATTAAATAGCATTGGTCCTGTTAGATTAATACCGCCAAGGTATGCATCAAAGTTTAGGGCTGTTCCAAATGCAATTCCTAGTACACCCCACTCTTTAACTGTTAAGACTGGCTCTCTAACCAATATTCCATTCCAGTAATAGGCTAGTCCATTAAATGGTAAACCAGAGGCTAGGCTTTTTGCATATATCTTTGCCCTTGTTCCCTTTTCACTATCGGCAACCATATAAAACTTAATTGTGTCACCTTTATAGTCAATTTCAAACAACTCTGTTGGAATAATTGGGAACTGCTCATCATCATATCTCATCCAAATTTGAGCAGCACTTACACGATAGTTTGCTGCTTGCTCTTGGTTGATTGGAACAGCAATACCACGATTAACCTGCTGATCAAATTCTCCACGAACCTGTATTCCAGTTTTTCTATTTAGGTATAGATATGGCGTGCTTCCCTTATAAATGCTAAATGGGTTCTTTGATTTATAGTCATAGTAAATGCCAGAGCGCTTGTATGGAAATACGTTAAGACCAAATCTGGTTCCAATTGGGTTAAACGAGTTATTGTTCAATGCCTGTGATGCAAATTCTAGCCTGCTTAGTTTTATAGGCTTTGTTAAAATATTTCTAAGTTTAAACTCTAAATGAAAAACAATAGCCAAGTCATTAAAGTCTACAGTCTTTGTTGGGTAAATAAGGGTATTGTCAACAACCTCAAACTTTGTTGTTGCCCAAGATGGATGCTGATCTATATCAATTATCTTATCACTCTTTGGAGTCTCTACAATAGTAAAAGAATCTTGCAAAGCGTTTGCACCTTCGGCAATATACTGGAAGGTTATATAACTTCTTATAGAAGCGCTTGACGTATCATACTCATAAAACTTTGCAGACTTTTCTAGCATATCTTGATAGTTAGCCCACCCAGTGTGAAGTATATTATCTAACTGTGCGTAAGTATGCTGAAATGGGTTCTTATATTCTTCTTTTAGATCGCCGTAGGTCCAACTTTCTAGTACCGTCTCAGTTTCTGAAAGTTTATCTGGTGATGGATATCCTATATTAAACTGTAAAAAATCTAAATCATAAAATTGGTTGCCAACATCATTAGTTACAAATTGAGCAAAATATGATAGTGGAAGATAGTCTTGCCAATATCCAGAAACACCAATATCTAAGAAGAACTTGTCATAAGCCTCTGTTGGCAATAATGTATAACTTGCTGTATGGGCTATTAGAGCAATAGCATTTTCTTCTTCCAGCACTCCGCTAATTGATAGGTCATCAAATATTGCTATTCCAGTAGACAAAAAGTAATCAGAAATACTAGAAGCATTAAATCCAGTACATAGACCAAACGAATAAATTTTACCAGTAAAAGTATTTAGTGGTTCTTCATCTCCGCCGATGTATGTTTGTAGCCCATTTTGATTACCAAAAAATGCTGAAACATTTTCTCCAAAATTATTTGAAATATCATCTAGGTTAATTCCAACAGAAAACAACTGATCAGACTCTAAAGATGCTGTTGTGTATAACTCTTCATCTGTTCCATTATAGTTAAGAACATATTTAATAACATCTTCTTCTTGCTTAATTATAAAGTAATCTCCAGTTAATGTGCTATATATCTTGATTAGTGTTTGTGGCTGTACGGTTGGTCCCGACTCTGGTCCTATGTCTGATGTACTGAATACTCCATATATAGCCTTTACCTGATCATTTAATATATTAAACCTTGGGAAGTTAAAATAGCATTGTTCTGAATTCCATCCAACATTAGGTCTAAATGTAATGAATTTATAAGGTTCAATTGGTCCAGACTCTACTGTTTGAACTGCCTGACAATCATCATATAGGTCTTGTAGTGTTTTTGAATCTAAAAATATTTCTGGAAGTTCATATTCTGGAGTTGTCAAAGATGTTGAAGTTGTAGTTAAGTTATCAAAACTACCCTGCTGCCATTGTGCAAAATCTGGGTAAGTATAGTTAGAAGTATAATCGGCAAATGGATAATCTATAAAAGCAGATGTTCCACCGTAGGCTGAGTTAATACCTTCTGGAGACAAAACACCTTGACCGTATACCCATCTACGCTTTGCAACAGTAATTGGAATTTGATATGAATATATTGCAACACAGTCAATTTCTACTGGAGTAACATCTGAGTAGGCATAAAAGCCAAGCCAGTCTTGTGAATCTCCATTTAGTGTTTCTTCTGGCAAAGCAATAGTTGCAGTATCTATTGCCATAGATATAACCTCTTCACCATTTAATAATACTGTTGCTGAGTTTCTAATTAAACGAACCTGGATAAGCATTGGTCTAACCCATTCACCAACAAAGTGTGAAGCAAAGTTATCTCCTATTACAAGAGTTAAAAATCCACCCTCAACATAAAGACCATTAGATCCAGCAATAGGACCAAATATTCTTTTTGGTGTTGATGCACTTGAGTTAATTCTTGCCCAAAACTCTACAGTATATTCTTTATATCTTCCTACCTCATTTAAAAATCCTTTTCCTGGGACTATCAAAGAAGGTCTTCCTGAATCATTTGGAATTAATCTAGTAACACCTGATGCTCCATAAACAAGAGGGATGCTTGTATTTTTAGCAAGCAAAGCATTATTATTTACAATGTAGTAGCCCTGGTTTCCAGATAAACCGTATGCTGCTGCTGGAACAACTTTGTCTGTTGTAGTAATTGCTATAGTTGATGGAAAAGTCTGGGGTGTAATTCCTAAAGACGTTGTGTTAAACTCTTCAGACCATTGACCAACACTTATTCCGTTTAAATAAAATTGATAGGCTTCTGGGGTTGGTCCACCACTTACTGTGGCAATTTTTACAACTGCACGAAGATTAGTAAACTCATTAGGGATTTCAAATGTTCCAGATATAAAACCCCATTTTTGGAAAAGATTTGTATCAAAAGTTTCTAGTTTTTGCACTGTCAAAGATGTTGTAGTATCTGTATATTCGTATCCAATTGAAACTGAATCTAAATAGGCGCTGTTTGAATAAAAGTACCCACCAACAGAAAATGTACCAAGATCAGAGTTTAAGTCTTGAAAATTTACTAAATCTGGACTAATACAAATAATATCATTAGTGGCTCCAGTTGGGACATCTCCTTGAAGTTCTACAGTTATGCTATCTTTAAATGGCTCATCTGTTGTTGTTCCTTCTGAAGCAGTACCGCCAGTTACTGACCACTCATTCTCAACATCACGTTGAGCCTCAGTAATTAGGGTTATGTAATCAGCCTGATCATCTAACGCCCAAAGAACTAGCGGATGTTCGCTGTATATCTTTTCTGCATATAAATTGGAAGGGTTAGACATTTTTCTCCTATCCCCTTATTATAGCAGGCTAGAGACTAATAAAGTTTGATCTCACAAGCATCTGTAGAACAATACTTTTCAGACTCGGCATCTAGATTATCCTTGCCATCATAAATAGCAGACCAGTCAATCTTGCCAATTGTTCCTACGTAAGCATTATATTCTTCTCGTGTGATCTCTGTATAAGGCTGTTGCGGATAAGTCTTATTTCCCATTGGAAGGAATGAGACTGCCTTGAGTTGTCCCTCGTACATGTTGAGTGCTGGAGCAACAAACTTTTTCTCTTCTTCCTTATCAAATGATAGTGTTACAGAAACACCATTATCTGACCAGTACTTCTGAGCAGTTGCTGCCAAACCAATTTTTTCAAATAGGCTAACCTGCTTCTCAGAACGCTTATGTCCTGACGCAACTGGGAAATATACAACTTGTGTATTTGCTGATACAAGATCTGCTTCAATCTTATACCCTGCTGCTTTAAATAAATGAAGCATTGGATCTTGATCTCCAAAACGAATAGCACGAAGATAGAATTCTCCGCCAGGTCCCCAGTGAACTCCAGGTGTAGCACCAGAGAGAAGTGAGACAGATCCTGAAGGCTTAACAGTTGTTACACGAACTGATTCACGAACACATAGCCACTCGGAATAGGAATGATCGTATTTACGAATTGTATTATATCCTTCATCCATCCATTCACGAATAACTGGAAGACCGTGCTCATCAGCAAATGCAGCAATACCTGTAAGAGATGTACCAATACGGCGGTTACGTTGCATAATACCGTTTGTCTGTTGCCAATGCGTTGGCATAAGAGTAACAGTCTTACCATACAAATATGCAAACTTCAATGTCTTTAGAAAGTCTTCTTTAGATTCATGACGGTTTAAGTGCACTTCTACAAGTGTACAAAGTTCATATGATTCCAATGGCTGCTCTGCACAAGGATTAAAACCCATAATTCTAGAATCTTTTCCATCTGCAGGATCTGCAAGACGACCAAAGTTTCTAGCAACATCAAGCCAAATAAAACCTGGCTCACCATTATCTGCAATTAGGTCAACATAGTCTTCATACTTTGTTCCTACTTCTGCAGCAATAGAGTTATTACTCATCCATGCCCAACCTGGTTTTTCTGGATCATATGAGTTGCGTTCTGGAAATACCTCTGGATTTTTAAGATTAATAAAACCTTCATCTCCAGGAGAGCCCAAAGCAAGAGTTGCTGAGCGACGAACATTGCCAGATACTACACATGTCCCAATAAGATTTACAATGTCGACAATAGCACGAGAATCAAGAACTTCTCCCGCTCTAGAGCCAATTACATTACGAATCCGTGTATGGAGATCAATAAGTGGTGCTGGACCGCTTGCAACGCCTCCAAAGCCTTTAATAGGGGCTCCTAGAGGACGGATAAGGTCATAGTTGAACTCTTGGATAGGTTGATTTTGGCGCAGGAAGGAGTTAATTAAGAGACGAACTGATTCTACCCAACCTTCACGGGTGTCTGGGATTTCATAGATTGAGGCTGGTTCTGTAGGAGCATAGATAGGCATCTGCTTATCCTGACCAATGGTATCAAACCCTACACCTATACCTAACATCAATGCATCCATTACCCAAGCGAACAAGGCTCCTGGATCATTACGATCAATATCACGAGTGGATACCATAGCACAGTTTTGAAGGGAAGCAGAGTTACGCTTCTCCATAGTCATAGGTGTGCCAAATGCCCAGAGTCCACGACCTGGTGGTGTCCACTTTAACTCAAACATTCTTTGAAAGGCTTCTTGTGCAGACTTCTGTGCTTTGTTATCGTTCCATGGTAGGCGATTATCTTTAGCATGGTTCTTTTGTACTGAATACATACCCTCGATTACACGACGGCAAACCTCATGCCAGCGTTCCTTTGTACCGTCTTCTTTAACACGAGAATATGTACGAATAAATGTAATTTCTCCTAACGAGTTTGAGCCTGCGTCTGAAAAGCCAAACGGTGCTGGCACATTATTATATTTATTTACAAAATCCTCCGACAAACGGAATGAGAAAACATCTGACATTTATTTACCTTTCATAGAAAATTAATAGAGTACTTCACAAATTCGGAAGTAGTCCTAGTATATCACAAATTTATAAAAAGAAAATACGCATAAATTAGACAGTAAATGTTTAGTTTAGAGTTAAGTACTTTTGTTATAATAAAGTACTAGCAACCAATTAGCATAAGTTCGCTAAATGCTGCACCTGCTGCAGGAGTTGACCAAGAAAGTGTACCTGATCCATTTGTAGACAATGTTTGTCCACTTGTTCCATCTGCGCTTGGAAGTGTCCAGATTCTATTTGTGGTAACTGTACCAGGAGACTTAAAGCCAACATAATGTGTTGAGTCTGTGTCTGCTAATCTAAGTTCTGCTGTAGCATTAAGTGTAAATGCTGTTGTAGCAACAGCGCTTGAAAGTGTTTTGTTTGTTAGTGTATCTGTTGATGATGTTGTTACAACATTTACACCCTCAATTGCCACCACGCCAGCAGACACTCTAGAGATGGTTGTATCTGTAGCATGACCTAACTCAATGCTTCCAAGACCTAATGCTGCTGAAGTTGAAGATGTAATACCACTAACAGGAAGACCAGTAGCATTAGTTAATGTACCGCTGGAAGGAGTTCCTAGTGCACCACCTGAAGTAAGTAGTGTTGCTGATGAAGGAATGGTTGTTGAGTTAATAGTTAAACCATCAATATTTGTTACAGTAGATCCTGATCCTATAGACGTTGACCCAAGCGTTGGAGCAGAGTATGAAGATACTGTTCCCCAAGAAGCAGTAGTTCCATCTGTGGTTAAATATTTTCCTGAGTTCCCAGTTTGTGAAGGAAGGCTTATAGGCGCTGCTGCCCATTCAATTCCATTTGTTGCAGATGAATTAGCGGTAAGGATATATCCGTTTGTACCTACCCCAAGTTTTGCTGGAGTATTATCTGCAGAAGCAACTAAAAGATCTCCTTTAGCATCAAACAACGATTCATCTACTTTTCCATCTAATTGTGTTTGAATTGCTGAAGTAACTCCATTGAGATAGCCAATCTCTGTATCATCAACATTTTCAACTCTAAGTTGTACAGTTCCTGTAGCATCTGGAAGAGTAATAGTTCTATCAACAGTAGGATCTGTAACTGTTAAAGTAGTTTCAAATGCGTCTGCTGTTGTACCTTCAAAAACAAAAGCATTTTGAATATTAACAGTTGTTGAGTTTACTGTTGTAGTGGTTCCATTGACAGTTAGATTACCAGATAGGGTTAAATCTGCTGCATTAACAGTTCCAGTAAATGTTGGGTTTGCTAAAGTAGCATATGAAGAAAGATCTGTTGTTAATGCTACTGTTCCTGTAGCGTTGGGAAATGTAATGGTTCTGTCAGCAGTTGGGTCTGTTACTACTAAAGTGGTTTCATGAGCATCTTCTGTACCTTCAAAAACAATACCCGCTGGAGCAAGAATGTTTTTACTTGCATCAAGTTCTGCAACACCATTGACTGCACTTTTTTCACTATCTGGAATATAAGAACCAAGACTAGTATCTAACGAAGATGAACTTACAATATAGTCTAATCCAGACCAGTTAGTAACACCATCGCCGACTTTAATTTGACCAAGGGTGCTGTTATAGCCGATTTCACCTTCAGTAAGGGTTGGATTTGCAGTATTCCACTCGGAGGTAGTACCTCTACGAACTTGAATCCTAGTTGCCATTTATTAATCCTCCAACGTTTATTATATCAGAATTGTTCACTTGGACTACCACCATCTGCTGAAGGTAAAGCGTTTGTAAAAGTAGTGTTTGGAGCACCACCGTTTAGTGTAGCAAATAATGTTGGATAGGTCATACCATTTCCATCATATTCATATTGAGCATCAAGATATGTTGCTATTGGGTTCCACTCACCATTTAAGTAATAGTAAATTCTTTCTGTAACAGTATATAAAAATAATTGACCATTAGAGGGGCTTACTGGAAATGTACTTCCAACCGTAAGGGCTGCGGTATTTTGTACAGTATTATCAGGAAAAGTAACTCCAGTAGCGACCTTAATACCTTGTTTTACAACAAAGTCTTTATTATTAGTTGCCACTGAAGTTCACTGTCCCTTCAGCCCACATTACGCTTCGATAAGCGTCTTGTGAACCTTTACTGTTGTACCATTTGATGCTGTAACCTTTAGGCGAACATTTCCACCTGAATAGTCTGCATCTGTTGTACCAATCTGTGCATTACTCTGAACATCCGCATATTCAGTTAGATAAACATTGTTTTCTCCATTAACAGTTACTAGAACTTCTAGAACTTCAATGTCATTACCGTTAACCATTTGTACAAGATACTTTGCTGAACGGTATGCAGTTGCTGACCAAGAGTCTATAACAGTTGCATTTCCATCAGTAAGTGCCTGTGTTGCTGTTCCAATAAGAGCATCAGCAAGAGTAATTGAACCTGTTAATGCAAGGCTTGTACCTGATGCAGCACCAATGTTTGGTGTTGTAAATGATGGAGATACTAACGCAGCCTTTGTATCAAGTTGTGCTTGAATGCCTGAAGTAACACCGTTAAGATATCCAATTTCTGTATCTGAAACATCTGCCACTCTTAACTGAACAACTGTAGAATCTACTGTGATTGCAGGTGTTGCATCTGCGTATGTAAGACCAGATCCAAGAATTCCACCCACTGCATCTTGTGCTCTTTCGTCAGTGAAATACTTGTTTGTAGATCCTTCAGCAATATCATCAGATCCTAATGTACGAGTTCCGCCAAGTGATGTGGACGTACCATTAATTGTAATTGCTGAGTTTGACAAAGCATTGTTTGGAATATTTGTTAGTGTATTTGCTGAACCACTAATTGACTTATTTGTTAATGTTTGCGCTGTAGATAAATCTGCAGTAATTGTTGTATTAATGGTAAATGTATTACCAGTTAATGTTAAACCATTACCTGCTAGGTATGTACCAGAACCTGAGAACTGAGTAAATACGATTGCGTCTGTTCCAATTGTTGCTGGCTTGTTTGTTTGTACCCATCCAGTGCTGGCATTAACTGTACCTGCATATACGAATATGAAGTCACCAGAATCAACCTCAGTAGCAGTATCAAAGTCTGTAGCACGAGTTGGCTGACCAGAAGCCTGAACTACGTAAATACCGTTTTCAGATTGTGTTGTCTGGTTCTTAACAAGAACACGATCTCCTGTTGCAAGGGTTACTCCGTCAAGAGTATCTCCATTTTCAAGAGCATTTGCTAGGTTAACGTTTGCTGTTGTTGCTGCACGAGCAGACTCATGAATATGTAGACCTTCTGTAACTGAGTCTACATAAGCCTTTGTAGCAGCATCTGTCGAATCAGTTGGTGTTCCAAGACTTGTAATCTTGTAAGTTGCTAGACTAACATTTCCAGTTGGTGCTCCAACTGCGCTTAGTGCAAACTCTGAAGGGTCTACAGAAATTGCTCCTGAAGAATCATCATAATCAAGACCATTGCCTACAGAATTTCCAACAGCGTCTTGTGCTCTTTCGTCTGTGAAGTAAAGGTTTGTTCCTTCTGAAATATTTGATGTTGAAGCATTTGCTGTTGCAAACTTTGCATCTAGTTGTGTCTGAATAGCAGAAGTTACACCATTAAGGTATCCAATTTCAGTATCGGAAACATCTGCAACTCTTGCCTGGATTGTACTTGTATTTACAGAAATTGCTCCAGTGCTGTCATCATATGAAAGTCCGTTGCCAACTGCATTACCTACAGCATCTTGCGCTCTTTCATCTGTAAAGTATTTATTTGTTGAACCTTCTGCAATATCGTCAGAACCTAATGTACGTGAACCACCAAGAGATGTTGATGTACCGTTAATAGTAATTGCTGAATTTGAAAGTTTATCATTTGCAATTGATCCTGCAAGCATTGCATTTGTTACAGTTGCCGTATCGCCAGTTGTTACAACAGTACCTGTTACGTCAGGAAGTGTAATTGTACGATCTGCTGTTGGGTCAGTTACCTGAAGAGTTGTTTCAAAAGAATCGGCTGTTGCACCTTCAAAAACAATTGAGGTTTCAAATGATCCGACTGCTGGGGCTGCTGCCCATTTTAGTCCTTTTGCTTCGTTTGAGTCTGCTGTTAAAACATATCCGTTTGTTCCAGCAGTTAAAATATCTGTTGTGTTATCTGCAGTACCAACAATTAAATCACCTTTTGCATTTATGATTGATTTTGTAAGTACATCGTGTCCATTGACGGTAGCAGTACTACCCTCAACAACTAAGCCATTTTTGATTCTAAAGGCTTTGTCTACTGTTGCCATGTGGTGCTCCTTTGGGTCATGCCTTCAAACCAGTTCGATAGTACCGAATGGTCATCGGCGATAGTACGGGTGTTACCGTCATACTGATTATACCAGAATTTAAATTAGCAGTGATATTTCCAATAGCATTTGCCGTATTGGATACCGTGCCAAACTCTGTTATATTTTGATTTGTTCCATCAAAAACTATGTTTATCTCTGTACTCTTATATACACTTGTAGATGGGTGTGAAACCTGAATAAGATACTTTATGGTTCTCCAGACACTGGTATCAATAGTGTCAAATACTGTTGCTGTTTCAATACCTGTTATTGTTGATGAATTGTTGCCATCTCCACCTAATGCTTCTGCACGGTATGAGGTAGTATCAATTAAGTCTGCAAAGTCTTGTCCAGTAGGTCTATCTCCAGACTCAAACTTTGTCTTTAGCGTGGTTATTGGTACTATAGCCATATATGTGATTATATCATAAAATGTAGAAGGTACTACCGATGACTGCTATGCCAATTCCTGGAGTTGTGTTTGTTGAAAAACCAGGATAACCAATATCTTTAAACCTAACCTTGAATGGGTATATTCCCTGAACCTCTGCAAGAGTGGTTCCTATTCTTGTTATGTTTACATCTGTATATTCAGTTGGCTTTACCGATACCTTCGCAATTTCAAGGGTAGTAATTTTTTCAACTGGCATAATTAACTCTCAGCAGAAGTTACATCTTCAATTACTGTTATAGTACCCTTGCAGATTGTCCATGTGCGGGTAGCGTCAGATAATTGAATGTCAAAAATATCACCAGTCTCAAGATCTTCTGATTCACCAGAAGTAAGTGAAACAGTAAACTCACCATCGTCATCTTGTAGAGTTACTTCTGGAGAAAGTGAAACAATTAATGTATTGCTAGTTGATGGTCTAACAATATCCATCGAGATAGTCCACTCGCTAATGGTTAGTGGATTACGATTTTCATCTGTTACATAAACTCTAAATGCTGCTGTGTCTCCACGAACTACTGTCCAAAGAACATTTGGTGGGGCTGCTCCAATAGAAAAAGAATCTGATCCTTGCCCTCTGTATGTAGCCATTATAGTAAGCCTTCCTTAAGTGCTCCCCAAGTTGCTGCCCTTGATCGTGGGGATGAAACAATAATAACACCACTTGTTGAATTAGATTTTGCAACAACTCCAACAGTGACAACATTTGATGCTGGCTTAGTTGCTGTAAGCCCTCCACCAGATGCTACATATAAAACATCTCCTGCTGTATATGAAGCGGTATTAATATCAGTAAAAACACCAGAGATAACAATAATGCCATCTGAGTTATTTCCAATTGCAGACTGCGCCAAACCAACTACTGGAAATGTACCAATTGTTGCAATATCTGATTTTGCTACTGTTGGTTTAGTTGAATATCCTGTTATGTATACTGGATCTCCTTTTGCAATTGATACCCCGCTAACATTGCGAATTTCAAGGGTATGAAATGGAAGACCAATTGTAGGTAATACGGCATCTATTGCTTCTGCTAATGATTGAATATCCCCAGCAACATCTACAGGATCTGTGTTTGTTGGGTAGGGTAAATCATAAATAGTTGTTTCAGCCATTCAATTATTATACCACTTCCAAGCATAACATTTATAATAAAATAAAAAAATATTGTTAAAACTTGTTTTTTAAAGCAAATTCGTGCTACAATTAGATTAAGGCTACCGTGAGGTAGCAATTTTGCTCTAGGAGGTAATATACAATGAGAGACAAGAATAAAGGGGTTTGGTTAGGTTTAATAGCACTGGTTGGGTTGTTTGCACCTTTTAGCAACGCCGCTAATGCTCTTGAAACTAAAACTCTAATAAAAACTACAGTGGAAAAGGAATCAGCCCTCAAAGGGGCTTTTTTGGTTTCTAAGGAGAAAATGTTAGAGAAGTACGAAAATGCTCATAACTTAAGTGATGGGCAGTTGGTTGAACTATTAAAGACAGTAGGTTTCAAAGGAAAGGCTTTACGATCTGCTTGTGCAATCGCCAAGGCTGAGTCTAATGGTCGCCCACTTGCTTTTAATGGCAACCTAAAAACTGGAGATAGTTCATACGGAATGTTTCAAATAAACATGATCGGTGAATTGGGTCCAGATCGCAGGGAGAAGTTTGACTTAAGTTCAAACGCTGAGTTATTTAACCCAGTTACAAATGCACAGGTGGCGCTTCACATGACAAAGAGCGGAACAGATTGGTCATCATGGTCGTCCCTAAATGGGGCACGGTATCAGGAATGGTACAACAAATATCCATGTAAAGCATAAAATTTAATAAAAAAGACCCCATTAGACATTTTGTCTTTTGGGGTTTTTTATTGTTTAAATTTTATGAAAGTGGATAACGGATAATAATTAAGCCTGAACCACCTGCGCCACCAACAATAGTTCCACCAGTACCTCCACCTCCTCCACCTCCGCCAGTGTTTGCTGTTCCAGCAGTTCCTGTCGTTGGTGTTCCAGCGCCTCCAGCACCGCCACCGCCATAACCACCCCTTGATTGAGTACTATTAGTAAAGGCACCGCCTCCGCCGCCACCTGCATAGTAGTAAACTCCACCTACTAATTCACCAGTACCAGTTACTGACCCCCAAGAATTAAAAATAAGACCATTACCACCATTACCTGCAGTCGTTGCGGTTCCATTTGTTCCAATCTGACCTGCACCACCGCCACCGCCAGCACCACCATTGATTACTGAACCGATTCCGCCTGCATATCCTTGACCTACTGTTGGAGTGCCACCAGCATTACTGCCGTAAGCACCTCCTCCACCACCTGAACCTCCTGATGCTCCAGCCACACCACCGTTACCTCCACCACCACCGCCAACTGTAGTAAAAGTAGAAAATATAGAAGACGAGCCTCGAACTCCATTAGTACCCGCTGTAGCACCACCTGAACCTACTAATGCAGTATAAACAGTTCCTGAATTAAGAGTTTGTGAAACAGGATTAAGTAGTCCTCCAGCACCTCCACCACCAGCCTCATTTATACTTCCTCCACCGCCGCCTGCAATAACTAAATATTCAGCACCAGTAATTTTCTGGGAAGGTATAAAAGATCCAGTACTAGTAAATGTATGATAAGCATAACCACCAGCAACTGTGAGTGTTCCACCTGTTGCTTTTACACCATTAGATATTCCATATAATGTAAATGTTGAACCTGACAACAAAGTTCTTGGAGTATTATATCCATCTATGGTTATTGAAGTTATTGGGTTGGTGTCGCTACAAGAGTTTGAAGTAAATCCTACTTGCGAACTGGTAGCATTGTTCTCTGCAGTTCCGTCAGAACTCCATAATTTTCTAGTATTAGAAGTATAATTAGAGAAATAAAACTCAGTATTAGAGTAAACTCCTGCTGTTGCTGTAGTAGCAGTACTTATTCCTGAATAGGCATATGTCAGTCCAGTAGCGCTTCCACCGTCAGCACCTGTTGAACTTCCAGTACCGTACATTCTTCTATTTGCATAAGTTGCAGCAGTATTACCATTAATAGTAATTCTTAAGTCATCTGCATAACTATCTCTTCCAGATCTTGCAGAGCAAACAATCTTCAAATCAGTATAATTTTGCGGAATATTAGAAAAAACTATAGATGTAACATCTGAAGTAAGTGTATAAGTCTGAATAGGAATAATTGTATTTGGCATTAGACTGGATACCTCACAATAACTAGACCCGAACCACCATTTTTTGGGTCACCAGTTGCGTCGCCACCACCGCCGCCGCCAGTGTTTGCTGTTCCTGCTGTGCCAGTTGATATAAAGCGGGCACCACCATTTCCGCCACCACCTGCACCACCTGTTCCTGCATAGTAACTTTGACCGCCATCATATGAGCCGCCTCCACCGCCACCTGCAATATAACCGCTAACACCTGTGCCAGTAGCATTAAGCCAAGAAGATAAAGTATTTAGACCAGGACCACCATTTCCAGCATTTTGTCCTGAAGCATTACCACCTGTGTTGCCAGCACCACCACCGCCGCCGCCATGAGCATACCCAGTACTTCCTGACCCGCCATTTCCACCAGCATAGCCTTGCACTGGAGAAGTGGAAGGTGTATTTCCAGCACCACCTGCGCCACCGATGTAACCGCCACCACCACCGCCTGAGCCGCCGCTATTACCAGCCTTAAAAGAATCGTATGAACCTCCAGTGCCACCACCCGCAGATGTAGTTACCGCAAAAACTGAGTCCGAACCATTTGGATTTTTATAGGTTGTAGCAGCACCTGTGCCACCAGCACCAATTATTACGGGATAACCTTGTGGTGTTACAGAGTAAGAAGTAGAAGTTCTATAACCACCAGCGCCGCCACCACCGCCGCCAACACCGCCCGCAACTCCACCACCACCTCCACCTGCAACTACTAAATAGTCAACAGACATTGCAGTTTTTACATCAAGAATACCTGAGTTTTTAAATGCGTGGTACCAATAAGTACCATCTGTAGTAATAACATCTCCACCAGTTGCTTTAGGAACAGGAGCGGCTGCTTTGATTCCATAAAGAGTAAATGAACAACCAGAATTAAGATTACCATTTCCATATAAAGTTATAGATGTAATTGGTGAAGTATTTCTCCAAAGGTGCCCAAGAAGTTGTGTACTGGCAGTTGGATATCCACATCTGCTTATTGATGTTTTAAAAGTTGTTGCATTGGAATAATTCATTATGTGTGAAATACCACTTGTTGGATTTGTTGTATCTGTATCTCCAATAATGTATATTACTGATCCAGAATTTCTTCCTGATGTGACTGAAGTTATTCCTGTTAAATAAGTATTTGAATAATTAGATCCAGAGTCACCGTTAAATCTTAAAGAAACAAAGCCTGAACCACTTGACGTTGTTATGTTAGTTGATACAATTACCAAATCTGTATAAGTAGTTGGAATATTAGAAAATGTAATAGAAGAAACTGCTCCTGATAAGGTTTGTGCATAAATTGGGGTATAAGTACTAAACTCTCCTTGAGGACCACCACTGGGTGTAGTTGTTATAGGCATTATGCTACCTTGATTCCATATAACGCAGCAGTTGTTCCTGAAGCCCAGGTGGAACCATTTACTGGAGACAAAGAGATTGTACTAATAGCATTTGCAGAATTTCTCCAGTTTCCAGAACTAAGATCTACCTCTCCTGAGCCATTTTGGTCATTACCTGTAATTGCACGAAAACTTTTAGTTTTAGATGTACTTGAGTAATCTACAATATCTATAATGCTTACCCCAAAAATAGATGCAGAAGCATTTGCTGCTGTAATAGCAAAAGTTCTTCCATAGGTAGCACTACCACCTGTTAATGCTCCAGAACCTACTGAACTGCCATTACCCCACAAATCGTGGTTTGAGTAGTTAGCAGTAGTATCACTATTAAATACTAATTTAATTCCATCTTGTGTACTTGCAGTAGTTGATCTAGCCATCATTCTAATCTGCAAATGTGTATAATTTGCAGGTATATCACTAAAAACAATACTAGAAGCCGTACTAGTCAAAGTAACTGTAGCCAAAGCAAACATGCCACTCTGGAAGGTCGTCTGATCCCAAAGTTTAGACGACTTACCATTAGTCTGAATACTTGAGGTAGATAACCTTCTGAGTGCCACGGTTTATTGCTCCTAAAATTAGATTACGAGTACTGCTGCTTCTTCTTCTGTCAAAGGTGTTCCAGCAATTAGTTTTGCTCTTGCTGATGCTTTGAGTTCCGCCAATGCTTCGGCTGCTGCTACACGCTCTGCTTCTGCTTCTAGAGCGGCTGCTGCATCTTGATCACGCTGTGCAATTTCTGCAGCAGTCAAGGGAACAATCTTTTGTTCTCCACTGGCGCAATCAACTACGATCTTTGTTAATGCTTCAGACATTATTCAACTTCCTTCCATGAGGTTGTATCTTCATCCCATGTGAAGAATTTTCCTTCTTCAACAGGCATAGGTGTTGGGGCTTCCCAAAGACATGTGTCTTCGTTAAGGTTCCATGAATCAAATGGCTTAGGTGGTATGAAAGCATCTCTGCCTGCATCATACTTAAAGCCAATACCCGCATAATTCTTGCGGTATGGAGTTCCACCATTTGAGTGTACTCCTCCGACGGTATTGTAAGAAGTTTTCTTCCATGTACCGCCAAGTCCTAGATCATCTGCCAAAAATTCTTGACCACGATCTTCTTGTGCATCTGCAACTACTAAAACACGAAGGACTGTGCCCTCTGCGTCAATTTCTGCAAAATGTGCCATTACTTACCTCCTTGTTTGTATAACTTATTATAGCATTAAAAATTTTTGTTATGCTTTGTATCTGATAATTACTATACCAGAACCACCAGAACCACCTTCATAGTAGTTAGAAGAAGTAGGTGAACTTCCACCTGCACCGCCGCCACCGCCAGTGTTACGGTCTCCGTTATTTCCTGCTCCTTCATCATTTGCTTTGCCGTTTCCTCCGCCGCCTATGCCTCCAGAACCAGCAGTTGTTCCTCTTGCTCCAGCACCGCCACCACCAGCAAAGTAAGTTGTAGTTCCGTTATACCAAATTCCTACACCAGCGCCACCATTTCCTGAAGTTGCACCTGAAACACCTGCAGCGCCTGCGCCACCGCCGCCACCGCCACGAGTGCCGCTACCTGCACCACCTGCATTACCCTGAGAAGAAGGAGAAACGGAGCCACCTGATCCAGAAGAACCAGCGCCACCACCACCAGAGGCTCCTGAAGTACCTGTAAATCCACTACTTCCATTATCACGACCACCACCGCCACCACCTGCAGGGGCAAGAGTAAATGAACCAAACCCAAAGGTTGTTGTGTTTCCATTAGTTCCATTAGTTCCAAAACCTGAGCCTGCTGCATTAACTCCTGGTCCTGCTGCGCCACCTGCGCCAATTGTAATAGTTCCTGATGCTCCAGAAGGAAAAGATGTTAAAGAAGTTAGGTAACCTCCTGCACCACCACCTCCTGCACCATTACCTCCACCTTGAGCACTTCCTGCACCTCCACCACCAGCAAAAGCAAAGACATCTGCGGCTGGAATTGGTGCGGTAGTTGAAAAGGTTCCCGAAGAAGTAAAGGTATGGTAAACATAAGTACCATCAAATACTATATTTCCACCAGTTGCTTTGATTGAGTTACCTGCAGTTTTTGCAGCGTTTTTAATTCCATAAAGAGTAAAAGTTGAATTCTCTGAAATTGTTCCAGCGGATGAAGATATATCAATACTTGTTATAGGATCAGGGTTTGACCAAAGACCTGAGGCAATTATTAAATAGGCAATAGTTTGGTTTGCTTCAGTGGTGCAATCAACAGTGTAAGTTTTGTAAACATAACCCGTATAGTTTGGTATATTAATTTCTGTATTTGAAAATACGTTATCTGTTACAGGAGAGTTTACTCCTGGAAATCTTCCTATATCACCAGCAGTAGTTGCGCCAGTTCCAGTAGCAACGCTATCCCCACGTCCTTGAGCGTAGACGGAAGAGTAGCCTGTTGTGCTTCCATTAAACTTTAATCTTGCAATAGTTCCAGTATTTCCATCACTAGTTCTTGCAGAAATAAGTATTTTTAAATCTGTGTAATTTTGAGAAATATTAGAAAAAGTAACAGTTGATGTACCGCCTACCCCAACAGTAGTTGAACTAAGTTTTGTCATTGTCTCTAAACTCATACTGGATACCTCACAATTACAATACCTGAAGCACCATTAGATCCCTGGCGAGAGTTTACGCTAGTATACGATCCTCCACCACCGCCGCCGCCGCCATTAACTGTTGGACTTGTTGGATTTACGTTTCCACTTGAACTTTGTTGTCCACCAGTTCCAGCATTTGTACCAGCAGTTCCTGCTGTACCAGTACTACCATTGACGTAAATACCTCCAGAACCTCCAGAACCAAAATGTGTTAAGCCTGAAATAGTTAGTCCAGAAAATATATTTGATAAGGCATATCCCTGTCCACCAGCACCTGAAACACGAGTAGATGTATTGGCTGCTCCACCAGCAGAGGTTGCACCTCCACCTCCACCACCAGCATATCGCTCAGGTCCGCTACCTACTGCAAAACCTGCACCACCAATATTTGTATTAGAACCTGAAGCACCTCCACCACTAGAACCTAGAGCACCACCGCCACCTGAACCACCAGTTTGTCCAGCCTGTAAACCAGCAGATGCATCACCAGTTCCACCGCCACCTCCACCTAATGAGGTTGTGTCAGAGGCAAAACTTGTAGTTGCACCATTTGCACCTGCAGATGAAGTGCTGGTTGCTGTAGCGCCACCGCCACCAATAGTAACTGTTTTGGTAACTCCAGAAGCAATTGACAAGTTATTAAGAATGTCTACTTCGCCTCCACCGCCACCACCTGCGTTATTCCATCCTCCTCCGCCTCCACCGCCAACAGACAAAACATCGCAAGTTAGTGCTTGGTTTGTAACAAATGATTGAGTTTGGTTAAATACGTGATACCAGTAATTTCCGTCGGTAAATAATAGACCACCAGTAGCCTTTGGAGTACCTGATTTAATACCGTATAGAGAAAAAGTAGTTCCTGTTTGAAAAAGATTTGTTCCGCCAGTGCCACATTCAATTGATGTAATTGCTGCAGTACTACGCCATAAACCAATAGATGCTTTTACTCCACTTGTTGTATAATTACTGCGTGAAAGCGCAGTTTTAAAAGTTGTAGAGTTTGAGTAGTTATTAATGTGAGTAATTATATTTGACTGGGTAGCGATAATACTTCCATTATAAATATAAGTCTGATTTGTATTTCTATTTGTTGATGTTGCACTACCATTTCCATCTATTTCAGTATTTGAATATAAAGAAGTTGTGTTACCATTAAAACGCAATGTAAAATAAGAACCTGTATTTGCAGTTCCATCTACAACAATAGTTAAGTGTGTGTAATCCTGTGGAATTCCAGAAAAAACTACTGAAGTTGTAGTTGAAGTTAAAACTACCGACTGTAATGGTTTATAAGTAGGCATTCTATTTTACTCCAAATAAAGAAAAAAGTGAATTTGCAGCAAAATTTCCTGTATTTGGAAATATTGTTATTGTATTAATTGCTGCTAACATACGCCAGTTACCTGAAGTAATCTGTAAAGCGCCACCTGTACCGTTTCTATCAAACCCACCAATACTACGGGCAGCCTTATACTTAGTTGTATTAGCATAGTCTAATATGTCTGTTACTGACATTGCTGGATATGTGCTATCTCCAGCATTGAAACCAAGATAGAAAAAAGGTTGATTTGCTCCACCGCTTGATGACGTAGCGCCGCCACCACCAGCGCCATAAAAATAATGTTGAGAATAATTGCTACCATCTCCATTAAATGTTACTTGTATGTCAGAGTTGGCATTAGGTGACAAAACAAAAGAACGCAATTGTAAATGTGTGTAGGTAGCAGGAATAGACGAAAAAGTTACAGAAGAGGCGGTACCAGTTAAAAGAACAGATCCTAAAGAATCAAAAGCCGAAGTAGCAGTAAAGCCATCCCAAATATCATTATACTTTGGCAAGCCATCTTGAATAGATGAGTCCGATGCTCTACTAATTGCCACTTACGTGACCCCCTTTAAGAAATTTCAGAGCCGAAGGCAGAAAATGACATTGTAGCAGCAGAAGCATAAACAGTAATAATATCTGTTGTACCTAGCGTGATACCAAGCGTAAGTGCTGTTGTATCATTTGCTGCAATTGGAACATCATAAGCAACATAGTGTTGTGTTGCAATTGACGCACCTGAAGGGCGAACTGCAATACGGAATGTTCCTGCTGTTGATGCTTGATTACATACAGTAATTGTTGAAACAACTGTTGAAGTTGCTGAAGGGACTGTATAAAGATTTGTATTTGTAGTAGCAGCCAAAGTTGCAGATCCATTACCTGATGAACCAGATGAACCTGTCTGTGCTAGTACCTTATATGCTGTTGGCATTGTTTATCTCCTTGTGATTATATTGTACCATATTTACATACCGCCAAGTAAAAAGATATCTGGCAAAGATGCAGATCCGCCACCACCACTTGGTGCAGACCAGGCAGGGATTCCAGAAGAAACAGTGAGTACCTGTCCTTCACTTCCAATGCCTAATCTTGCTGGGGTATTAGAACCTGATGCATAAATAATATCACCAGTGGTACTAGTTAATGTATTATTTATTACCTGACTCAATAGGGCTACTGTGCCTGATGTGTCAGGAAATGTAATTGTTCTGTCTGCCGTTGGATCTGTGACAGTAAGAGTAGTTTCAAAATCGTTTGCTGTTGATCCCTCAAAAACAATGCTTGAATCATTTAATGTTAAACCAGTAACGACTGGAGACACTAGAGTGCTTGTCCACTGTAACCCAGTAGCGGTTGCACTATTAGCAATTAAAAATTGATTATTTGATCCCACTGCTAATTCTGCTGGTGTGCTTGCTGCAGAGGCTGAGATAAGTGAGCCTTTGGCTGTTAGAACATCTTCATCAACATAGTCATCACCAAAAGTTGTGATTTGAGATTGAAGGTTGTTTATTGTGTAGGCAATAGAAGGGTTAATAAGGTTTGCTGGGTTTGTTTCGCTGGTGTCAAAACTATATGAGCCATAGTGATATGCTCTTAGAGCAGCCTGGATATCTGCGGCATCCGCATATCCTGGAATCTTTGTTGGGACTAATACACCAATACTTTCAACTGCCATATATCACCTCACTAGAATTATATCATAAAGTATACAATTTAAGACTCTTCGTCTGCTGCAACTATTGATATAAATAAATGTGTTGTCACCTCTCCTGTCAAAAGTGCCCAGTCTCCATATGGACCAGAGTCTATATCGCTTCTATGTTCTACTGCCTTAAAGTTAATTACAAGGTCATCTCCTGCACCTGCAAGTGCTGGAATAGACATTGATGAGGCAATTGGATTGTCATGAGCAATGCTGTATTGAACGTTAAAATTAGCGGCAGTTAAAGGAGTTCCAGTAACAGTAACAATATCTGCAATAGGAATAACTACTTGACCTTCTCCTGCTGCATATGTTGTTAAGTGATTCTCTGAATAAATAGTTGGGTTAATTTCAAGAATTTGAATCCATGTGTCTCCACCAGGCTCTGATACATATTGGTATAAATATCCATAGTCTGTTCCTGGAGATGTATTAATATAAAGATCGTTTAGAAGTGGAGTCTGACCAATTTCTACAATATTTGGATCTCCAACGCCAACGAATACTTGACTACCACGAGTTCCAGATGGTCCAATATCTACAAGAACCTCTACCGTGCTTGGTGGACCTAAAACTGTTACATCGTCATTAGACAATAAAACTTCAGGCATTAGACAGCACCTGTAATATCATCAGTAACTGTAATTGAACCAGTCAATACTGTTAAAATAACATCTGGTGTTGGTGTTGTATCTGTAATCTGAACGTCATAAACATATGTACCTGCTGCAAGCGTTCTTCCAACTGCAGGAGTAATTGTACAGGTAATAATATCTGTTGTTGCATTTACTGTTGCAGTTCCAACATACTGTGTACCAGTTGAACCACGACGATTTGCAATTGTAAAAGTTGCACTATAGTTTGTCAAGTCATATGCAGAACCATTTGAAGTTTTTGGACGAATTACAAACTCTGCTGTGTCACCACGATAGTAACTAAAATTGTATGTTCCTGGAAATGCCATTATAACTCCTGTACCTTATAAGTAACGTCATCAACCTTTACGATAGGTGGCAGGGTATCAGTTTTAGATGTAATAGCAATTACAATATCTGTTGGAATACTCATAGACTACCTCCTGGAGAAACATCTCCTATAACAGTAATTGTACCAATAATCGGAGTCCAAACAGTATCTTCTCCAGCACCACTACCTGCTTCAATAATAACCTGTAAATCAAAAGGTAGTTCTGCTACCACAGATTTGTATGATGATCCCCAGTTAAGTGTGAGTGAGGCTGGAGCCTTAATAATTACCGAATGACCCTCAGACTCTGTTATAAGTTCATCTAGAACATCCCCGTTGACATCATAGGCTGTAGCCTTGTAGGTCCATCCAGTGCAGTCAAATCCTGTGGTCTCATCTAATTCAAAAAAGTCGACAAATAGTTGGGCTGTGTCTCCACGGACAACGTTCCATTTTACGCTTATCGGGTTAGCGCCATATTTTTGGATTGTAGAGGTACACATAATAATTGATTATACCATAAAAAAGGATTAATCCCTAGGCGCAGTGGGGTGGGGTAGAGAGCAACCTAGGGACTAATCTGTTTAGATTATATCATTGATATTATAAAAATATATGAGGTTTATAACAAATTGTTATCATCCAGGTATATAAAGAATTGTTACCTAATTGTTATAATTCAAATGTCCGATTTATACTATAAGTTCACATATGCCAGAGTATTGATGGTGTATACTTAAATATATATAAAGAAAAGAATATCTTTAAACTTAGTTTTTAGAATATATATTATATATAGAAGAAATTAATCTTTAGTTTTTGCTCTAGGCTTTTTAGCATTTTGACTAGCAATGAAGTCAATTAAAATATCATACATATGATCTATTTTACGATTCATGTCTTTACGTAATGCGTCTGCTTCGTTTTGTCTAGCCTCTAGTCGATTGACTGCATCTTTTAGACTGGATCCAGAATTTGGCTTAAGTTCGTTTAGATAATGTTTTACGAGCCATTTAATTCCTCCAGCAAAAATGCCTAGGATTGATAAAATTGAAAGTGTTAGGGCTGCCCAATCTTGTGGAGTCATGAGATTTATTATATCATTATTTGAGACAATTATTCACAAATATATGAGAATGACATGTGAAATCTATCATCAGTATCAATGTTTACTGGGCTATCATGATCAAATGGTTGATCTGCAGCACTACTACCAATTGCCCATAGCGTAAATGTTGTTGATCCATTAGATAAATGACCTTTAAGGCTATAATGATCAATTCCTTGATTTACAACTTTATGTAGTGAGCCACCATAAACATCTGTGTGATACTTTGAGTTAAATGGTAGGGTCAAAGAATATTGACCAGTTCCAAAGTTACTAACTGTTGTAAATGCAACATCAATCTGCACTATGATTATATTCCCAATTTTCATATATGTAGCAGTTGCTGGTGTTCCAGTAAAGGCAAGTCCAGTTCCAGACCATACTGGAGCATATGAGTTAATAGTTGTTGTAAGTCCACCTGCATCGCCAAAAGCAGGATGAGTAAACCGTGCCACTTATGGTTCCAAACTAATTTGAATCATAGCCACATTCATAGCGTCAACTGAAGAAAGCGCATATAAAGCGTCGGGCGATGAGAGTTCGAAAGAAATTGAGTGGTTTGGCAAAATCCTAAAGCCATAGTTTGAAGATGTAACTCCTTCGCCGCCAATATAGATGTAGCCAGTAGCATTAACATTTTGAAGAGTAATGTCCATACCACCGTGAGCACCTGGAGGAGTCATACGAGTTGCTGTAGTGTTACTAAGAACAGTTAGTGAGTGCTGAGTCATGTGTAAAGTATAACATCATTAATTCGGCGGGATACGAGTAAAGCCGAAAATAGAGATAACAAACCTCCCCCTAGACAATCTATGGGACACACTCCCAAACATGTCTACAATGGCTTCCAAACCTCTATATGGGCTATAATAGATAACGTGGATAGTGGCGTATTGGGAATGTTTTCATATGCTCAGTTTGTTGTTGGTTTGTTTGTTTTAGTTTATATAAGTTGGAGTTAGTATGGCTGATAAAGATGATGTTAGACCTTGGGATTTAATTAATGGTTCGCCAAGAACGCCAGATGAATTGGCTGCATACCGTCTCGAAATCTGTAAAGGCTGTGACTGGTTTAGACCAAAGACTCAGACTTGTAAGAAGTGTGGATGTTTTATGAAACTTAAGACTACCTTGGAGAAAGCAAAGTGCCCAATTGGTAAGTGGTGAAAAACCTCAAACCCACAAGTTCATGAACAAAGAATGGTTATCAAACCAATATATCCAGCAAAACCGATCTGTTCTGGATATAGCCAGAGAGTGTAATGCTCATCCTGATTTAATAAGGTTTTATATGGATAGGTTTGAGATTTACCGTACCCTGCCAAAATGCAAACATGGGATGTTGGTTTGTCAGAAGTGCCAAACCTTAGATTAGAAATATAAAGGCTGCCATGCCTATAATGAATATAGACCAGAGAAACCTTTGTTTAAGTTCAGACATTAGATTGACCACCATTGGCTAGTATTGTAGAAGTATCCTACTCTTTGTCTATATTCCAGATATAGTCTATAGACTTCTTTCCAATTTGGATCATGAGTTTCATACCCGCATTTATTGCATGGACCTGGGTTTGAGTACTCATAGACATGGCTGCAATATGACATAGTTTATTATACCCCAAATCTGAAAAAAATTATAAATAATCAATCATCTTTTGTAACAAAACTTTATCATCATTTACTTGACCTAAAACTCTATTGCAATTAGAGCATAGCAAGCCCCTAATGCATTTTCCACAAGATCCGTATCCAGGACAGCATGAGTGGTCGTGATCTACTGATAGACGTTTTTTGTATTTTTCTGGTTCCCCGCAAATTTTACAAACCCCGTTTTGGGATTTCTCCATATCTACATAGTCATCTCTTGTCAAACCATATTTTTTAAGGTTTCCTAAATGACCAACAAGATTATCGCATTCCAGACAATATGTGTAGGTTATGTATTTGCCATTTTTTCTTAATTTAGGAAATTTAGTTTTATCTAAGTATTGTTCGCATTTACGACAGTGTATTTTTGTACCCTGAATTTTTCTAGGCATAACTCGTTTTAAATCACCTTCTGCTAAATCATATTCCCTTACACAGACTTTACAAAAGTGTTTATATCCATCTGGTGATTTTGCATATTTATGAAAATCTGAAAATAATTTAAAATTCTTACATTTAGTGCATTGTTTCTTATCTGCCAAAACTATTGGATGCTCATGTTGTTTTCTCATATAACTATTATACCATAATTTCAGATTATATTCAGATTTTATTTTCATTGATCCTGAAAATGTTGTTCAGATGTACGATACACAAATTGAAAAAATAAATGCAAAAAAAATAGTGAGCACACTAGAGGGGTTAGCCCCTAGCGTGATCCTTGTAGATATCCGTTAATGCCTAGCAAATCACAAGTAACCTTGACTCTTTGATTTTCATGTAATGTAGATTTAAATAATTCTATAAAATCTAAAACCTCTTGCTTGGTCATGAGATTGATATCTCTTGTGTTACCTTGCATTGTTGTTAGTGTTACTTTCATTTATTCCATCCAATCTAAAGTTAATCCATCATTTGCATTAGCCACACACTCGCATGGCTCTATATTGTAATCATGGTTATCACCTATAAAGATAATGCCATGACCATAGCATGTATTGCATGGGATACTTAATACTGAGTTAATCATTTAATTACCCCCGCTTTCATTAGAGAGATATATCGCTTAGCGATACGCACACCCATAGGGTTGAGGATAACTTTTCTACCCTCATAGGTAGGTGGATATTTATCGTTAATGCGTTGAGCAATTCGGATAGGTAATTCATACTTAGGGCGTGGAGCATATCCACCAGCCTCTAAGCCAAACTCCTTAGCAATATCGCTACGGATTTCGTTATAGTAGTTATTTAATGTAGTCATTTTGACCACCTTTCTTTTTTAATTCTTATACTAGTATCCTATCAGATACCACTGACATTTTGAGGTCTTATTTGCTTAGGCTCACTGTGATTTATCTCACATTTATTTGCTAAGGCTCATACCTTGCTTCTTTATTTAATTTTTCTTATAGTAGAATACTACCATAGAAATGTCAAAAAGTCAAGTCCTAACACGGCGTGTCGCATGTGATTTACCTCACAAAGCCCGGCAAAATGTGGTGCACATCACTTTTATACCCCCTTATAAAACCCCTGCTCAGAGCCTTAATTCCCCTATTTCTGGAGATGTGGTGTAAGTCACAAAACAAAATGTCCGATTTGTCATAGTTACTTATCAGTAGATGTCAGACCCCCCTGTTATACTTACAGTATCAAAAGAAAATAAAAGTTTAGATAAAAAAAGAAAGGAGTTCCAAATGAACTCACTATATGAAAATAGAAACTCACTAGAAAGTAGAGAGCAACTACTAGCCCGACTAGGAGACGCTATATGCTCCGAGTGTGGATGGCTTGCTATCCATATGGATAACTGCTCAAGAAAGGAGTATAAGTAATGACTACTTATACACTAAATACTCTCCCTGCGGAATACGCTAACAAAATTGTATGCGCTTTCTGCTCACAATACGCTGATGAATATTGCGTATCTTGTAATGAATACAAGGGTCTAATGACTCTTGCAGAATTTATGTCCCACTATGAAATAAGTGAGTGGGTTGCTGATGAGGCAGATGAATTATCTGCTAAGTTAGATTCACTAATTGAGAAAGGAGTGTATGCCTAATGAGTATTGAAATCTTTAGAATGAATGAATCTGGCGCTGGCTGGGTAGATATTGAATCTGCCACTACCGCTGAATTGTTAGACCTTGAATTAGCAATAACATTCAATGCACCTATGCAAATGCTATGTTTCAAATGTCATACACCAATTCCAAAAGGTAATGTGTGTATAAATCATAAAAATGTAAAAGGAGGAATTTATTTTGAATAAAGATATTTTTGGATTTGCAGATGCAATTAAAATTGATCATTTAACAAATGAAGAAATAAAAACTTTAGAAGAAATTTTTAAAGACTTCAAATAAAAAACCCGGCACGTTCGGGCGTGTCGCAAGTTATCCACATGATATACGTCACACTTTATTTTACGCTCAAGTTATCCACATGACGTACATCACATTTCCAAATGTCCGATTTGATACGATTACTGGCTAGTAGATGTCAGACCCCTATGGTAAACTTCTATGTATAGAAGGTTGAAAAAGAAGTAAGCCCCCTAAAGAAAGGAAGTCCAAATGACTTCACTAAATACAATGTGTAAAACACATATTCCATTCGTTCCTGCTATCTCATCAGTAAATGATGACCAATTTACATTCTGCATGGAATGTGAACAAAATATTGAGCGTTGGTATAACGATACCGACCCTGAGCGTCTACCAATGTGGACTGATTGGAAGGTATCTAAATAATGA